AGAAAAAAATATGAATTAAATGTATGTGTTAATATATTTATTATATAAAAATTAATATTAATAATTCTATTATAAAGATGTTCAAAGAAAAATCATCAAAAAAAAAATATATTTCAGACAATAATGAGGTTTTTACGCTGGATGCGATGCATAACAATATTATAAAGAAATTTGAACTTACTAACAAGGACAAAGAAAACTGCAAAGTATTATTGTCTGATTTTGAAGTTCAATCAAACCTAATTATGAAAAATATAGAGGCTTTTAAGAATATCCAAGATAACAAGGAGCTTATAAATAGCCTGTGGACAAGCAATATTATTATAAGAGAGAAAATTATTGAACTCAAGAACAATATAAAAGAGTTGGAGTCGTATAACGAAATAGAATATTATAAAAATACAAGTTATATTTTATTTCAATATTATGATACTGTAGAAAAGCAGTCGAATATAAGTAATACCCACGCATCAATATCAAATGGGGTTTGCATTTCTTCCAGTGAATTATTAAGCAGACAACCAAAGATATACAAGAACGATTCGAAGAAAAAACGCTCATCGGTCTCGGCGACAACAATCAATGTATTAGATGCTCTTAATAATTTAAATATGGAACAACCTCTATTTAATGGCGGCGGCGGTTCTAAAGTTAGCGATAATAAGCAAGGCAATGGCAATATAATACCAAATGTATTAGTAGATAATGCTAATGCGAACAACACTTATGAATATTCAAATAACTCAAAGGAACATAATGTGATTGATAAGAGTTCGCTGGTGGATAAATATATGTCTATAATAAACAAAAAATATGTTAGAAATGTTGAAGAGGAGGACATAGAAATCTGTAAGAATTGTAAAAATCAGATGACGTGTTTGCAGCACGACGCTATAATTATTTGCAATATTTGCGGATACCAAGAATTGCTGCTTGTGGAGCAGAATAGACCTATATTAAAACAGAACACGAAGGATACCTCGCATTTTAGCTACAAGCGTATAAACCATTTTAGAGAGTGGTGTAATCAGGTTCAAGGAAAGGAAAGCACAGATATTCCTGATGAAATATTTGAAAAAATCTTAACGGAAATAAAGAAGGAGAAGATTATAGATGCTAAAACAATCACATATACTAAAATGCGGGATATTCTCAAACGTCTTAGGATAAATAAATATTACGAGCATATAAATTATATTATTAACAGAATTAATGGAATACCTACGCCGCAATTTAGCCAAGAATTAGAAGATAAACTATGCAATATGTTTAGAAATATTCAAGCCCCTTTTCTAAAACATTGTCCGAAAGACAGGAAGAACTTTTTATCATATAGTTATGTGTTATATAAGTTTTTTCAAATATTAGGTTTAAATGAATATCTCAAATATTTTCCCTTATTAAAAAGTAGAGAAAAACTATATGTCCAAGACCAAATATGGAAAAAAATATGCGTAGAACTCAATTATGAAATAATACCTTCGTTATAATACATTTTTTATGTGATATATCATATCTTAATATCATATCTTAATATCATCTTAGGATTAAAATCCATTGGGGAAACCAACCATTCGAAAGCCAGCGCCTAATCCGACACCTTGCCTTGCGCCTGAAGAGACCGCAGGAGATAGTAAGTCGAGAACCGAGAAGGTGCAAGCAGCAGTTAATGCGAGCATCCATATTTCACTCCAAGCCAACTTGTTATTAGGTAATATGAGGGCTACAAAGGCTACTATAAGACCTTCGAAAGCGTATTTAAGAAGTCTTATTACAACATCCCAAAAATCGACGGAATATTCCATTTATTATATTAATTATACTATTATAATAATATAAAATATTTTTTGCTATTTGCTATTTGCTAATTTAATTATAATTCAAGATATTTATTATCATTTTTATTATGCGCTCTTTGTATAGCCGAAAAATATATATAAGATTTATAATATATATTATTATTAGAAAAGAGATATTAAATGTCATCCGAAGAAAGCACCAGTGTAACCAGCGTTAAAGAGGTAGATTATCTTGATGAGGACAAACCGATTAGAGGGCAAAACTTTGTTTTGTTGTCTTTCTTGAGCCCCGAAGATGTCCTTGTTAATAAAGAGGCTTATATGTTCAGTGAGTTCATTAAGAAGTTTAGCAGTGATATGACTGCATTGCTCGATGGTATTTCATCCAAATATAGCGATTCAAAGGACTTTGTTGACTCCGTCAAAGAGAATAACGCGTATATCTTTGACCCTAAGGATATGAGCGAACAATATGGGTTCTATAAATCTGTGAATAACCAAGAACTTGAAGCATCATATCACCGCGATAATAATTTTATTACTTCTATTCGTGGTATCAAAGTAAGAGGTGTGTTTGATACGATTGAGGAAGCCAAAAATCGCAGCGAGTTTATTAAAAAACTTGATAGTAAGTTCAATATTTATATTGCTCAAGTAGGATGTTGGTGTCCTTGGTCGCCTAACCCCGATTGCTTGGAAAATCAAGAATATGCCGAAACACAACTGAATACGCTGATGAAAGAATATAAGAAGAATATGAATGATAAGGATGTTGTTTTCGAGAATAGAAAGACTACCTTATTTAATAGCGCAACTAATCAAGTCGTGTCTGAAGAAACTGCACCTACTAATGTTGATAGTATCGCTGAAGAAACTGAGACATCTGTGGAGGCTGCTTGCGCTGCTGACGCGACTGAAGTTGTAGGAACTGATGCTGTTGGAGCGGACGCAACTGCTGACCCGATTGGAATGTCTGAACTTAAAGATAGTATCGAGCAAGTGGATGCTTGGAGTGCTCAAAAACTCGGCATCGAATAAACATAATTTTCATACATTCATTTCATATATTTCATACTTTCATTCATTCCTAATATTTTTTCTTATTTCTTAATATTAAGAAATGAAAGCAATCGCAATATTTTTGCTATTTATAGGGTCTATATTAGTTATTCAAGGGTATTATAGTAATAAAGCAGTATGCAAAAAAGATAAGGTAGTAGTTAAATACATACCAAGAAGTATTTATGAAGAACAATTAAAACCCGAAGAGAGCCTTCAAACATTTTACAAAAGTATGTTTGAAGACATTTTATTACACTGATTGTTTTATTTTTATCCTTAATATTAGTAAATGGAAATATTAAAAGATATTGAAAAAAATATTCTAAATATCAATATGTATGACAAAAGTGTTAATGGAGTAAATGCAAAAGACCCTTTAAATGCTAATAATTCGAATGTTTTAAAAATGAATGCAATTAAAAAACTTGTTAGCGATTATTTTAAGCATAAGAATGATGCAAATGATATAATATTTCAAAAAAAGATGAAATACGAAGAACTTTATAAAAATGCCAGAGAAAACAATAATGCCAACTATGATTTTTTTTTAGAAAAAAAAGAGGACTTGTATAATATTCTAAGAGAAACTAAAACATTAGCGGCATTATATGACTATTTGAATTGTAAAATTGCCGATTACAAGGAAGTCCCCGCTATCTATACTTCCGAATATATAAGCTTCGAAGAACGCGTAATAAAGCCTATTAATGCCGCTGCTAATCCCTGTCCCTCAGGTAAAGTATTAAATCCCAAAACAAAGAAATGTGTGAATGCTAAAAAGGTTAAAGCGAAGGCTGACGACGATAAGGCGGGCATTGCCGCAGCGAAAGTTAAGGTTTGTCCCGAAGGCAAAGTGTTAAATCCTAAAACAAATAGATGCATCAAGGATGTCAATTATAAACCTAAACCTTAATAAATAAGGATGGAGGGATGGGGGGATAATTATAAAATTGATAAATAAATAGAGATATTATGGTAAAAAATATTAAAGATACAAGGATGTTTAGAATGAATTGGCTAAGTTTCTTCCTTGCTTTTATATTGGGGATTTTTTATGTATATATTTCATCGCCCCCAATAAGGAATGTTATAAAATATCCCACGCCTTACAATGCGAATAAAATAGTATATATGAACCACGACAATCAATGCTATAAATACAACGCAGAAGAAGTTAAGTGCACTGATGCATCACTGACACAACCTATAATATAATCTTTGATAACTATGCAATTACTTATTTTTTTAAATTTTTATAGATTAGAATAGAATAGATAGATGAATAAAAAAGGAGCCGCTAAAGATACCAAAGAAGGTATGACAGGGTTAAGAGTTACGATTGACAGGTTATTTTATGATGAAACAGGGCAAATCATAGTAAGTGCATTATTCGGTCTTGCACTAGCTCTATTATTTCGACGTATATGCAAAGATAACTGCGTAGTATATTCAGCACCAGATATCAAAGATATCGAAGGGAATATCTTCAATCTCGAAGATACCTGCTATAAGTATAAATCATATCCTGTTAAATGCAATAGCATAGATACGCCATTAAAACCTTATGATATTAATACAACGCCTGACAATCTAATAAGTGTTCCAAATTTCTTTGAGAAATTATTCACTACCCCAGCATAATAGAATATATCCAAGATATACTAAGATATCCAAGATATACTAAGATATCCAAGATATACTAAGATATCCAAGATATATATCGTATTTGCGTAATATAATTTATATTGAAAATATTATATATCAGTAGATAGAATTATAATTATGTCAACGCCTATAAATACATTACCGCTAAAAACACAACAAACAAACATAGATGCAAATGACATTAATGACCCGATAGTCCAAGATGTTTTAAATGAGTTCCAAGAAGAATTACTAAGTTCCAAGCAAGGTAATAAATCACCAATGCAAATGCCTTCGCAGCAAATGCAACAAATGCAATTATTACAGCAACAGCAGCAAATGCAATTATTACAACAACAACAACAAATGCAAGGGATGCAAGGAGGACAGCAAGGGATGCAAGGACTACCGCCTAACTCAAAGAATAATCAAAATAAATTTGACAATATGTCATCCTATTTAGATATAGAAGTAGCAAAAAAGAGCCTTATATTGGTTATTATCTCGTTGATAATATATAATTCAGGTATTATCAATATGATGTATGAGAAAATGCCTGATTATCTCCAAGACAATTTAAATAATTTTGATATATATATTAAATCTGCATCATTATTCTCAATCATATATGTATTATCATTCTTCGAATATATATAGATATATAAGATACTCAGATATATAGATATATTTTACTTATTGATAACCTCTGTATTCCATATTAGCAACTGCATCGCTATTTTTACTCGACGATGATGATAATATATTGAAATACTTTAGAACGAAGAATACGCTAATGAAAAATGTAGTAAATATTACAAATATTGATAAACCAAATAACATCGTATAGGACATCAAATCATAATTATCTTTGTTAATTACGACGATTACTATAATGATGATAGCATAGAATAATACAAATAGAGAGTATAGTGATATAAATAAATTCTGATTTTTATCTGTCCCAAAGTATGACCACGCTAATGTTCCGTAAACCACTAATGTCAGCATCGAATAGCCAAGTATCGTAAATATTTTCTCTACAATTTGATCATTCTCAGTATTCGAAACAAAACCCTCATACATATTTTAAATAATCTCTTAATAATAATCTATATTTTTTATTTATAATATCATATATTACCAAGTATTACCAAGTATTACCAAGTATTACCAAGTATTACCATATATCATAAGACAATGACCCTAAATATACATTATTCACATCATAACCTCGCATATGAATGTTCTTATTATCTAGACCTTGCGACCCATATACATCTTCATTATATATTCCTTTTTCTACGCCTTGCATTTCCTTATTATATTCTTCGGGATTTACTATATTGGATTGTGCTGCTAGAAGGTTCTCTTCGGTTATATATGGGACTAAAGAATTATCTTGAGTTTTTACTTCTAATGTTTTTTTTCTTTCAATACCAACGTGTTCCATATTCATAACACATTTATCATTTGTGCATTTGCCCTTTGCTTCTTTGGGATGGTGATTATGGTTATTATCGCTGCTAACGCTAGGTGCCTTATCATTTTTGCTATTAAGTTCGCTTGTATATATTCTAAAATATAGTGCTAATAAACATAATGATAATATAAACCCGAATATATTATCGATTATTAAAAGGATTAGCACACAAGACAATGCTAAGTAAAATTGTATCATCAAATCTTTAAAAAGGGGTCTAAAAGGTATTTCTTTAACAATTAATATACTAACAAATAATATTACTGCTAAAAATCTCACTGCATTAATAATTATCATAATTATTTTTCAATACTTATCTACTATAATCCATATAAAAAAATGACACTTATATATATATGTATCAAGATTAAGAATTAATTAGCATTTATCAATGTATTCGATTTTATCTAAAAACGGCTATGGAATTTTAAAATCGGCATTGGACGAATATAAACTCGAAAGCATAAGGAAGGATTTAACTATGGTTCCCAAAGTTAATTTTGATATGGGAGGAGGTGCTTCAAGTAAAAATAATTCAGCCGCTGAGGATTTAACATTTCATCTATATAGCGAAAATGAAAAAAGGATATATATCCCAAGATATTACGGGTTGCAAAAGTATGGCGCTCCGACGCTATGTAAATTAACAGGTGGCAAAGATATCACTATTAATTTCATAGGCAACCTAAGGGAAACGCAACAAGAACCTATTGAAAACTTTTTAAAAGCCGCAAGAGACCCTCTTAAGATGGGTGGTATTATATCTGTTCCTTGTGGTTTTGGTAAAACAATTATGAGCCTCTATATAGCCTGTCAGTTGAAAAAGAAGACGATGTTTATAAGCCACAAGGATTTCTTGAACCAGCAATTTATTGATACGATTAAAATGTTTGCTCCAGATGCGAAGGTTGGCATAATAAAGCAAAAGAAGGTCGATGTAGAAGGCAAAGATTTCATTATTGCTTCTTTGCAATCTCTGGCTATGCGCGACTATGATGCAGGTATTTTCGACGATATCGGGTTTGTAATAATCGACGAAGTGCATCACACAGGCGCTCAAGTCTTTTGCAAAGCGTTCAGAAAATTAAACAATCCCGTCATTCTCGGGTTATCGGCTACATTAAATAGAAAGGATGGTATGCGTCGCGTTTTTGAATATTATATTGGTAAATCTGTATATACTTTGAAAAACAAAGAGTTTTGCGACGTTAATGTGCAGGTTCATAAATATTTTGAGACACATATAGATTACTCAAATGTCAAACTAATGTGGAATGGCAAAGAGAATGGTGCGGGAATGATTAATAACATTTGCTCTTTCAAACCACGCACTGAGTATATCATTCTTCTATTAAAAGACATATTAAGTAAGGAACCTGATAGGCGCATTCTTATTTTGAGCGAACGCAGAAATCAATTAAAGGATATTGAAAAATATATTGTTGATAATAATATTGCAGATAGTAGTTATGGGTTTTATGTTGGTGGTATGAAACAGAATGACCTTGCAATATCTGCGGAAAAGCAAATAATCCTAGCAACCTATCAATTGGCTTCTGAAGGTTTTAATGTTCCCTCTTTAAATACAATAATATTTGCAAGTCCAATTTCAGATATACAGCAATCTATTGGACGTATTCTAAGAGAAATTCCTGAAAAGCGTAAATATACTCCGTTATGCATTGATATACTTGATGATTTCTCAATATTCAAGAGGAAAGGTGCTTCACGATTAAAATTTTATAAAAATAATAAATACAAAGTATCCTTTTACATTGATAATGAAAAAATAGAATGCGCAGAAGATGATGGGAATGCTGTTAATGACACGGATTACGGGAATAATGATAATGAGGACACCACAGGTATTACTAAAAAGAAGTTAATGTTTGTAGAAGAAGATGATTAAAAATTGTATAATGTATATATTGTAATATTTATATTGTAATATTATAGTAAAAGAATAAAATATTATTATTATGAAATATGAAGGATATTATATTGCATTTTTTATATTTATAGGATTGTTATTAATCATATTTAATTATAATATACAACAACAGCAAATAGTAAATGCTAGAATTGTTAGCAATATTAATGCTACTGCTATAGCGAATGCTGCTACCGCCGCGACCCCAATAAAACAAAATAAAATGAATGTTGATGATGACCATATTAGGTTATACAGAGAAGATGCAAAATATAAAAAATTAGATAACACTAAAGATACCAAATATACTTACAACATAGATAATATTGATATACTCAAAGATACTATAGGCAATAATGAAGAAAATAAGTTGGGAAATCCAAATCGCAGCGAGTATGACCCTGAATTAGATGAGATATATAATACGTCCTTAAGAGGGGATGATAAATATAAAAATATAGATGATGAAATATTTAACTATAGTATTAAGCCTAATAAAACTGATTTACCTATTGTTAATGCTCCAGTGCATTTACTACTTAATGGAGCGCCTCTAAGATTGTCTGAAAGACATTTATTATAATATCAGAGAATACCATATTATAGCATACCATTACTCAGGATTGTCTACTTGGCATTTCTTCTCATTATAATTAGCAATAATCGCGGTTTCCATAAAGCTACCTACGCTATGATATTTCGCGAATGCATTAATGCTGCTCGTAAAACTTGCAATTTGTTTCTCCGTATCCACCTTATACTCGAATGTGAATGGGTTGATATTGTAATAGCACTTAATGTCGCTGTAATGAGTTGATTTGGAAACACGCATACCTTTCCAAATAATATCAGCACAGATACACCAATGCCTAATTGGAATGGCTTCTTCGCATTCTTCATCGGTATCGCTTTCAGTATCATAAGTCTGTATTAAATACTTTGTTTCCTTCCCGCGCGTATCATAATACACTCTTTTAGTATTGTTATCATTTACAAGCATCACTGCCATATCATAATATTTCTTGAGATTTTCGTTTTTCACCATCTCCTCAAAAGGCATAACAATCTCAGCAGTGCACTTATTCCTATGCGTCCCATCATTTATTATTTCAATATATATCCTATCTTCTTTTTTGATGTACAATACATAGAAAGGCTCCCTGTTATGATGATAATGGTATGCTGAAAATTCTAATTGGTCTGACGCATCAGCCTCATAGGGAAGAAAGCGAATGAATTCTTCTTCGCATTCGACTTCGTCTACTTCTACGTTTTCGACCTTGTTGAGAATATCAGTGAATTCCATTGTTATTCTCTTTTGCTGTTTTTCTAAGAGAATTTGTTGATGTATTCCTTCGCGTTTGCTGCTTTAGCCGCTTTTTGCCGCTTTCGTCGATGTATTACTTTGTGGGTATATCGCAAGTTTGCGATACAACTGCTATATGCCCGTGATAGATATATTTAAAAGACACAATCAATTTTTATTATATATATTGTAAATCAGCACAAATTTATTATCAAAATAGATAAAGATTTATATATATTACAAAATATAAAAAATAGATATATTACATATACATTACATACATTACATACATCTATATCTACAAGCTATTCACTAAGGTGTTGAATGCGGTTGTCCGTTCCTCGAAGTTTTCTTCTTCAAAACCATACTTGGTTGCATAGTTTATCTTAAAGTCTGCTATTTTTTGCGGAGAAGAAACGTTCATCGCATTCAACTTTTTAATGTTAAATAATTGATAGCTATTACCTTTCTTCACTTCCCGAATGCAGGTTAAGCTGTTTTTTACTATATAGATAGCATCAACATATATATAGTGGCAAATATCATACTTTTTTGGAACATAATCAGGATTAGCAGTTCCATAGTAATCCTTGTCGATATTGGGCTTTCCAATAGCCGCAAGGGATAATTCATAGTAAGTCTTCAAATACTTGTGTTTCATAAGTTCGTCAAAAGGCATAATAACGTCCCCAACCCTAGTAATCATAATATATATCTTGTTATCAAACTTAGCAAATATCATTTCTTTGTAATCAGAAGTCATAGCAGTTTTGAAATTCTTGGACATCTCAATAAATCCAGAAAGTTCCATTGCGAACTCTTTTTTGGGACTTTGATAGTTAAATCAAACTGACCCAATCAATTTTTCAGAAATTACTAAGTAAAACATAACATATTTAGAAAATAAAAAATATAAAATAGATAATTTACATATATTCATATTCATTATATTCATTATATTCATCATTCTAATTAAACATCGCATACTTGGCGAATTTCTTCTGTCCTTCGATGCTAATAACATTCTTATATAACAGGCAAAATACATCAGCATTCATTCCTTTTTTATCATTAAGGGCAATAAGGTTTATGATATTCTTGTTGTCTTCTTGGCTTACTGCGATTTCTTCAATCTCATCGCCTATCATATTGATGTTGTATTCGAGCATCATATTTGTATAATTAATAAGCATATCATTCATACCCCGTACTTGTTCGTATCCATATCTAATCCAGAGAACTTCGAAGAACTTATCGATATCAATTGCGTTTGAAACCCTCATATTTCTCAAATCATTTGGGTTAATATTGTAATATATGTAATATTTGCCATATTCAACCTTTTTAATTTTTGTTGCAAAGTCTTGGATAAAATAGGCGCTATTTATGAACCAATCTCTCTCTTCTTTGTAGAAGGTCTTTTTGCGCTCAACATTGTAGTATTTATCAACTGCTATTTTCTCGATGACATGATTTTTGTTTTTTATAAGTAGAATGGATAACTCATAATACATCTTCAAATATTTGTGTTTCATAAGGTCTTCAAATGGTATAATAATTGACCCAACGCTTTTGATATCGATATAAATCAGGTCGCGGAACTTGATAAATAGGAAGTATTTATATCCTACAATATTGTCTCTCATCAGAGGTGAGAAGCAAGCATCGAATACTCCTGAGAACTCCATATCTTTGAAGTAATGGTAGTCGTATCGGAGCATCTTACGCAAATGTCGCGGGTTCTCGAGGTCTTTTAGACTTACTCGAAGGCTTACTCGAAGACTTGGCGAAGACTTACGAAGACTTACGGAAGATTTACTTGGTATATCGCAGAAGTTGCTGATATACCAAGTGTAATGCTTGACTTTAACCTTATTATTATATACCCCTATTAATCATTTTTTCATAATAGTATTAATTTTTTAGAACATATATTATTTTGATATTATTTGGATGGCAATCTCTTTCTTTTTCGCACAAGATATCTTCGAATTGTTAAATAAATCTACTAAATATGGCGAATACTTTGCATTTCCATCAATGCTAATTAGTTTGTTATAAATAATCAGAAATATATCGCTACACATCCCTTCTTTCTCTAAAAATACTAGCAACTTAATGATATTTATCTTGTCCTCTTGAACTGCTGTTATTTCATCTAGTTCTTTCTCTATCAATGATGCGTGATAGTCTACAAAGAGGTTAGTATAATTACTTATTTTTGTTTGATAATAGTATATCCTTTCATATCCTAAAAATGTTAAGTTAAATTTATCAATAAGTGATTTAGGCGATAAAGGCATATTCATCAAATCTCTAGGGTTGATATTATAATAGCAGCAATAATGCTCTCTTTCTATATGGGTAGTCTTTGTTGCATAATCTTCAATAAAATATGCGCAATCTATAAACCACGCTCTTTCTTCTGTATATACAAAGTCATAATAATGCATCCTATTATCAAGCCTTTCTATCACCATATTTTTATTTTCAACAAGCATCAGAGATATATCATAATACATTTTCAATAACTTGTTCTTTAGAAGTTCGTCAAAATGCATAAAGACACTACCAACCCCTTTGATATCTATGTATATCTTGTTGCTAAACTTGATAAATAAGAAATATTTGAGAAATATAATTTTCCCACGTGTTATATCAAACAATCCCGAAAACTCCATATCATTGATATGATGATACTGCACATCTGTAGCCATTATTACTATAAATTATTGTTATGTTTCATCAGTTTTTTACATACTACTTAAAGAAAAAATATACAGATAAATTATATCTTTAATCTATTTTAAATGGAACAGAATTTAGAATTATTGATGGACGTTCTGTAATAAACATATCTTTTGGAGTATATTTTAAAAATATATTTTCAATTATATCAGAGAAAAGGTGTTTTTCTAAAGGTCTTTTATATGATTTTTTATAATATAGTTTATTCATTTCATTTAAAATTTGTTTAGTTATATTATTTGTTTCATCTTTTGGTAAATCATCATAAATACTACCCTTTTTTTTCATAAACGTAAATAATATATTTTCATAATCACGATGTATATTTAAAATATCAGATTCATAAAATATATCTCGTGCCTTACCAAAATCAAATATAATGATATTATACTTGCAACATTTTAAGTAATAATCTTTTTCATTAAAAACATAATGATAATACCCTTTTATATTTTCATTATTATAATGAAATAAGAAGTTTCCATCATGCGTATCCTTATGAACATATCCCATATTATTTTGAAATGTTGCTATAGATATGTATGTTTGGAATAATAAATTAAGTATTAAATCATTATCTTCTAAAATATTGCGATTGGTCATAAGCGTTTGAAGGTCTCCGTCAGCAAGTTCATTAACGCTAATTAGTCTTCTGTTTTCTGGAATTCTTGGAATATTGCGCCTTTCACAAAGCATTTTAAGGTCTTCGTCTGTAAGTTCATTAACCATAGTAAATTTTAATTTTTCTGGTATTTCTGGTATTTCTTGCTCGCATAAACTACTACTATATATCATAAGAAAATGTCTTGAAAGTTTCTTTAAAATTATATTATTTGTTATTCCTTTCATTATTCCAACTTCTTTAATATTTTCACTATTAAACTTCATTATCTTCGTTGCAATTGGATATACACCTATTAAATTTGGAATATGTGTTAGGTATATTGTGCCGTGTTTGCTTTCCCTTCCTATCTTTTTTTCAAGATTTATAATGTTTCTAATAGTATACCCATTCTCCCCATTAAAAGTTTTTTCTTCTAAACAATCATCATCTTTTACTAGTGAAAGTTTTTTCATCAGTATATTATAACGATTAATACGATTTTTTAAAGTATTCTTATTAATAATAATTTTGTCTTTCATAAACTGCTGGATTTTACGCGCATTTAGATTTTCATGTAAAACCTTATATATATCATTTGAGAATACTCGAGACCCCGAGTTATAAGATGGTAATTGTGATTTGCGAGATGATGGGAATGATGATGCAGGCATTCTGCTAGGCAAACTTGTGGCTTTTCTTATTCTTGTAGGAGAAGTTGCGGCTGTTATTATTCTTGTAGGCAAACTTGTGGCTTTTCTTATTCTTGTAGGCAAACTTGTGGCTTTTCTTATTCTTGTAGGAGAAGTTGCGGCTGTTATTATTCTTGTAGGCAAACTTGTGGCTTTTCTTCTTATTGTAGGCGAATTAGCTGATGTTCTTCTATCTTTTTGCAACTCCATCTTCTATAAATTATATATATATAAAATATTAAACGACATAATTATTTTATACTACTTAAAGAAAAATAATGTATATGTATCTATATTTTAACTAGTAAAATTATATAAAAATACAAATGGCATTGTATATAAATAAAAATGATATCAACCCATATTACACCTATTGTAGGTATTACTTGCTACTTAGCATATCCTAAGCATTTACGTATAAATCCATTATTATTATATAAATTAGCAGTTATACACAATGGGATATTAGTGATGTTTAGTGCGTGGACTTTTGCATCGCTATCCCGTATCTTATATAACGACGGGGTCGTCATCTTCAAATCCAACTATTATTTTCAAAATCCGCAATTTGATACTATTATGTATTGGTTCTATATCTCAAAATATTATGAGTTTGCCGATACGTTCTTATTGTATCTCAATTGTAAAACACCAATATTTCTTCAAAAATATCATCACGTTGGTGCGGTATTATCTTGGCATTTAATGTATCAATACAAGGTCGATATGATATGGATGGCGACACTCTTAAATAGCGGAGTTCATACCATAATGTATTCTTATTATCTTGGATGTCTATTGAAAATAAAGCAGGTAAGACTTGTCAAGAAATATATAACAACGATACAACTATGCCAATTTTTCATCTTATATTCCAATTTCTATCTTTACTATCCTCCTATCGAAACGTGGTTTAATTATGGCATTATCACGTTTTTTGCGACATATGGCGTAGGCATTGTTTGGTTGTTTGGCAAGTTCTATTATGATAGTTATGTAGTGAAAGAGAGGATGGTGAGGGTACAATAATATATAAGTTAGATACTTTTTGTTAAATAGCTTTATTTTTATAAGAAATCAAAAAAACTGATTTATGTATTACAGCAAAATAGTAATAGAAAATGTGCGTATATGATGGATGTAAAAATTGGACTGGTTTTAATTTTGAAGGATTAAAGGCAAAATATTGCTCGATACATAAAGAAGATGGAATGATTAATGTGAAAGATAGGAAATGCGTATATGAAGGGTGTCGAAAATGCCCTTCATTCAACTATGATAATGAGAAGAAAACTCTTTATTGCGGGGAACATAAAAAAGATGGTATGGTGAATATTTTTGTCAAGTCATGTATCTATGAAAATTGTAAAAAAGTTCCTTCATTTAATACCAAATATGAAAAAAAAGCGTTATATTGCGGGGAACATAAAAAAGATGGTATGGTGGATATTAAGCATTCATCTTGCGTATATGAAGATTGTAAAACACAAGCAGTATTTAATATGAAAGGAAGTAAGAAAGGGTTATATTGTCAAATCCATAAGGTGGATGGTATGATAGACATCAAGAATAAAGTATGCGTTTATAAGGATTGTATAAAACGCCCCACTTTTAATTACGAAGGACAAAAACACGCTATTTATTGTTTAGTTCATAAATTAGAAGGAATGTATGATATATTAAACAAGATTTGTAAAAGCGACTTGTGTAAAAAACAACCAGCATATAATTATAAAGGTGAAATAACCGCTTTATATTGTTCGGAACACAAAGAGAAAGGTATGATTAACATTCGTTCAAGGACATGCAAAAATAAGGATTGTATGACGCTTCCCAATTATAATTACGAAGGACAAAAACACGCTATTTATTGTTTAGTTCATAAATTGGATACTATGATTGATGTGAAAAATAAAAAGATATGTAAAACTCATTTATGTTCTACCCGTGTTACAGACAAATACGACGGATATTGTTTAAGATGTTATATATATACATTTCCTGACAAGCCAGTTGCACGAAACTACAAGACAAAAGAGAGGGCAGTTGTAGATTTTGTCTGCGAACGATTTCCAGAACATACTTGGATAACTGATAAGAAGGTTAATGACGGATGTTCTATGCGAAGACCTGATATATTATTGGATTTAGGATATCAAGTGTTAATCATAGAAATAGACGAGAACGCTCATCAATATTATGATTGTAGTTGCGAAAATAAGCGTATTATGGAACTATCACAAGATGTAGGACACAGACCCATTATATTTATTCGATTTAATCCTGATAGTTATAGAAAGGGAAATATAAAGATACCTTCGTGTTGGGAACAAAATATGAATGGTATTTGCGTTGTTAAATATAAAGAAGACTGGGAATATAGATTAAACACACTCGAAGCACAGATAAAATACTGGACTTCGATAAATAATAGCACAAATAAAATAATAGAGACTATTCAGTTATTTTACGATATTTAAAGAAAAATAAAAAATAGATATATACATAGATACATTTATATATACATTCAGCATCCAATGTCTGCCACGAGGTGGTAATATTTATTATTCGCACCTACAAGATTTTTGTATAACATCATAAGCAGGTCTTTATTCATATTTTTTTTATCATATAGAGCTACGAGATTTGCGATATTCTTCCTATCCTCCAAATCTTTGAAGTATGCGGCGAGTTCGTCAATTTCTTCAATCATTTCCTCCATCTTTTTAGTTTGATGCTCAATCGCAAGGTTATTGTAAGCAGTGCATTTCCTTTCAAAGTCTTCAATATTTGAAGACGACATATAATTCATATGAAATATTTCCAAATCTTCCTGCGAGGTGTAATCCATCTTCTCCAAGTCGAATGGGTTAATGTTGTAATAGGTTGCTTTCTCATATATATCACTAATACCCCTGTCTCCATATTGGTGGTATTCATCACCCACAATAAACGCATTATCAACCCACCAATATCTCGTCGTTTCATATATCAAGTAATCCATATAGGCGGTTTCAAACGACCATACCCTATTTTCCGTATATTGATATATATTGTCATAGGCTTTGTTAAACGCCTCGTTCTTTATCACTTTGTGCTTATCTTTTGCGAGGAGAAGCGACAATTCATAGTAATATTTCCAATATTTGTTTTTTTGAAGTTCAGTAAACGAAATCACAATTTCGCCTGCATTTCTAACCTCTATATAGACCTTGTCTTCGCGACGGATAAAGAGGTGATAGTCGCCACGACACGACATATGATTAGGTGCATTATGATAGGGTTGCATTTCACGTATTCTCTGACAAAATACGCCTGTGCATTCGGTATTTGCGATTGCGTGGGATGTGCTTGAAGCGTCGCTCATCATTGGTTTGCTTGTCGTCGCTTTGCGGGTCGCTTGGCTTTTGTAATCTATCTGGTATGAGGACGGACAATAGACTAGATATATCCTTGTTTTTAATATATAAAGCATATAATCAATTTTCTAATAATAAAAATAAAATTAAGACATATTTATGTCGGACATATTTATGCTAATCTAAAGATGTAAAAATAAAAAATATATAACACATATATATTACAATGCGAACGCTGCTTACGCTGCTTACTCAGTCAATATTAGGGCATTGCTTTCTTCTTTACTTGTAAGATACTCGTATTTACCACCAATACTAATATTATTATATATTATCGTTAAAATATCGTCGTTCATACTATATATACCATTAAGAGTTGCGAGATTGAGAATTTGTTTTTTATTCTCATTCATTACATATTCCATTGCGATGTTCTTGTAAATCACTGACCTATTTAGAAAATAGCCCATTCTTACATCACTTCGACATATATATATTTTTCGAAAGAGTTCCAGACCTTGCCGTGTGGTATATTCCATTTTATCTAAGTCCGCTGGATTGACTTTGTAATAGCCTACATTCCCGCTTGGGATTATCTTGTAGATTTTATTGTAGGTTTGCTTTATACAATCAATATAGGATGTTTCAAGAGACCACACCCTATTTCCTGTATATTCATAAATCTCGTCATAGGCTTTGTTAAACGCATCATTCTTTATCACTTTGTGCTTATCTTTTGCAAGAAGAAGCGACAATTCATAGTAATACCTCCAATGTTTATTCTGCTGTAGTTCAGCAAATGATATCACAATTTCACCACTTCCTTTAACTTCCATATAGACCTTGTCCCCGCTACGGATAAATAGATGATAATCTCCTATTATCCCTTCGCGATAAACTTTAGAATTAGGCACATTATAACGATAGGAATACGCTTCATATTTTTCCTGACAAAACACGGCAGAACATTCTACATTTTCTACTTTGTGGTAAGTGAGGCTCATTGTCGGTTCGCTTGTTCGCTTGTTCGCTTGTTTGCTTGTTCGCTTGTTTGCTTGTTCGCTTGTTTGCTTGTTGGTCGCTATATATACTCAATTTGTATCTTGCAAATCAGTATATCTCTGCTATAATATTTTAATATTGGCAATCAATTTTCTAATAATAAAAATAAAATTAGGACATTTTTATTCTCTTGCATTTACGCTTCTAATATCAATGAAATTACGATATCGCCGACACCCTTAACATCCATATAGACCTTGTTGCCATATTTAATGAATACATGATAATCGTATATAGAACTAACATAGGTTGTAGTAATATCAAGAATTCCATTGTTACGAGTATAAAAAGACTTGATACTTATCAATAACGCCTGAAAATTCCACATTATCTATGGTGTGATAATTGTATAGGCTATTGCCCTTTGTAGTGCAGTTCATAATTGGTGATATTATAATAAAGATATCAACATCAATTTTTAAATCTTAAATATAAAAAATATATATACTAATTACTAAATTATTATTACATAAATACTTAGACATCTACAATATTTCTTCAATCTGTTTTTGTATCAAGTTTGTTTGATATTCAATCGCAAGGTTGTAGTAAATCCTCCACATATTTTCACATTCATATCCCATCATATAATTCTGTCTAAAGATATTCAAATCTTCTTGCGAGGTGTATTCCATATTCACCAGTTCATATGGGTTAATCTTTAAATAGCAGTTATCGTCATAATTGATAACCATCAACTTATTGATATGTAAGTCATTCTCAATAGAAGCTGTATCAATAGACCAGAACCTTGCTTCATCATACAACTGATAATCGTTGTATTCGCTGCTATATTTAAGGTCTTGAACTACCATATTCTTGTCGTTAGTCAGCAGAAGCGAGAGGTCATAATAATATTTCCAATACTTATTCTGCTGAAGTTCGGCAAAAGGTATCACAATCTCACCGACACCTTTAACATCTATATAGACCTTGTCGCCGTATCTAATGAAAAGGTGATATTTGCATTGACAAGTTAAATCATTATTAACAATCCTATCAAAAACGCCTGAGAATTCCACGTTCTCAAAGGTATGATAAGCGTATTTGCTGCTTGCGTTGATGGTGCTGTTCATTGCTTGGGTATGCTCTGCTGCTCAGTTGCTTCTCTTTAGCACAGGACACGCGGGGGGACTTGCGTAAAAGCTTCGCGGCTTTGCAAATCGCTGTATATACTCGATTTATCTGCTGGGGGTTGCAACAAATCTGGTATATCTCTGCTTATCTAATTAAAAAATCTTAATCAATTTTTCAATAATTAAAAATAAATTAGTGCAAATGTATTCTATATGTATATGTCTAACTGGAAGATGATACAATCATTGTGGTATTCGCTGGAGGAATGATAGAATTATCTACGCTATCTACAGGATTGTAATACACCATACATACATTCTTCTCATCGCAATAAATGATTGAAGCCCCGAAGTAGATATATTTACCTTTAGCAGACGTATCATAAAGTTTCATAATAGTTTGAAACATTCTTACAATTTCTACCTATTTACATAGTATATGCGCTTTATTTTTATATGGATTTACGATATCCCTTTCCATATTTAATAATATTTAATAATATTTACTAAAAAATAGAATTAATGCCAAAAAAAGTAAAAATCCCATTTAGGTTAGATGATGCTCATTGTTTATTATGGGTAAAAGACCCCAGCATTTCCCCATTTGAAAATGATAAAAGCACCAAACTTATAAATATTTTAAGTAGAAAAAATATTTTAAGTGAGAAAGACATTGAAAATCCTAAATCTTTTTTGAATAAAGTGAAAAGGAAATGCTTTTTTAAGTCTGCGCTGAGGGAAAAGATAGTAGAGCAAATTAAAGAATATCAAGAAAAAGGGACGCAGCGATTATATACGTATAATGATACATTATCATTAAGTAAGGAATATATATTCAAACCTTTTACAATAGAGGAATGCAAGGAATGGGTGAGCAATCATTTAGTAAATCCGCGAACAGGTAATCCAATAACACAGGATAATAGTATATATATAGAGTTATTATATGCTGCTATACAATATGAATTGGCACCCCCTTCAGGTATAAATGAAAAAACATTAAAAATTATTGAAAATATTAAATATCGCTTAGAGTTTATGAAACAAAATGACAAAGATTTTCTAAATCACAATGTTGCATCATTTGATAAGAAATTGAAAATTGCATCGCAATCTCCAATACGCGAGGCAGCAAAAGCAGCAAAAGCGAAGAATACTTTTGATGTATCAACGCAGTCTTCTACACTTATCGAGCGTTTAAACTCGGCTGAAAGAAGACAATTGAGGGATATGGCTTTAGAGAAAAAGGAAGAGAAGAAATTAGCAGCCGAGTATCAATATAACAAGAGACTGCAACCAAAAAAAGACAAATATTTTGATAAAACTATTTTTGAGGCTTTTATGGAATTTCTTACTGACCTTCAAAATTCCATTACGAACGGAAACCAAGTAATCGATGATATGCTCGCAGGTAGCAGTTTAAAAGAAAGAAGAGATATAACAACTGCGATTTTTAATTATTTTAAAAGGAAACGTTATGATGATGCGAAAATAGTAAATATTTTAGAGGAAAATGACCTTGATGATATCGATGGTGTAGTTTGGAATTTTATTAATAATATCTGTGCACAACTAATAGATCCTTCATTCGTTATGCCTCCAGAAATGGCAATAGGATGTTTATCATATATTAATAAAACAACAGATTTTAAGAACTCCCAAATAATAAAGAAGATAACAAGCAACCTATTTGATTATATTGAACAATATACATTTGAAGAAGATAAGAAAGTAAAAACATATTTTAGAAATATTGTAGAAGATATAATACCACGTGGTATTGTCGCAAAGAGAGAAATAGAGGTTAGAATAATGACTGATAATACTATATCTACAAGCGATTATCAAAACTACTATTATAAATTGTTATATAATCCAAATAAAAAATCCCACAAGGATTTACGATTGCCTGAAGGGATGGGGTTATTGATAGGTAAGCAACTAACGAAAGCAATAAATGATTTAGAAGACCCTTATTTTGTTTCTTATCCCGAAGACAGAGTTATAACAGATGATAATCCACTGAATGGTTTTACATACGAAGAATGTAAAGATTGGGTATTAATCCCTATTATTAACCCGCGAACAATGAAACCTATTGTAATCGATACACCTATCTACAATCGCCTATTATGTATGAGTTATCAATATGATACTAATTTGATACCTCGAATGATAACCTCGCGTGGTTATGAAATTATAGATGCTCTAACAAATGTGATAGAAGAGATATTAACGAATGAAGGAAAACCTCCGCAAACAAGGGAACAATTGGAGAAGTTCATTATAGACAAGGAGGAGCAATACGAAAAGGTAAAAGACAAATTAGTTATATCTGATATATCTGATATAATAGGTTTAAAATGGAAAGACGTAGGTCTAAAAACCCCGACAAATGGAATTGATATTACTGCAGATAACGAAGCGCTCGCTAATGCGATTACCGCAAAAGTCTATCAATCGCGTAGAGGGCAAAGAAGTTCTCAAGTTGCTCTCGCATTTTATGCTATTTTTACAAATGAGGAGTTGGGAGCACTTAATGTCGCAAACTTACAAAGAAATAGTTTTATAAAAATCAAAAGACATTATTATATTCCAGTTATTGCTAAGAGAAATAGTGATATTAAGCAAAAAAGCATTGCAAGCAGCACTGCAATAAATTCAAATACTAAGGATATTAAGGATGATTATATTGTTGATAAATATTATACTATTGTTGAATGCTTGCGATGGGCGCAGCAACCAAAGAGAGACCCTAAAAATCCCGATGTAGTAATACCAATAGATGGCAAAGTATATAAAACGATTTTCGAACAAGCAATACTATATGATTATAATATTCAACCTATAAATATTACTGCAAAAGGAATAAGGTTTATGAAATCCATATTAAAAACAAGAAACAAGTTTCTACATATTTCGGAGTTTCCAAAGTGCTCGAAAAGAAAAGGTAAAGTTGAATATATCAATAGCGTGGCTTGTAATACAATAGAAAATATATATGCAGGGAAAGACGGAGGAGAATATGGAGAAAAATACAAGGTATTCAAAGTGAAGATGATTGAAAAATGCTTACAACCTAAAGAGCCCTATATGTCTATGGTTGCTCTGAAATATTCGATTGGGATGGAATTTAACGTTAGCCCAGACCCTGTATTGCACTACTTAAAAAGGTATAAATTAAATTATTTTCAAGATAGTGCTTTGGCATCTATAGTAATATATTATAACAATATAAAGAAGCAAATATATAACAAGGAATACAGAGATATTTTTGTAAATGATTTTAATAAATTCTATGTAAATGTATATGAAATTGGAGATAAATTTAAAATAACCAAAAAAGATGCTGAAGATGCAGGAGGGGTAAGGCGTGAATTTTTCACTAATTTATACAAGGAACTATTTTGCGACGAAGAGCATCTCACAAGACCTTTCATTCGCCCTGCAGATAATAAGTTAGATAGATACTATATTAATCCCAACTTTGAGCCAGACATAAATTTCAAAAAGGTAATACTGGCTTATAATAAACGAGAAGCAAGGAAGAAAACCCCAAAATTTGTTGCGAAATTTGATAATGAGAGCGATTATGAAGACATATATTATATAATCGGGAAACTATTATGCCTCGTCGTTGTTAATGAAGAGGTAGGTCTCCCAAAGGAACTTTCGACATATATATTAGCAGGATTAATAAATCAGCCAAAAGATTTAGATTACTATGATATATTATATTTTTACATAAGAGAGTTTCATCTCGGATTAACTTATATGAATATGATTAGAAAAGACCAAATAGAAGGCTTAGACGATAGTGGAATGTCTTTTAATGATATGTATGTTCTTAGCAAAGGGAAAGATATAAAAATAACTATTGTAAATTGCATCAAATTTCTTTTGGAACTATCAAAACAGGTTATAACAAAGAATTTTATAATGGACGGGGAGGCTAATTCTGAAAAAAATATGAAGAAGCGATATACTTCTTTATTTGCTGGTTTTAGTAAGGAAATCAGAAAGTTCCTATATAAAAAAAGAGCAACCACCGAGCAGTTAAGCCTTCTAATTACAAATGAGCAATTGAATAAAGAGATTTTACAAGAGTTCGCGAATAAAATAAAGGTAAAAATAGAAGTAAAATATATTTCTGATAGTGGCACTAAGATGCCTGATGAAGAGCAAAAAGAAAGAGAGGATGAACTGAAGGGGTATATATCAAATATTATTGCAAAAAAGAGAAATGAAGAGACTGACAAAGACCACTATGAATTTATTAGGAAATTATTACAATTTTGGACTGGTTATAATTATTATATTAAAGAAAAGGACTATAAAATATTTTTCAAATATGGCGTTGGTGTAAATATAAATAATTTACCTGAAGCACATACGTGTTTTTATTCTTTAGATATTTTCGGGTTTCCCTCTAAATTAGAAACGGCGGAGGAGAGAGAGGGGTATATATATGATAAATTAAAATTCCCTGCGAACTTAGAAACACCCGAAGAGAAGGAGATGTTTATATATGATAAATTAAAATGGGCAGTTGAAGCACAACAAATGGAATTGAAATAACATATCTTGACTACACAACTATAAACGATTTATAAGTTATCAAATAAAAAATGATAAAAATATATAGATTATTTAGTAATCAAATGCAATCATTCAATAAGAATTATTTTTATGAATTGCCTGAAGAAATCCAGAGTTTAATATATAAGAAACTATTTAATAAGACGCTTAACATCATAAGAGATAAGAGAGATGCGCTTGATAATTACGACAAATTAACAGAATATATTAAGAACAACCATTATGACCCATATAAAACTCGAGCAATTTGGAGTATTATGCTGTGCTATAAGAAAGATATACGCGACCCTTATTATAAATATTTCCTATATTACGCAGACAATGAGACGGATTTCCTGCGACTTAATAAATCAAAGATGATTAGATATGATACTAAGTATTCGACTATAAAATACTTGGATTTTACTATATATCCTATACAAGACTGCGTATCTGCTGAGAATTATAAAGGTAGTAAAAAAATATTAGAAGAATATGCTGGCATTTTCCTGAGTAATTTTACGGATAAATATCCGAACATTAAAGGGGTCGAATTATGTAATAACAAAATACGGATAGAATACAATGACACGTATATTTTTAGATGTTATATTGATATTTATAATAATATATTAGAAACATATAATTTTACAACGAGCATACTAAATATACTAAATATGTATAATCACTTATATCCCGTATACAACGTGGAATGTATGAAGGACATCAATGAATTACGGGAATGGTTCGAATATAATGCATTCTTTTGCGGATTTACACTTAATGATAAAGGCGACGTGGTTATCCCTCGCTTTTACTCTGCGAGGTATAGTTAGATGGATGTTTGATGGATTTACTGCTTCTTATTACACTATTGAAGATGCAAAATGAAACAATTAACAATTACTGATATTATTCTATGTATTCAATGGTAATGTAAAGATTACGTAAATGGCTCACTATCTTTTTTACTAACAAATCTAAAATGACATTTATTATTTATATCAATATATTTACTTTTTTCATCCTTCCTGCCGCCATAATATTCTTGCATATCTTTTGGCATATCTTTAAATTTACGCATATCTTTAGATTCCGATATAGGAACATTTTTAAATGCTTCATATATTTTCATATGATCAATAGTTGCTTCAGTATCCGACTTGATTCGGGTTCCTTGTTTTGTCATTTCTTTTATACTCATAATACCACCTGAAAACAAACCTGTATCTTCTAAAACAAGCTCTTCGTGAATAGCGTGTTTGTATAATTTAGAATTATGGGTATTTTCTTGAGTTTCTTCACTTAATAAAATTTTAATAAAATCTATAAATTTACCTCCACCACTTCCACCATTAAGTGTGCATTTTTGATAAAATTTTGCTCTTTTCAACAAAGTTTCTTCAAGATTTTTTATCAAAGTAAATAATTCAATATATTCTTTTGAATTAGGGGATAAAACACCTTCTCTCCCCAGTAGTTGACTATTTTTTGTATTCCCTTTTAATGTTTTACTAATAAATAATAAATAATTGTCAGATACAGAACTAATAATTTTCATTAATTTAGTAATTCTTTTATGGCACCATTTAAAATGTTTTGCTAAATCTTCATTACTTGCTTCCTTATATTTAATAAACAAATGTTTCCAATCTCTAATATATTGTATATGTTCTCCTACTTCCCCATCCTTTTTAAATAACGGGTTTATGGAGCCATTAAGATATGCTCCTGCATCCCTAAATCCCTCTATTTTATCAGCATATATTTTACCATCTCCTTGTTCCTCTTGTAAATTTAGTTTTTTATTATCATGTTTAATGCTGTTAAACATAAATATTGTATCAATTAAGAAATTATTAATATTATATTTATATTGGGCAGTGCGATTATTTTTATAGTCTTTTAATAATATACCAGTAGATATAGGGCATTTATTGAATTGCGTGCCTGTAATTTTATTCTTTGCTTTATTTGCACCATGAATAAATATATAGTCTATGCAAGGTATATCAAGTGCTTTATAACAATCCTTAATAAAGTGTTGATGTATGCTATATTTAATATCTTCTAAATTTCCTGAAATTAATGGCACCCCTCTATCAACATATAATTCATACTCTTGACCAAGACTAAAATATAAAAATTCATCCTTTCTTTCGCGATGTGTCATACCCCTTTTATCATTAATTCTTTTGTTATTTAACTTACTTCGCAATACTTTGTATATTTCTAAATCTTCTTTATAAGGCGCTACCTTATCAGTTTTCCATAAATCACCTAAAATATAAGCACACGTTGGCATTATATTATTATTTGCAGTTATTCTGTAAGTTACATATTTATTAACACCCTGTTTTTTATTTTGGTCTAATAATTTATCATATAGAAGACAATTTTGTTCAATTGTTGGTGTTCTAATCAAGCGACAAAGAATAATACATAAACCGCCCATATTAAACTCCATAATAATTCTAATTCTTGATAGTGGTAAAATAAGTATTTGATTTAAAAAGTCTTTTAAATTTATATATGTAGATGTATCATCTACTTCAATAATATACATAAGTCCTACATTATTTTCACTAATCCCTGAATATTGTGATGCAGTATAAGCATTCAAACTTGTTGATAAAAACCCTAAAATCTCTATTTCTTTTTCCTTTCCATATATACTATGCAATCTATTTTTTGTTCCGTGATATAGATATATTTTTTTATTATTATAGTTAGGCATTATAGTTTCATCTTTATACGCACCTATAGTATTTATTATTCTTAATGTCATCGCTTGAATTCTATCAGCACTTTGAAGTGCTTTTACAGACGCGTATTCATCAGTTAATACCTTATATATTGTTTCATTCAAATGAGCACTGAATGGCGCAACACCATTATTTTTATAATTTATATCTAGTAGACGAATATTAGCAGGGTCTATATCAAATGGTTGCCACTTCGCTGTCATTGGATAGGTATATTTTAGATTTGTGTCAGAACCAATATTTTCGTGATTTAAAGGTATCCAAGAAAATAACGGGAAAGTTCCAGTATATTCATAGTTATAGTAAATATCACTCTTATGTAATTCCATATTTTTTTGAATATATAGAGGAGATTGAACATTAAGCGAATATAATATATTCTTACGTATCATATCGTCTCCACCATATTCAGTCTCATTATTGCCGTATGATAAGTCTCCCATACTCTTTATTATTGCTTCATAATAGTCCTTTTTAATTGTTGCTTCATTTTTAATCCCAGTTATAATTGGAAGTTTTCTCAATCTATCATTAATTATAGTGCTAAGTTCTAAAAAAGGTACCTTTGTACCCATTATTGTATCTGTAGTAGCCAAAAAGATAGTTTTAGGCAGAGTACCATTTGTTATATTATAGTTTATAGATAACATGTCAAAAGTATCTTTAGCATATTCTAATGAAACTGGAAATTTATAATGATTGAAATTTAATCTTGTATAATAACTGGTATTAAGTTTATTATATTGTATCATATGATTATCATATTTTTGTTGACCAGCCGCATTACCATATACATCATATCTAAATGCTTCAAATACATGTTGGCGATTTAGTAATGTATTTAGATAATAATTTTCTATAGTTTTAGGTACTAAGTCAATATTAGTATGGTCAACATATTTTGTTAAATCATGTTTTTGATATCTTGTTTCATTGTCTCCATAAAGGATTCTATTTAACACTCTATAAGGAACCATTCCTCTGCTCTCATAATATTTGCTAAAATTTTCATCATATAAATATATTTTTAAATCTAATTTTGATGAATAATCTAAATATAATTCATCGTAGTAATATGGTAAATGTAGATATTTTGTGTATATAATAATAATAATCGAGTTAATAATATTTGATATATATTTATAGCTGTTTAATACGCCATCCTTATCGCAGTTATCAATTAGTTCATCGCAACATTTATTGAATTCGACGACAAGTCCTTCAATATATTTATCAATAATAGGTAAATTATTTTTTCTCTCTTCTTTTGCTTTTTCCTCTGCAAGACGTTCTTCTTCTTTCGCTTTTTCACGAGCAAGACGTTCTTCTTCTTGTTTATTAGTATTACTAGTGTGTATATTATTATAAATCTCCAAACCTTTGATATTAACTATTTTTTTAATTGATTTCTGTAGTTCTTCATTTTTATCAAAGGTAAAATAACATTTGGTCAAATAACTTTGAAGTATTGGACTTTTTAAACCAATCCCCAACTTTGTTATTGGATTAATAACCTTTAATTTATTATCTTTATTAATTTCTTTTGCAGTCTTGCCCCGTTTTATATTTCTTATTTCTTTTACTAATTTTATACAATCCTCTTCATTAAGTTTATCAGCATTTATACTCAACGTTGCTGATTTTTTTGCTGCAGAAGAACTGCCTTTCGGAGAATAATCAATTTTGGCACTTGACTTACTTGACCCTTGTGATTGAACTTGTGGTTTATTTGTTGCGGCACCAGGTGGTGAATTTTGTATAGGTGTTTGGCGTTGTTGTGCTTGTAATACAGCAGCAACAGGAGATGGTGAAATGTTTTTCTGTACACTAGGTTTGATTAGAGACCGAACATCATATAAATACGATTCGTGTATAAAATTTGAAACATGAATTTTGTATTTTTTATTTATTCCGTTTATAGTTACAAGTTTTTCACTCCATTCACCCCAATAACATATAGATAAAAAACTGATAGTAATATTACTATCACGTTGGACATCTTTTCTTGTTATTGGATTAATCCATTCTGTAATATTATGTGTATATAAATGATTTAATAAATATTTACAATGAGCTTCTGTAATTTCATCATATCTATTCCAAAGCGTTCTTAAACCAGGATACAATTTTTTAGATATTAATTTTTGAACGGACATAATAATATATATACTACTTTATAATAATATAATAATATGATTTAAGCATTCTTAAAGTCAATCTTGGGATATGCCTCGACTTTATTGATGATATAAGGAGTTTTATTTAATATATTAGCAGGTTTCTTGGTAGTAAATATCCCATTCTCAGGTTTAAAATCTTTAAACACAAAATCTATAATTGCTTGAAACATATCTGCACTTCCATTGTTTAGTAAAGCAGCCATTAATCTTTGCACCCTAGACTTAATCATAAACATATTCGCATTGATTTTTCCAATCACATCACCTTCAATCCATCCCCCAGTTTTTTCGCTTACAAATCCGTGAAGTATTCTATAGTAATCGCTAAATACATATCTATCATCTGCTTTACTCATAGGCACACTTAACCCAAAGTCAAATATGCACATATTATACTTGCAACTTTTGATATAGAAGTTGAGCCCATTATAGACATAATGATAGTATCCTGTGCTACTTGCTTCGGTATTTAGTTGATATAAGAAGTTGCCGTGATGGCAATCCATATGGCTATAGCCTACTCTATTTTGATATGTCGCTACTGCAATCAATACTTGGTAAGCCATATTTATCATAAGCATCTCGTCGTTCCTTTCATCCGTCTTCATTAAAGAGCTTAAATCGCCATTGCATAACTCATTATAATTTACTAATCGCTCTCCTGTAAGTAGTTTCTTTGCAGGGCTTCCTGACGCAGGACATTTAGTAGTCTTATACATTATTACAAAATGCTTAGATTGCTTTTTTAGAATTAGGTTTTCAGTAATCCACGCGTTCATCTTGGTTTCGCTTTCATTATTTGCGGTTATTTTCATTAATTTACTCGCGATTGGATAAGACCCGAGCAGATATGGCATACTTGTTAGATATATAGAGGCATTAACACTATCACTTCCTATTTTCTTTTCTAAATTGACAATCCCGTCAATTGTATAACCTTGTTTATTATCAAAAATCTTCTTTGTAAGACAACTATTTGATTTAATATCTGCCAAACGTTTTTTAATCAAATTATAGCGTTGTATACGTGTATCTAAATTATTTTTAGTAATAATCAACTTGTTCTTTAAGAAGCGTTGAATAATATTAGCATTTTTAAACATAAGAGATTTAGAAGATGGTTTCTTTGAAGATACTTTCGCCATTACTAATGATGCTTTAGATAGCGAAGATTTTGCGAGGGATACTTTAGATGGTGATTTAGGCACTCCTTTCATAATCGCAATAACCGCTTTGTAATCATTTGAGCCTTTGCGAGGAGAACACCACGCTGGTTTTCCTTGATTATATATCTTTAATGCATCATAATACTTCATTTTCTAATATATATTAAGATTTAATTATAAAAATAAGGTTATTTATAAAAATAAGGTTATTTATAAGATAACGAAGAAGATGTATTCCATTTTATAGAAGATGTTTTAGAGTTAAATAATTGCTTATTTCCGCGATCACTTTCAAATATAGATGGGTTCTTTAATAAATAATCCAAATGTATTTTATCTTGATTTTCTTTTAATATGTTAATAGCCTTTCTATTTGTATTTATAAGAACCCAATTTAATATATTACTTCCATATAGAAACCTTTTTGTGTGCGGCACTAATGCATCTGCTTCTGTTGGAGTTTTGCCTTCTTTAATTAATTTAGCGACCCTTTTTTTTCTGGCATCTTCAAGTAATTTGGCATTTACCCTTAATTGTTTTTCTTTTCTTATTCTTTCTCGAATTAAACTTATTGCTTTCTCATTTGCACCCAAATAATCGTATCTTATTTTATCACGATTTTGTTTTAACAAATCAATAGCAGCATAATTACCTGATAATAGAAACCAATCAATTTTATCTTTATAAAGTATTCTATCAAGTTGTCGTGGTCTCAAACGTTTTTCTTCTTCTATTTTAACTCTTAACATTTCAATCGCTATTGGATTTGGATTACCTGATAAGCTACCATAATTTATTTTATCAGGATGGAATTCTTTTAAATAATTAAGAACCTTACTTGAACGATTACTTGATACTTTCGCCCAATCTAATTTTTCAGGTTCAAGTAATTGTTCATATTCATCAACTCCCATAGAAGCCTCTTCTAAGGCTTTATCAGCTATTAATAAAAATCCTTTTGAATTTGCCGAAAAATTACCCCAATGAAAATTTTTTGGATTTCTTTCTTTTTCAACTAATAATAATTCATATGCTGCAGAATTACCTGCTAATTCTTCCCATTCTATATGCTTGCGATATTCTGGTTTTTGTAATATTTCAATTGCAACTGGATTTTTTGATAATTCTTTCCAATCTAATAATTCAATAATTTGCTCACCACCATTCTCACATATACTCTTTAAAATTTCAATAGCAATTATATTGGTATTCTCACACAAATATATTATATTATCTTCATTAAGTTGTATAATAGGCTGCAACCACTCTCTAAAGTAAAATAGAAGTTTATCTTTAAAATGTTCAAATAGAATTTTTTTTATTACTTCTTTAGGTAATTGTAGTATCCCTTTCGTATATGTTCTTCCTGATGGTTTAGCAAATACCAGTTTTCGTAAATCTTCTGCAATTTTGATTTTTTGCGTGTTTAGCGCGTCTATTTGTTGTCTGCGCGATGTATAATGATTAGTTTCCATCTTTCTAATATATATATTTAATATATTTTTTGTTATAAATAAATATATGTAATATATTACATATAAGTAAGATAATGTCTGATAAATCTGATAAACCCAAGCCATTCCCATTCAATACTTGCGAGGTTAGGGGAGACATCGTAGACCAGCCATATTCCGCGAGTATCAATGTATTGTCGTGTATTATTCTGCTTTATTTATTATCACAAGCGAAACATATAGAAATACGGCTTTTTATAGCATCCTTATTCGTATTCCAAGCATACCACGCATATTCTCATATGTTCTGGAATAACAATGAGCATAGCTTAGAACACGTGTATATAATTCACGCAATCTCATATATTATAATAGTCGCGCTAATCAACGCGATATCATTTATTAGCGGCGAATTTCCTAATATACCTATAATATTCACTGCAATTCTGCTCGACATATACATATTATATAATTACATTGGAACATTATACAATGCTATTTCTGGAATAAATATATGGGTTATTGTGCTTATTACGGGGTTATGGAATGTTAAATTACCTGCAGTTGCCAAGCAATTACTACCAATCCTCCTAATGTTATTTGCGGTAATCATAGCGCTTTTCTTTAACGAAAGATATAATTGCGACGCTATGATGAAGGCTTACCCATTCCCTTATCATACTGCAATAGAGATATGCGGCTTGATAATATCTTCGCTATTCGCCTATATCTTTATATTGTTAGAGATGAACAAAAATAAAAATTGATATACATTATACTTAGTATTACATAACAATAACAACATAATACAACGAGAATAACCCAGCATAATATGAGTTATATTGATGATACAGGGATAAACGAGCAATTTGAGAAGATTAATTCGAAGACTTCAGACCCGCCGAATACCACCAACATACCTTTCTTCAATATTACAGACAAAATCATAGATAAGATTAACGATGACAAGTATCTGATTAAAATAGGGTTTAGGGAACTTCTTGCATACGCAAGTCCCATTGTCTTTAACAGAGAATTAGAACAAACGAAAATAGATGAGTTATATACTTCTATCGCCGACGGCTACGCGATACCTTTTACAATCGATGCGATTTATGACAAAAAGAGTAAGATTGACGAGAAAATCATTAAAATCATTAACGGCAACCATAGGCACGGCGCTATTCAAAAATATATAACTGCTCACGATAAATATTTTAGTTGCGATTACAAGGTATATGTATGGATATATGCAGTAGATGAATGCGAGACTACTAACGTTAAGCAAAGTATCGAATTATATACTAAAATAAATAATCATTTGCCATTCAAAGAACCTATTATCGTAGATATAAATGTTATGGAGTTCCTCAATAAACTATGTAGGCAAAAGAGATTTAAGGGACTTATTTTGTCAAACCAATGCGAGACGAGCAGACAGCCGCGCATAAATAAAAAAGAAGTATTCAATCTTCTAAATACAAACAAAGACATCTTAGAGATTTTTCTATCAAAATACTCAGTAAATAAAAATAACTTAATTATTACTGAAGATATCCTTTCACAATTTATTGAAAATATTAATGAGATAAATCATTTGCTATCTCTAAAAGGTATCAATAGCCTGTATAGTGATACCCAGTTATCGCAAAATAGGACTTATTATGAACAAGCAGTAGAGGTAGGGTTCTACTTAAACCTTAAGAAATCTAACTATCCTAAAGAAATATGGATCAAATACCTAAGTAATCCTACAGATATCTAACCGAAAATCTTAGTAAATATGTAAGCAAACGCATATATTATGTATAATAATACAAATGCTATTACACATATAAATCTCATTATTTTTATATTAGTTGTAAGGAAATCAAGAAACAATTCAAAACTATCTTTTTTATATACTCGAACAACTTCTCTATCATAGTCATTATTGCGGCGATTTGGAGAATGACTTCTGGCGCTGACTGCATACTTATTTGTGCGCGTATCTATTGGGTGCGCGTATTGGAATGCTATGTTCATTACGTCGCTTACGCCAGATAATGCTGTAGATTTTTTGAATTCACTATAGCGTTCCTCGTGAATGCGCTGTAATTTATTCTCAAGGTCGCTTTTCTGCTTTATATATCTGTTAAGATTGTGTTGTTGCCCTTTAACATACGCGTCGTATTGGTATGGCTTGTTATTACGTTGCGCGGTTAAATCATAGACATACTGCTGTTGTTTGGCGATTGTTCGCGAGATATCGGCAATCTCATATTCAATCTGATGGTAATCTGCATTACTGCTCATCTTTGACGTTTGTGGGATTTGTAATGCTTTGATGCTCTTCTAGAAAGGTTCTTGAAAGTTAAAATGATAAATAAAAAATCAGTTTTTAGATTTATATATTATTATCTTTACATATTTATTCTTCAACTTATAAACTATAAACGACTTCTAACAAATGACGTGTATTCAAAAGACCCGCATAGTATATAATAAGCTAAACCTAAATATATCTTAGATATATCATTATCTATCATTGTAATTATATTATCATACCTTTCGCGATTTGCAATAAACTCTTCAATCGCTTTTTGAACACCATACTGACTTATTACATTCTCTATATCGTCTTTGCAATACAAAGGGGATTTTAAGTGATTAAATATGTAGTCGTTAGTAAGCGATACTAACAAATCCTTATCAGTATTCTTAGTATGTCCTATTTGTTCATAGATACATTTAGCAATAGTATTAGAATTATCCTTCAATACTATCTTGAAACAAATACGTGATGATTGAGCATTAGTAGCAGTAGTATCAGTAGCATTAAAAGGTTCATTTGCTATATTTTCAATATGTTTAGAATAAACTATACAATCGCTTGTAGCATAATAAAGTTTTCTTTTAATTAGTCCCAAATTATTGGACTTAATGATTTCTCTTAGTTTTTGAAATGTGAATAATTCAGCATCTTCGTCTATCCATTTTTGGTATGTAAGAATAGAAAGAATATTATAGCATTCTGCAAAAGATAGTCTATCGATATTTTCTATAATAACCTTTCTATATATATAATCAATCTTATCTTCATCTAATAATTCCCAAAAATTATCAGAAAAAGTATAATCTGCAAATACAATTGCTGCTTCGCGGTTCATTTCTTCAATAATTGAAAACACATAGGATATAAAATAATCCTCGTCTTTTTTGACTTCATCATCAAAAAACTTAAACAATTCAAATTGATTATCTTCAATTTTCCAAATAATTTCAGGCATTTGTATTATAAAAAATAAATAATAGTCATTTTTATATATCATTTTTTAGATAGTATATATTAAATTTAATAGCTATACTATGGTATTAGAATAGATGAGGATACTTCGCAGTAAAGTCTTCCCATAGTTTTCTTATTTCTTCATTTTCCATTATTTGATTTTTAGATTTATAATTCTTCTTCTGATGAGATACCCAGCTTCCTAATTTCACTCGTATTGGTGGTAGTTTATTATATTTTTGTATATATTCGATTACCTTGTTTTTATTATAAATCCATAATTCATCTCTTGACATAAATAGTTCTTGATACTTTTCTCTAAAAACTATCCATTCATTTCTTATCTTTTCATTTATGTCATCATTTATCATAATATGTTCCGTGTCTTTGTAATTTTGTTTTTGCGTTGAAACCCAACTTCCTAATATACTTATAACCTTGTCTTTGTCCCCATTTGATGGTAATTTATTATATGTTTGTATGTACTCTTCAACTTTCTTTTTATTTTCAAACCATACTACTTCACCAGTAGCAAATACTTCTTGATTATTTTCTATAAAATCACTCCATATAATTCTTATCTCTTCATATGACATTATTTCCTTATTTTTCTTATAATTAGTTATTTGCATTGATATCCATCTTCCTAATGAACTTATATCTTTGTCCTTACTATGTTTAGATGGTCGCATATTATATTTTTGTATATATTCTTTAACTTTTTGAAAATGGTTCATCCACACTTCTTCTCCTACTCTTGGCTTAAATAGTTCTTGATACTTTTCTATAAAATCTTTCCATTCTGTTCTTATTTCTTCATTTACCATTATAGTATTTTTCTTAGTTTTATAGTTATATTTCTGCATACAAACCCAACTTCCTAATATACTTACATCAGTTTCCTCGCTATGTTTAGTTGGTAATTTATTAAATTTTAGTATATACTCTTCAACCTTATTTTTATTTTCAAGCCATACTTCATTTGGTGTCATAAATAATTCTTGATATTTTTCTACAAAATCCACCCATATAATTCTTATCTCTTCATTTTCCATTATATGATATTTATCCATATAGTTTTTTTTCTGCCTACAAATCCAATTTCGTAATGAACTGATTTCTTTATCTTTATCAGTTTTATCTGAATATGAAGGCAATTGTTGGTTTGTTTGTATATACTCTTCAACCTTTCTTAATTTATTAAGCCATACTTCATTTGGTGTCATAAATAATTCTTGATATTTTTCTATAAAATCCTCCCATATAATTTTTATTTCTTCATTTTTCATTATTTCTTTTCTTTCTTTATATTTAATTTTTTGCATACAAATCCAATTTGCTAATATAATTACATCAGTTTCCTTATCCGCTTGAGATGGTATTTTATTATACTTTTGTATATACTTTTCAACCTCTCTTAATTTTTCAAGCCATTTTTCTTCACCTGTCATAAATAACGTTGAATACTTTTCTACAAAATTCTCCCATTCTTTTATTATTACATTATTTTCCATTATAGTATTTTTCTTATTTTTATAATTTTGTTTCTGTGTTGAAACCCAACTTCCTAAAGAACCTATATTTTTTGCTGGAAGTTTACCAGTTTCCTTAATATACTCTTCTACCTTATTTTTATTATCATACCATACTTCTTCAGCAGACATAAATAAATCCTTATGTTTTTCTATAAAATCTTCCCATAGAAATCTTATGTTTTTATTTTTCATAATCCCTATATTATTCCTATATTTGTGTCTGTGATTTGATATCCATCCGTGTAATGAACTTATACACTTGTCTTTATTGTGTTTTATAGGCAACTTTCCATATTCCCTTATATACTCTTCAACCATCGCAAGTTTTTCTTCCCAACTAATTGTCTTGAACTCCTTAACGCCTATAATACAATCACTCAATAACACTTTATCCTTCTCTATTATTACGAGTTCCTTTTCATCCTTATCATTATAGAAATCAACCACGCTAACTTTAACCTTATCCTTGAACATTATATCATATTCTTTGATAGATGATAAAGTCTCTAATATTTCTTCGTATTCTTCACACCAAATATATACATTAGCAACCTTGTATGGATTATTCTTATCTATTCTTGTTGCTCTGCTTATTCTTTGAATAGTTGTTATTTTATTTTTAGGCGCATAACTTATATATACGCTATCACACGCTGGTATATCAATGCATTCATTTAATATTCTAATATTGAATAGAAGCTGTATTTTTTCATTATTAGTAAAGCATTCTAAAACATAAGCCCTTTTCTTCTCGCTATCCTCGCAACTTATGCTATACATCTCAATATCCATAATGTAAAAGTCATTTAATGTTTTCATACATTCAATCATACTATTCATATCTTCAGTATCTTTGCAATATACTATACATTTCCTTGAACCATTATTTGCGATACAAGAATATAGAAACTTACATCTATTCTTAATTGCATTATCAATCTCGTATATAGAAAGTTCTTTGTCGAGTTCTTCACTATTTTCATGAATAGAAGGAAGCCATACTTTATAATCTGTAATATACTTATTAGTAATAGCATCAGTAAAGGTCATTTGATAAACTACCTCTCCAAAAAATTGCTCATTATCATCATTATCATCTTCAATATCATAAATTCGAGGTGTAGCAGACATAAATAAGATTTTATGCGATGATATCAATAACTTATATATATGATTAGTTTCATCTAATATATTTGATTTTGATAAATTATGAAACTCATCTACAATAAATAAAACATCATTAAATAAATCTAAACATTCTGATATTAAATCCATAGATTTGTATGTAGTTGATATAAGACACTTATCATTGCTTTTCACAAACTTCTTGATACTATCTATATCTCTATCGCCATCGCTATCAACTAACAATGTATTATTTTTATTATAACCATATTCTATAAATCTTTTTAGGTTTTGATTTGCAAATTCCCTTAATGGCGATAGAATAACAATTTGCTTATAATCAATAGAAATTAAACTACTAATATATGTCTTACCACATCCACAAGGAATTGCTAATATACCTCTATTATTACTTAAATAATATTCCTTAAATTTGCAAACGGCTTCTAATTGGTATGAGTAAGGAGTTATTATACATTTTATTTCTTCATCTATGCTATTACTTATATTACTATCTTCGCAAGGTAATTTTACAAAGTATATTTTATTGCTAGTATCCCCTTCTAATAATTTAAGTTTGTCTATTTCAATTGAATAATCAATATTTATAACATAAGGGCTTAAATTAGCAGTATTTCTTAAATTTCTAGATAAGCAACTAGTATAATAAATATATGTATCAATATCTCTTCTTAAAGCGGTTCTAAACATAATACCAGATATGTCATCAATACACAACCCATTATTATATCCATTCTTACATTGAACTATAGAGCATTTATTATTATTATCGAGCTGTATAATATCTATACCAATATCTTTATGATTATGTAAATGCCCTTCTTTGTATTCCTTCCTCAATAATCTCATATCATTATGTGAATGAATTAAATTATTATATATCAATATATTTTCAGGACATTCATTCCATAGAAAAGCATTAACACCAAGTTGTTTTATTATGAAATCTTTAATATATTTTTCGTATTGTAAGCCTTTCTCTTGATTATTCATATAATGTTATATATATTATGACTTATTATATAATAAATCATTTTTTATAACAATATAAAAAAATATAATAGTTATATACATACTCAATACATACCCAATACATACTCAATCAATCACCCATCTATCTATTCATCTTCACTCATCATCCTCATCATCTTCTTCTTTGTATCCAATACCAGTCCATCCCTTTGCTTCATAAGGTTTATTTAATAATTTTTCTACATATGCTTTGAGTTGATTGCGGTCTGGACATTTCTTACCTTTAACCACATTTGATATACTCCATAACCTGAAGTCGGTATATAATTTTGCAATTGTAATACGTGGTTCCTTGATTTGCGGGTCAATAATAATTCTTTCATTAATGAATTGTCCAACAATATCATTATTCTGCTTATAGCTCTCAGTTGCTACGCGAACCTCACTTGGTTCTGGAATTGCCATTGGATTAATATGCTTATGTCTGTCTATCAACATACTTATAAATACCTCTTTCCATCTGTCAAATTTATCGGATAGCTCTAAATCCATATAGAACTCAGTTGGCTTATTGATATCAGGTGTCTCTGTGAATTTACTAGAGAAGTTGCATACTTTGATACGTCGCCAAGTTCCTCCATCATCACTAGGAATTTCGGGGAGTTCATTGCAAGTTAATATCATCTTAAATTGCGGCTTGAATTCATAAGGTTCCTTAAATAGGGTTCTCACTAAAATCCTATCTTGTCCCGACAATTCCTTCATAAGACCAATATTAAGCCTATCATTCTCACTCGGCTCTTGCATAACCGCAAAGCGTCTCCCCTTCGTTCTCTCTAATTCACTTTGCGCTGCATTACTCGCTGCCCTCTTTTGCGTTAGCAGAGCAATAGGCAATATACAATAATATTCGCCAATAGACTTTTGAATTAAATCTAGGAGCCGTGATTTGCCATTACTACCTTGACCAGTGAATATATAGAAACGCTCTTGAGCAATACTGCCATCTATAATACACGCTAACACATCCATAACATAATTTCTCAAATTTTTGTTTGTAAATATCTTAGCGAAAAACTCGTTAATCTCTGCTACTTCTGGCATTTCGCTATTATACTGAATATAATTTTGCTTTGTGCTAAGCAAAATGTAATCATCAGGCATTCCATCGCGAAACATATGCATTTTCAAATCATAAACTCCATTGTCAAACCCAATCAAATGCGACCTGCTATCAAGCAATTCCTCGAATTTCTCATCAATGAATAAAGTGCGGCATTCTTTCATAATCGCGTCCTTAAACCCTGAATTCTTTAATTGCACTGCAATCTTCAGGCATTTCTTACTTCTATCGTCATTAATCGCTTTTAATGTGGGGTCATCCGTGTATTCATTAAAATAATTGGAACGTTCCATAAATTTCTTACATATCTCAGTGCTAAGGATTTTCCGTAAATCTAGTCCTTCAATTGCACGAACCCAGCGATGCCGTTGCTTATCATATTTATACCAGATATCTTTAGAGATTGCTTTGAATTCTTCTTTGAATATAGCGTGCACTACACAAGCGATGTCAAAATGCGCACCATCGCTCGCTATACTTTGGTCTATCTTAGGGATTATACTATGGTCAAGGACACTAACATATTTAACTAAATTGTCCTGCTTCGCCCACCACCGAAGCGTCCCGATGCCCATATTGTCTTTCCTCATTTTGTCCCAGAGATTATGACATTCTCCCTCAATATATGCGCTGCTAATTTTAGAGAACTCAACCCACGTTTCGAGAAGCCTATAATCTATATTTCTTAATACCCATCCCAAGTTAATCCAATCTGTATAATTATCGGCTCTCGACGAAGATAAGCAATCTACGAGTTTTTTAGCAAAAGTAAATTCGTCGTCGGAAATATAACTGCGATTAATATTTAATGATTTTCCAAAGATGTTGTTTTGGAGTTTGCTTTTTAATTTTTGGTCAATCGCAGGTAATATATGCTTACTATATTGACTTATCTCCGTATCAAATTCAGATTTAACAAAGTTTTGAATATTATTAGAAAAATTACGCATAGAAAATAGTTTAATAAAGTTGATTTCGTCAGCAGCGTTCAATACATAGTCGGTTTTCATAGTCTCATCATTAACATATTTATAAATGCTTGAAACCCGATAAGTATCGCAATCAGGTTTTCGCGACCCATACATTTGCCAGCAATTAACATCGATAATCGCTTTGTCGACAATATTGTCGTAATCATTGCATATCGGCAAATCTTTGAAAATATCCGTAGCGACATCTAAGATTTTCCTGCGAATGAAGTGATGCACGTTATTATTCACTATGATATGAGGGAAAATGATATGCAACCCATCTTTAAGTTTGTTTCTGAATTCTACGGGCTTTGGCTTTTCCATAACATATGCAACATTGGCTTCTTCGGGAACATCCAAATATTGATTGATGACTTTGAAGTAATTATTAACAATATTAAATATATTTTCCGACGTATATACGCGGTCATACTTCCTCTTACTATTTAAAGAGGAGTTGGAATCGTGAGAATTATAAATACCTGACTTGTCGTCGGGCATAGTAAATCGGAAATCTATATCAACGCGGAGCGAGCTGGGCTCAGTAGGTTTTTCAGTAAAATATAAGGGCACCGCATTCGTAAGGGCTAAACTATAAATATTCATAAATTCTCCATAGTTTTCATTAGGGACATATAGAGATACTTTGGGATAACCGATGCTAGTATTTGTAAATGGCTTACCTTTCTCCACCTTATATTTGTTAATAAATGAACGCAAATCTTCATTTATACCCATATTTTTAATATTTTAATTTACTTATATATATATCAATTTTTATTTTTATACATTTTTATTTTTATTAAATTGAAATAACTTTCTGCATATTATATAGATAAAATACATATCACAATGAATAAGGAAACTATTAAATATAATAGTCCAAAAAATGCACGAAACCCATATATATTTTCGAAAGCATCCTTAATATACCTTATCGATACGTGGAATAAAAATAAGCCGACCAAAATCGAATACAAGAAAACCTATTCAATCGCAAAGTTATCTGTTTTATTAAATGAGAAAATCAAGCCGATATGCGATGATAAGCAATATTGGTGCTGGACAGGCGCTATATCGAAGATGGCTACAGATGCGAAAACGAAGGAACTCATAAAAATGATAGAGAAAGAAGAGTTGCGTCCAGAGATGCCTATCGAATGGTATAAAAACGACAGGGAATGGCTTAGCAACTATGATATCGAGGATGTTATGCTGCAATATGATAAAGGACGGCAATATAAATATGCGTTTTTAGGGGTTTATCCAATCGATTTCTCTGAGGAGGATAAGTTTGGGAGATGCTTGTATAGCCAAATATGCTCTCTCGATATAAAAAAATATATTAATAAACGTATAAAGCATTTAGGATTAATAACAAACCTTGATAAGCATAATCAAGGTGGGTCGCATTGGACTTCTACGTTTATTATTATAGACCCTAAGAATAAATGCTATGGGGCTCACTATTATGATAGTAATGCCAATTCTATCCCTGCATATGTTAGAAAATTCATAAATAATATTAAGGAGCGATTGCTAATAATATATCCGAATAATAAGTTTAGAATAACCTATAATACAATAAAGCACCAGAGGAAAAACACAGAATGCGGGATGTTCTCTATGACGCACCAAATAAGGTGGTTGAATAGCATTTTAAAATACAAGACGCTGAATTTGCCAAACCCTTACAAAGATGCTAATTTTGTCAAATGTATTGCTGACAACCCAAATATCACAGATGATAATATGAATAAAAGCCGCAATTACCTATATCGCCCAAACATCACTGAGTATATACGCAGAAAGAATATTCGCCTAAAATAATTACTTAAACAAAAAATTACGTGTATTTAGTAATACGGATGACTATAATAGATGATTTTAAATCGGAACAAAATAGAAATATAATATTTCAGGCTTCTAACAAAATGCTTCTTGACAAATATAAATTATCGCTGAACAACGTGGTTCTTACAAATATAATTAATGCAATCATATCATCTATGAGCAAAGAGGCTATATTAATGAATAACACAATAAAACTAATGGAATTAAATACTATAACCTTAGCAAAAATGAAGGATTATGTTATAAAAAATATTGATAATATTAATGCTGCGAATGCTGCGAATGCTGCGAATGCTGCGAATGCTGCGAATGCTGCGAATGCTGCGAATGCAGATAATAGCAGGGTATTGAATGAGGTTGCTGTAGTAAATGCAGCAAATGCAGCAAATGCAGCAAGTCCTGTAGATAATACTGGAGATAGCAGTAGTATCGAAACAGATGATTATAAAACGGAGGTTTTGACAAATGAAGATTTATTAATCAGAGTTAAAGAATATGAAAATAAAAGGAATATCTCAAATGCCGTATTAGCAAATATCGCAAATAACAATGATATACCTCCTCCTCCTGATGCGAATGTCGCGAATACTGCTACGAATATGAATATAATCCCAGATATCATAGAGAAAGTTTTCGCATCAATGAATACCAATACCAGTTCAACATTTAATAAAAAAACATTAATCATACATAGCAATAGCAGAGATTGGATAAATTGCCCTCGTCGCAATAAACTATCTTTTACGATTAACATCGATTTGCAAAATAACATCATAGAACCTTTAAAGATATTGTTCCCAAAATTTGTTAAGGATATAACGCCTTATATAGTATTGGTGATTACAGACAATCACAAGACATTCAAGTATCATTTCTTATATAGCAAATCATCAGGTAAATGGGATATATGGAAATTAATTAACAAGGATAACAATATTAATAACAATATTAATCTGGCAAATAAAAATTGGAAAATCAGTATTCTGGATTATCTTAATAATGAACTTAATTTAGGCACCGACGATATCAAAGTAAGCCAGATAAATGATTATGATATGAATAATACATATGACAAATATGATAATAATATTAGCATTGATACGAATATTGACAATATTCTGATGCCACGCGACGATACTAAAGAGGTTGCTAGCAGTTTCTATGAAATTAATATAGATTATTCGAACATATTAGAATACGATGAATATAATTTGAATACTATATCTAAATATGATTATATGCAGTTGAAAACATATGGTGGCAAATATGTCAACGTCAAAGTCATAGATGTTAATATCAATTTTGGAAAAATAATAATATCGAATGAAAATAACTTGGCAAAGGAGGATTTCATTAACTCGTCCCTGCTAAATTATGGCGCACAATATTCTTTAATACTTACATATTACCCAAAAAGTAATCCTTGATATCTTTGATACCAATGCAATTACATAATTAATATTAATAGGGATGAAAATATAAATACTATCATCGTTATTATGTCCATTCTATATTGCAACTTCATTTTCTCTTTTTGCGATAAACGCAAATCGGATGTTTCCTTAGATTTTTCGGCGATTTCATAGATATACTTGTATATGTATGTATAATTAAAGATATTATCAATGCTATTCAGGCTATTCTCATTATTATTAATGATTATTAATATAAGCCCAATGAATAGCACAAATAACATAATATGAAAATATATGTTTGATGAATTAATATGCAAATTAAGATAATTCACAATAATTCGCAACTTATAGGAATCGTAATTAATCACTATGACGCTCAATATAATCAGCAAAATATACAATAGAGAATATACTAATATACCCCTGTATAATGTGCTGATTATATTGTATTCGATTAAAAACTCGATTAGAACCATTGCGAATGTTCGTATAATTAATATAATGCATATGAATATAATCTTGTCCTGAAAGGATACTTTTAATACTTTGAAGGGGTCTAAATTATTAACATTAAAACGCTGGTATAATCGGTCGTCTTGCTTTAGATTATCTATAGTTATGCCTTTCGCCCCGCTTTTCTTAGTTTCTTTTAGGTAGTCATTCCAAATATTTTTATAAATTGAGATGATGCCGTCGTTTGCATTCAACATCATAGAATTGCCTTTTTTCTCGAAAGGGTCGCCGTCATCTTCTATACCCTCGTTTTCTTTAATGATTTTCTTAAGGTTTTCTATTTTTTCATTTAAATCTTTGATAGCCTTATATTTATCTTCGTAATGTTTATTGCTTTTCTTTTCGCCTCCTTGCTGTTTTATAGAACTCAACGTTTTAGATTGCTCGGCATTTATTGCTAAAAGTTTCTCTATCTCGGTTTCCTCAGCAACAATCAATGATGTAATGCTATCCTTGTATTCCTTCTCCTTTTCATAATCTTTAAAAATTGCTCTTATTTCTTTTATCTGCTCTATATATTCTTGCTTATTTGTCGCAACTAATTCATCAATGATACCTTTCAATTTGCTTAATTGCTTATCTAACAAATCCTTCATTGCTGCTAAGACCTTCTTCCTCTCATTTAATTCGATTTTCTCGTTATTATTATCATTGATGCGCGCATAGTGGTCAGTGCTTGGTGTATTATTAATATTTATAATTTCATAATAAATAGCCGTTTTGAAGGTTTCTACGTGCTTTTGATATTCCTTTTCACCATCCTTTTTATCTTTCTTATCCTCTTTCTTCTCATCTCCTCCTTTTATTTTTTCAGCAGTCTCTTCGACAACCTTGAAAATATTATGTGTTTCGAGTTTAATATAATTAATTAATTCTCTGTATATACTTTTGTTCTCTTCGTGCAATTTCCTTAGTTGTTCATTCGCAGTATTTATTTCTGGTTGTTTTTTTTTGGTTGCATCTACATTATCACTTTCAAGATTTGCTATGTCATTTTTCTTTTCTGCAATTTGTCTATCTAATTGCTCACCTAACGCATCATTATTCTTGAAGACATCGAGATAATACTTGAATGTAGATATATATCTTAGAAATTTTAAAGCATTATCTTTATCGGTCGCGGAGTCGGATTTAAAAGCATCTATTTTAATTTTTATTGCTTCTGCAGCAGTTTTATAAGTTTCATATTTTTTTCCATTATCTCCTTCAACAATACCTTGAGCCGTAATACATTCTTCTATATATTTACTTAAATTTGCTGCAGGTCTGGTTAATTTATTATCACCTGACGCGGTGCCTGCAGCAGGTGTATTATCTACTACTATCCTACCTTTAATATTAGCAATAATACTATCAGCAATATAATTTAACGTTTTAACATCCTCCTTATCCTTAAAATAGGTGAAGTTTTCTAATATATTTATCAGTATCTCTAATATCTTTATTATCTTTGGATTGAAGTTTTTGTAATCTGATACTTTGGTATTGGATAAATAGTTTTCTATATTAGATATATTATTATTAATAAACTCTTTCTTGATAATATCTAAAATTTCTGGAAAACTTTCGTCTTTCGATAACTTCTTATATACCTTTTCTAATTCTTTAGAAATTTCTTTAAGAGACTTATACATATCCTTAGGTGATAAGCCAGTTTCAGTATTTTGTTTTGATACATTATTTCGTATATTATTCATATACTATATGCCTTCTGATTTATATTGATTATTTTTATTTTGCATATTATTTTTGATTAATATTTAAAATTAGTAAAAAAATAAAGGGTTTAATATGGTATTGATATCTAAACTGCTACTGCTGCCTTTGCTGCGGTCTTGCTAGCGCTTGCAGGGAAATGATGAGAGATAAGTTTTTGAAGGATAAAGTAGTTGATTTCATCGCTATCGCCTACATTTAGAATTTTCTTAAGTTTAGTATCAGGGAGAATGAAGCGCTTATTCTCAGGCTTATTAAGATTATGCTCCTTTACATATGCATTGATAAATCGGGTAATATCAGTGCGGGATTTCTCAGTCCCGTGAGGAACGCCAATGAAATCACATAGTTCATCTGAAATCTTGTTGGGCTTAGCAAATCCTGATGGTGAGTTCTTGGCATTCTGGCGTTTCTTTTGTGCCTTCTCGATAATCTTTTGTTGCTTATCATATTCCTTGCTGAGAACCTTCAGATTAGTTTGAATATCCTTGATATATGCAGATAGAGCATTAACCTTGTCGATGATATTTGATAGAACATTATCCGTCGCAGGTTCTGTGGAAACTACTGGAACGGCATCTGTAGTAGCGGCAGCCCCAGCGACAGGCTGCACAACAGGAGCAGAATTATGAACAACTACGGGAAGAACTCGAGGAGCGCTTGTGGGTGCAACTACAACATCGTGAGCAGTCCCTACTACTGCCGCGACTGCAGTAGCGGTAGCAGTAGTCGAAGCAGCCCCAACAGGCTTCTTCTTCTTAGATTGAGAAGCATCGACAACTGGGGGGTCAGGTGAAACGGATTGGGAGACTGCGGTAGGTTGTTTTTTAGATTGTGTAGGAGCCATTATTTATTACTTTATGATTACATATATTATCATTTGTTTATATAATTTTTCAATATGCATTATAAAAAAGAATATATTGCAATACATATTATGGTATATTTAGGATTATTAGGGATTATACGCAACTAAGTCAATTATCATTGTATTCGCAATCGTCCGAATATGCATCGCTATAATAGTCATATTCTGAATAATAATCGCTATCATACATATTATAGTATTCATCGTAATACTCGCAAGATTTATCATAATTACTTTCATTATCTTCGCAATCGCTTTGCATATTGTAGTTTGGGTTATTGGCATTTGCAGATGTCATTGTCATTCCCTCATATACGCTTTTATACATATTTTTAAGATTAATATAATGCTGCGCTACATCATCTGTTTCTAATTCGCGTTTCTCTTGCTCCTCTTGATATTTCTGAGACATTCGTGCTTGATGAAAGAAACACGGCGGTGGGTCTAATTTTTTATTAAAGGTATCAATGATGTTATTGCTATAATAATTATCCAAATCACTCCTTAGCGAATTATCGAGTTTGTTTTGCATAATATAGAAGTCGATAATCGTATTCTTGCGATACTTTTTAATATCGGCAATATTATATTTACGCGATACTAGGTATGTGCAATAAGCATCATAATAATCCTTTAATGCGTCATCATAATCTTGCAAATCATTGTTTTCGCCAGTGCATATGTTCCATTTTTCTCCCGTATCATTATACATATCAGCGAATACCGAGAAGTCGGCAAAATTCAGTTGATGCATCTGGGTAGGTTCTGTCATCATCATTGTTATTATAATAATTAGGTTTTGATATTTTGTTATATAATGTTATTTTACATTTATATATCAATTTTTAATTATTAGAATTCAAAAAAATAAATATTAAAGATGTCAAGTTTTGTGAGGTATTATATGTGTGCAACGTGAGTGGCTACAAGATTATTAACATACTCATTGATTTTATCAATCTCCACGTTAGGCGAATGCCTGTATTCGATATAGAATGATTTTGAAACTACTTCATCCTTGCCATTTAAGTAATCATATCGTAGCATTAGGGATATCCGATTGTTTATTTTAAATTCCTTAATTAAATACGTTGAAATATTATCAATCTCGTTCGTGCACGGGAAAATGTATTGAGGGAACTTATCAATCTTTGAGGATAATATAAATATGTTTGGCTTGGCATTAGTAGTATTATTAGTATTATTAGTATTAGTATTAGTATTATTAGTATTCTTAATAATTTCATATTTCATTGTTATCTTAGAAGATACGTATTGGTTATCGCTTGATAGTTCGTAAGTATATACCTTGTCTTTGTGATGATATGATTTGTATCTTTCCTCCTTATATTTTTTATACTTTTTTTCGATAATGCTTTCAAAATCGCTGGTTATATTAACATCAATCACACTGGTATCCTTATCGCTATCTTTACATAGAAAGAGTTCTATGATATTTACATCATCTGTTATAAATTCTTTTAAGTTTATATTCATCGTGTTAAATATATTATCTATCAATATCATATCCTTATTATATCATTTTTTTATATATCTATATCTATTATATAAAAAATGATATAAAATATTACTAACGTTAGTATAATAATTTGAATATGAATATGACAAACGAATGCATATACTATGATTTAAGCGAGGAGATTGAAAAGTTTAGAAAGATAAACGAAGAGAATAAAGATGACGCAGATACAATTAATAGATATAATAAGCACAAGATACGCGAGGATTTTAAAGAATTGCTTATGACTAAATTGCATATCTCAGAATTAGAAGTGAATGACTTAGAGATTGGCATATTTAATGCGACGATTGACTATGCAAATAATGCGAAAGTCCAATTATCGTGGAAATGCCAGATGTTTCTCGAGATATATTCTAATATTGCAAGAAGTATCTATTCGAATGTTAAAAAAGATAGCTATATTGGGAATGACAAGTTATATGATAGAATGATTAATAAAAAAGAATTCCACCCGCATATGCTCCCGTATATGCAATGTAAAGATATATTTCCCGAGAGATGGAAGGAGATTGATGAGCGTAATCAATTGCGCCTAAAAGCGGCTTATGAGATTAAGTTAGTTCCTATGTCGGATATGATTAAATGTTCGCGCTGCAAAAGCAAGAAGGTTAGTTATTATGAACTGCAGACCCGCTCGGGTGATGAAGCATCTACTTTATTTATGAATTGCTTGGTATGTGGTAAAAAATGGAAGCAATAATGAGGGATGAGAATAAGGATGCATATCGGCATTTAGTATTCAAAAGACATATATTCAAAATATTCACTAATTATATAATAAGCGACCCCTAAATATATCTTGGTTTCGTCATTATCAACGAGATTAATAATAGTATCATAATATTTTTTATTTATAATAAATTTCTCAATGGCTTTTTGAATTCCATAATCATATATTATCTTCTCTAAATCTTCTTTGCTATATAATGGCAATTCTAAGTGATTGAAAATATACCCATTCGTGTTATTAACAAGCCAGTCTTTATTCTCGCTTTTAATTTCGCTTATCTTTCCATAGATACACTCGGCAATGTTGTTTGCATTGTTCCTCAAGATGATTTTGTAATACATTTTGTTGTAATAAATGTGTTATTATAAAACAATCAATTTTTATGAATATTATATGAATATTATATAAATATTATATAAATATAATAAGTATAATAAAGAAATATGAATAGTATTAGAAAGAATATTTTGATGGATATCACGTATTTAATGAGATACAAGGAATTCTTATTGAATAAGAAGGCGCAACCAAATAATAGCGCGCGACAGAGTAGTAATGCACGTGCTAGTTTTTGCACTTTATGCAATGATGATTGCGTTTGTATGAATAGCAAACATAAACTACTTATTGCGAATGCCGCTAACTCTGCTCACGCTGCTAACCTAAAAAAGATGGAGTGCTCTAAATACTGCAATGAAAACATTTTTGTTGATTGTATTTGTTTGTAAATTATGGAAAACAGATATAAATATACTTTAACATAGTAATATATTAGTATATATCAAAAAATTTTAGAATGTATTATAGTGGCGAAAATGGATATCTTAGCCTATTAAAGGAAACTTTAGCAAATGGCGAGAATAAGATGACACGTAATGGTAATGTAATCTCTTCTTTTGGTAGTATGATTAATTTTAAAAATATTAATGAATATTTCCCTCTGATTACCACAAAGAAAATGTTTTTTCGTGGTATTGTGGAGGAACTCCTATGGTTTTTAAGAGGCTCCACAAATGCCAATGAATTAAAGATGAAGAATGTGCATATATGGGATGGAAACTCTACGCGCGAATATTTAGATAGTTTAGGGTTAGATTATCCTGAAGGGGAACTTGGACCCGTCTATGGATGGCAATGGAGAAAGTTTGGAAAAGAATACGGAGAAGAAGATGACGACAATGGCGATATTTATATTGATATAAGTGGTTCTGATAAGGATACCGATACTGCGACTGATACTGATACTGATACTTCTACGTCAAACTATATATACAATGATACATATTTTGGTAATAAAGGAGTGGATCAGATAAAATATATTATTGAAGAATTGTTAAAAGAGAATAGTAGCAGACGCGCAGTATTATCTGCGTGGAACCCAATAGACCTTAAAAAGATGGCGCTACCGCCTTGTCATATATTGTATATATTTAATAAGAGCTCTAAAGGGCTTTCTTGCCATATGACATTAAGAAGTTCAGATTTATTCTTAGGATTACCTTTTAATATCGCTAGCACTGCGCTATTAACTCAAATATTAGCACACGTTCTTCATATCAATGCAAGCGAAATATGCTTATCTATATGCGATGCCCATATATACGAGGAGCATTTGACACAAGTTAATAAGCAGATTAATAATGAACTATATGATTTACCTAAAGTTATTATCAAAAAGGATGCTCCAGATATTACCTTGTCTGTTGATGAAAAAATAAAATGGATTGAAAGCCTCGTATATGAAGATTTCGAACTATCTAACTACAAATCCCACGCGGCACTTAGTGCTATTATGAAATAGAAATAATAAAGCATTACCAATTATTATTTGCAACTTCTTACAACAGGTAGTCCGTAATCTAACCATCCCGCTACAGAGACACCTTGAATTGGCGATAATCCATAGCCATACTTTATTGATATAACATTATAACCTAATAATTTTAGCAAGGTTAATATTTGGCTGCTTGTATGTCCTACATAACAAATTAAAAAGATTGGCTTATTCTTTGGTAATTTATTCAATTTCTTCAAGTTTTTTTCATCTAATATATTTAACCAATATATATTTCGAGCCCCTTTAATATGCATTTTGTTATACTCGGCTTTGCTACGTAAGTCAATCAAATAATAGTCTTTTTTTTTTAAATAATATCTGTTGTAAAAATCTATAGGTGTTATGTAATTCCAATCATCTTTTATGCTATGCAGGTATTGTCTCAGAATATTACTATTCATTGTATTCATTGTATTCATTGTATTCATTAAATATAATGTATATAAAGATTTATATATAAGGGATTATAATGGAGAAATATACCGCAATTATCACTGAACCCCGAATTCATCCTGCTTGGAAACTGGTTCTCAAGAATTTCTTAACTAACTTAGATGAACGCTGGGATTTTATTATTTTATGTGGATTGACAAATAGGGATTTTTTAATTGAATTAATTGAAACAAATTTTAAAGAGCATAAACATAGGATAACTATACATCAATTGAATATTGTAAATTTTCAGCATAAAGAATATTCGAATTTTATGGTAGAGCCATACATATACGAACTAATACCTACTGCGACCTTTCTAACATTTCAATTAGATACTTTGATATCCGCTAAATACAAGGATTATATTTATGATTTTATGGAATATGATTATGTTGGGGCTCCTTGGAGGTCAGGGTTTCCACCTGAATATAATATTGATGTTTTAGTGGGTAATGGAGGATTATCATTGCGTAAAAAAACAAAGGTTTTGCATTATATTAGAGACGACATAGCAACTTCTAATACAAGGCACACATATAATGAAGATATCTTCTTTTCGAGTAATATAAAAAATAAACCATCTGCTGAAAAAGCCAAATTATTTAGCGTTGAAACTCTTTTTTCTGAGAAATCATTTGGCATTCATAATTGTTATGAGCATTTGCACCACGAAGAACTATGTAAAATTTCGGAATATATACCTGAATTATTCGAATTGAAGGAACTTAATAAACGCTAAAGGGCTATAATCATACTGGACGTATTGCTCGCCATTTCTTGAACTTTTCTACAAATTCGCATACGAATTTAATGTTAGTTATAGCGTTCTTATCGCGAAATGAATTTCTGAGCAATCTGCTATCGCTCAATGTTTGCACAAGCGCGATACCGATTTTAGGTTTATTGAGGACATCTTCGTTATCATAAACATCGTAAATATCAGGCTCATTTGTTTTAACAATATATAGTATTTTCTCTTCATTATTTAATATACTTGCAACAGGTTCGGCAACTTTCAAAGTATTTACTACGGCAGTCTCAGAAACTACTTTCGCATTAGCATCGATATCCATAGTTTTGAACTCGGTTATATCCTTTGTTTTTCTAACTACATTAATAACCGAGCTTTCGTCGAAGTTATATAATTTAGGTTTATATTTAATATCATAGGGATATATATATATACCTCTGCAAGTATAATTGAGATTATTAGATAATTCCATAATATTCTCGATGGATTGCTTATACATATTAAAATAGCATTTAACCTTGAAATTGCATACATCTATAGTTTCGTCAGGCGTATATTGATATTCTAAAAGATTATATATATACTTTAATCTTTCAGGGAGCATCTTTTTATTCAAATAAATACCTTCATAGCATATAATGTCGTTTATTAGAAAAGTCCAACTATTATCTTTGCATTTAACCATCTCGCCGTCAAGCAAAGTATTCTTAAATAACTTCTTATCAAACAAGCCTCTGCCAAAAATAATTCGCGGTCGCTGATAGCCTGGATGTATCTTCTTGTCTATGAAATACATCGTTTCTATATTATTATAAAGCGTGAAATAGAGATAATACCTATTACCATTAGAACGCAAGTTCATTAGGTGATTAGATAATATAAAATTAACATTATTGTTATCTAAGTTATGATGATGCCTTTGTAGAATTTTAATATTATAAAGCGACTTCAGTTGTTCCAATATAATATCCTTGTGTTCATTACTTTTAATATTAAAGGCAACTCTGTCAGAAAAACTTATAATACCTTGCATTAGATTGTATTAGATTGTATTAAGTAATATTAATAAAGATTTATATCATTTTTTACAATATTTATTAGAATTACCTTTCTCCTTCTTTAATACTAAGTATCTTTATTCGTATTCATATACCATTCAATAGTTCTCTTTAGGCCATCATTGAAATTAATGGTTTTCTTCCATCCAATATTATTCAATTTTTGTGTATCAATCGCATATCTAAAGTCGTTGAAGTTCCTATCCTTTGTATATTCTATCCAATCCTCAATCTTTTCGTCGCATCCCTTAATATTATTTAATAAAATCGTCGCAATCTCAATAACATTGTATTCATCTGCGGAACCTATGTTATATACATTGTTATCAACACCTTCTGCGGCAATAATATTTATAGCATCTATGACATCGTCGATATATATAAAGTTTCGCCGTGTTAATCCACTGCCGTGTATAGTTAATTTCTTATTTTCTTTCAGCAAAGTAATAAATTTAGGTATTATTTTCTCAGGATATTGTCTTGCGCCATATACATTGTTGCATCTAATAATTACAATAGGCATCCCATAAGAATAATGATAGGAACGGATAATAAACTCGGCACCTGCTTTAGTAGCCGCGTATGGATTAGTTGGATTTAATAGAGAGTTTTCAATGCTATTATCACAGGTTATAGAAAGTTCGCCATATACTTCGTCGGTTGACATATGGATGAACCTCTTAATATTCCCATATAACCTACAGCACTCTATAAGCTGATGAGTTCCGAGAATATTATCAATCGTATAACTGATGGAGTTATCAAACGAGTTATCTACGTGCGTTTGCGCAGCAAAATGGATAATATACTTTATATTATATTTTTGGAAAAGCCCCTCTAATAATTCTTTGTCGCAAATGCTCCCTTTAACAAATACATATTTATTAAGGGTGTCGTATTTACTATCCACGTTATTCTCCGACGAGCAATAATCCAACTTATCTATATTTATAACATAATCAAAGGTATCGTCATTAAATCGATTAGACTTTAACAACGAATTTATGTAATTTGACCCAATAAATCCACAGCCGCCTGTTATAAGTATTGCCATTATGATACTGATATTATCTTGATATTATTAGTAATACCTAAGTATTATCTTTTTATATAAAGAATATTACTATATTTTATATAAATGTGCAATCAATTAAGTAATGATAAGATATTTTTGAATGATTCGTGGAATATGTATTTCCACGACCCCTATGACAATTCTTGGGACGACAAGAGCTATAAGATGCTCGGTGTGATATCAAGTGTCGATGATTATGTAAATTATTTTAAAGCATTCAAAGAATTATTTAAGAAGGGGATGTTTTTTATTATGAGATTAGATATAATGCCTCGCTATGAGGATGAATTAAATATCAAAGGCGGTTGCTTTTCATTTAAAATAATGTCGGACGAACTCGAAAATAAATTCTTTGCGTTATGCGCGAACATCATAGGGGAGAACTTCGCAAATAACAATGATGAAAACATTATCTATAATATCAATGGTATATCTATAAGCCCCAAGAAGTTTTATTATATTGTTAGGATATGGATAAAAGACAAAAAATACGCGAAGAAGGAATATTATAATTTTGACATTCCCAAGTATTCTACATTAATGTATAAAAATCATATATGATATGTAATATATGATAATGTTCGCAATAAAAATTGATTTAGGTTTCTATAATATATATATACATATACAATCGCAAACCCAGATAATACCAACCATAACCTTAAATTATGTTTAATTTTCACTATCGCCAAGAAATTCCTGCTCTCTTTAATGATAATATATATGGTGGATATGATATTTACATTACTCCCCTATGTGCCGGAGGGTCTTGTATTCGCCATCACCATACACCATCATATACCAACATTCCTATGCATAGGAATGCGTATAGGTCAATGTTTTATGAGAATGAGGGAAGAAAATATGCCAACATATGTCAGCATACACCAGCATACTTCATCATAAGCCAGTGTTCATTAGCATACCTATGGAGATTTATTATTCTATGTGTATTCTGTGCATTGATATTAAGGAATATGTAAAATGTATTATCAAATTACAATGAAATATATCTATTATTTATATTATTTATTTTATGTTTTTTATTTATTATTATCATCTGTGGAGATTAGTATGATACCCGCGCAACAGCATAGTATCCCTATCATTGTTTGCGTGGATATATTGTAATCTTGGGTTATATATATAGTAGCGAATAACAATATTATTATTTGCAGAGATACGAATATTCGAAAATAAGCAGGATTAGGGCATACCTTTATGATATAATGCCCTAATATATTAACAAATAATACCACAAATGAATATAGGTAATACTTGGGCTTCGCGAACTCCATAGCGAAATCTTCTTTTAGATATAATATGAAATATATTATACTCAATATACCTACAATGATATTTATAATTATAGGGAATACTATCAATGGTATGTTATTATATTTGATATATAAAATCATTATCGCAACAATAATACTATGCACTATCGATAAATATACCCAGTTCATTTATTGATAATGAATATGGATAACTAATATTGTAAATAAAATAATTTTTGTCTCTCTGTATGTATCCCTTTATTATAGATGTAAAAGCGCGGTTATATCAATCTCTAAATATTATTGAGATATAGTAAATAATTTAAAATATTTTAAATTAATGCTTTCTTTATTATTAACCCTCTTAACCTATATCACGATGCCTTTTCGGTTTATATTGTTTTTTGTGATGATGATTATTTCAATACACGTTCTGCAGCCGTTGACAAACGAGAGCAATATCATATGTGGTATTTTGTGGTTTGCTAAGATGTTTATGTATTTGCTTTCATTTAATATTAATATATCCAAAGAAGATTTAGTGAAATATATGGAATACTTATATAGTGATAAGAAGTTCATATGCACATTTAATCATACAACGATAGTTGACGGCTTCGTATTAATCAGCACATTTCCTCGCTCATCCTATTTAATACTCAAGGTAATCATATATACGACTATCGGATATACAGAGAAAATCAATGACCTACTTGGGAATATGTTTGTAGAAAAGGGACAAACCAGTAAGAAAATAAAGGAACGCGTAGATAGCCGTAAATCGGGCGACAAGGTATTATTTATAGCACCTGGCTCAGGGAATACATCGACGATACCTGGCAGTATCACAGAATTTACAAGCAATGGGGCATTCGTTCATAACTATCCTATTTTGCCTATTGTAGTTAAATACGAAGACGAGTCGCTACATTATAACCACGATAATGGCGAATCAATGCTTCATTCCTGTCTAAAATTATTCTTAGTAAAAGATTATAATATTAATATAAAAGTCTGCGATATGGTCGAATACAATGATGGCGAAACTATCGACGAATATAAGACGCGTGTATATAATATAATGAATGAGACATACCAAAAGATGTGATGAATATATATGAATGATATATGAATATATATGAATATAATACGTAATAATAACATATATGAACAAACCCCTAAGTATCATCGTTGCATCCAGTTTAGAATACGGGATAGGATTTGAAAATAAATTATGCTGGAATATTCCTGAAGAATTAAAGCATTTTCGGCATATAACTTCAAGTTGTCTAATAAAAGCCACTAAGAATTGCGTTATAATGGGAAAAAATACTTGGTATTCTATACCAAATGCCCCCTTAAAAAATAGAATAAATATTATTATATCTTCTAACGAATATGATAAAATCAAAAAGGAGACTTCGGAAATGCATGATGTTCGCGTATTTAAAACTTTGGATGATGCATTGATATATGTGGATAGCGATGCAATTATAGGTAGTTGTTTTATTATTGGCGGAGCCCAATTATATAACACCATCCTCGAAAAATATATTAAATACATTACATCAATTTATTGGTCTATTATATATGATAAAAAATATGAATGTGATTGCTTCATAGCATCCAATCTTATTTATAATAATTTCAATTTTAACAAAGAAGATATAGTGATAAATGATAAATACGTATCAATGTATGGGACAAATAAAAATAGATTGAATATGGTTGTAGACGAACCTCCTGATTAGCAAAGGAGGGAGGGGCGGAACCTCCTGATTAAGATAAGATAGGAGGATGCTTTGTGTCCCTTGCTATATTAGCAATTGGCAAAGCAGGTTTTCAATATACAATGGTTCCTTGCACTTGTTTGTTTGCGAAAGCAAATAGTCAATATCCATTCCTATTTTTATTATTTCGTATTTTAAGTTTTTTTTAATATCATCTATATTATGTTCAGATGATTGGCATCTTATATTTAAATAATACGTTCCATAGTCAACGAGTTTTATGAAATCTTGAATAATTTGCAATATAGATACATTGTATTGGCAGCATTTGTAGGACAAACCACGTATATCATCTAAATTATTTTTATTCTTATTATAATTTTTAATAAACTCCACAAATGGCGGGAAATTAAACTCTACAAAGTCCTTTGTTAATATTTCATCTGACGATGGGTGTCGCTCTATCTCAGATATAAAAATCGCTTTAATGATGTTTCGCGGTTTTGTTTCTAATAAATGGTCATTCATTGATATATTTAAATAATTGCTAAATATATCTTGTATTTCTTCAAATGTAAATAATGGAACTCTAAAGGTGCTAAAGCGGCTTTTAATAGGCGTTTCAAGTTTCGTAATATAATGAGTGGTGCAAATAAATACCACGTTATGCGAGTATTTTTCTAAAATAATTCGAAATTCGAAAAATAATTCCGAAAGCAAATCTATGTGTTTTATTACAATATAATGTTTTTTCATTTTAACATTTTTAGAGCAAATGATATGCAACAGATATGATGTTATCTTCTCGATATTTTTAATATTTTCGGGGTTCATAAGGTCTATTTCTATATAATACTGATTTTCGATATATGTTATACTTTTATCCCACGTATGCTCGGTTTTATTAAAGTGCGTTTTAATATCAAAAATCTTTATTAATAATGTATTTAAATAAATGTCTATTGGGAACCCTATAGGCGTATATAATAGTTTGTTATTCGATGATAGCAATATATTATCCAATATCAACTTGTATCTTTTATTCGTATTTATAATATCTGGGAAAACCTCTTCTAATTTATCCCAATTCGTTTTAATCATAAACGAATTATATTATATGTATTTTATTTAATACATCATAAGGTTATATAATCTTATATTAGTCGCAATATAAAGGTTATATAATATCTATATTATATGAAATTTATATGAATGTATGTAGAAGCGCTTAATTTGAATATTGAGAATATTGACAAGTATACGAGGGATGAAATTAAGAATATATATAAAAAAATAGCATTAGAATGCCACCCAGACAAATTGACGAATATAACCGACGAGAATGAGAGGACTATTAAAATAGAGCGCTTTAAAAATGCCAGCATAGGCTATAAGAAGGCTATTGAAGATTTTGATAATTATGGGAAATTGAAATGCTACGGAGGGTCGGATTATGATTTTGATAATTTGGCAGATGACTATGAAATATATAACAATTTTGATTTAAACTTTTGGAAGAATACTTATGACGGGATTTTTAAAGACAAAGAGATAATTAAAAATACATTCATAGATGTAGCCAGTTATTTTTTTAACAAAGGCTTTAAAAATAAGAATTATTATAATCCGTCCACAAATATAATAAAACACTCTATAAACCTGCCTATAACCTATTACGATTTATGCTGTACAAATAAAAGGAAACTCCGTATTTTACTTAAAAACGTAAAGGAAGCAGTATATATATCTCTTTGCTGTAAGAATGATTACCCGTGTTTAACACGGCAGTATATCGATGATGATAGCGTGGAACACGAAATAATAATTAATATGATTATTGAGGATGATTGCGATGTTGATGAAAGCAAAGAGGACGACGAGGATATTATTCATTATACCCATAATATCATAAGTAATAGTAATAATAGTAATAATAGTAATAGTAATAATAATGGGAAGCCAAGAATAGACCTGAATATCACAATAGATATTAACATTCTTGATTATTTGATAGGTGGGACAAAACAGATTAGATATGTTGATGATACTTATATAGATGTTGTGATTGAACCTTTCAGTTTAGAAGATATTATAATTAAAAATAAAGGATTGCTTGGTGGCAATTTAAATGTGCGACTAAACTTTCAGAATATTACTTTGCAAAACTGGGGAAAAATTAGTGAAAAGAAGAGAAATAGGGTGATTACTATATTAAAGAAAATGTATATATAAAGGATATTTATAAATAAAATGCATAACAATAATGAAGATATTTTTTAACGGGTTCTGGGAAGGTTTTTTAGAGAAAAGAGACCCGATACACGTAGATTTCTTTACTAAATTATTATTTGATGTATATGACGAGGAGGCAGTAATCACGTATAACATAGATGAAGCGGATATATTGGTAGAAGCAATCTTCACAAATAGATTTTTTATTAATTACAAGGCTTGGAAAGCGTCCTTCTTATTCACAGGCGAATCATATTATACGGATTGCAAAAACTTCCAATCATTGTATACGTGCATATTAGGCTATGATGATACTGCTGATAATTTCGTAGAATTTCCATTTTACATTGTATATCACAATTTATATCCTGATATGACTTTTGAACCTACAAAAACTATTAAAAATAACTATGTATCTGCAGTAATATCTAATGGTAGCATAAATGATCGCGTAGCATTCTTAGATAAATTGGAGAAAAAGATGCCTGTAGTATACGGCGGAAGTTATAAAAATAACATTGGTGGCAAAGTGCAAGGTAATTTTGCTTCTGATAATCTTATTAACTTTTATAAAGAAACGAAGTTTGTGATAACTATGGAAAATACTAAGATAGGTCATTATATCACAGAGAAAATCATTAACGGATTTAAAGCAGGTATCATACCGATTTATTGGGGGTCGCCATATGTCTCTAAATATTTTAATAGCAAACGCTTTATAATTCTAGAAGATACCAGCGACACCGCGATAGACGCGGTAATTGACAGAATGATTAATATGAGCGATGAAGAATATTTTAAAATAGTGAATGAACCTATATTTAATATAGATACTGAGGACGTTTATAAAAATGCTGTTGATAATATTAAAAAATTAGTATTAAAAGCATAAAAATTGATACCCTTGCTTACACATTTACAAATATAATTATATAAGTATAATATGTAATATATATATAGTATAAGTATCTTGTGTAAGATACATTCAGCAATCTCCTAATCATAATCGATGATAGTCTTTACGATATCAGTATCTTGTATAGGATACATCCAGCAATCTCCTAATCATAATCGATGATAGTCTTCACGATGTCAGTATCCTGTATAGGATACATCCAGCAATCTCTAATCATATTCTATGATAGTCCTTAAGATATCAGTATCCTGTATAGGATACATCCAGCAATCTCTAATCATATTCTATGATAGTCCTTAAGATATCAGTATCCTGTATAGGATACATCCAGCAATCTACCAAACATTGATAACTATATTTATGTAGAATATTATATATATAATTGTATTGTATAATATTATTTTATTTTTATTGATTATATATTCGATATATTCATCCCTATATTTAATGCATTTAGCATAAGGATAATTGTTAATATATTTTGCTATCATTGTTTCTCTTTTTTTATTTCTATTCATATCTATATATCTAATGCATCTAAATCTTTCTTCTCTAAAATATTCTATATGATAATGATTTACATCATAATGTTTCTTATCTATAACTAAAAAAGTAGATATATAATATGATATAATAATAATAAATAATTTTTTAATTATCATTATATTTACATAATATAATTTATAATACTATATAACTCATATGCAAAAAAAATGATATTATAATATAAATAAGATATATATAATATATTAAAGATGAAACCAAAGATACAACCTGACCTTACAAAGAAGATATATAACCCTGCTACAAAGCGATATGTTAATATTGACGGGGTTATTGGAAGGCGACTAGTATTAGTAGCAGCAGCGGCAGCAGCAAGACCGCATATATTTAAGAAATTTCCTTTAGGTGATGAAAATAGATTTACGCTTATAACCTTTCAAGACCATTTCAGACCTATAAAGGTAGGAGGTGTTAAAGTAATATTCGCGGATTTAGACCATACGCTTATTACACCTAAGGGGAAGTATGTGTTCCCTAAAACAATTGATGATTGGAAGTGGAAAAATGATGCGATTGTTCCGAAATTAAAAGCGATGTATAATGACGGGTATGAGATTGTAATTGTATCAAATCAGAAGAAAATGTCTGGGGCTGACGTTAAAACAAAGGCAACACTAATCTATGATGATTTGCAACTTCCCTTTGTTTTCATTTCTGGTCATAGCGATTTATATTATAGGAAACCGCAACTTGGGCTGTGGGAAGTATTGCTTGAATACATATTATTGGATGCGAAAAATATCGACTACACGCAAAGCGTATTTTTAGGCGATTCGGTAGCCGACTTATATTTCGCAAGAAACACTGGTATCCCTTTTATACATACGGATATGTTTTTTACAGGAGTTCCTAATAAAGAGTTCGCGAAGATTGAAGATAAAGAACATCCCTTGACTAATTGGGTATCAAGAGATGCCAAAGATATTCTGGAACCATTACTATCATCTAAAAAATCATCAAAGAGATTTGTTATAATGGTTGGTTCGCCTGCGAGCGGTAAGTCGTATTATTCGCGTAAACTTGAGATGGAAGCAGGATATATTCGCATTAACAAAGATGATATGAAAACAGATACTGCGATGCTTAAAGCATTTGACGAGGGATTAGAAAAAGGGCAAAATATAGTTATTGATGGGACAAATGCCACAAAAGAACATCGGTTAAAATGGATAAGCGTGGCAAGAAAAGCGTCTTATCATATTACGATTATGTGGATGAATTTCCCGATGCCTGTTGTAGAATTCCTTGACAATTACAGGATATCTAAGAATAAAAACCAAGATACGCACGTCCCTGCAGTAGCGATGAGAGTATATTACAAGAAATTGGAAGAGCCAACGCAATTAGAATGCGATAAACTTATAGAAATAAAAACAATTAACAATGCGGATGCGATGTTATCTGTGTGGGTATAATTTATTATATATTTTGAATTTTTGTTTTATTACTGGAATGGGAAGGGAAGCATAATAGTTTTTAGTAATCCTTATTTTTTGCAATGTGGTTATATAAGCGTAGTAGCCTTCTTCCTTTATCATTATAGGTTCATTGTTAATCATTGTGATTTTACATCATCCCTTTTTGGCATACCTTCTGCAGCACTTTGTTTTCTCAATGTTTCTCTGTATTCAGTCATAATTTTTTTATAGTTATCAGCTGCATCTTGTTTTGCTTTTGCAATTTCTTCTTTTGTAATTATGCTAGCTTGATGTGCTGTAGTTCCATATTTTGCAACTTTTACTGGTGCACCAGTTCGTTGATCATCAGCATCATAATTTCCATTTATATCGCTACTATTATTTTTTCTTTTCACCCCACCTACACTTCTTCTTCTTACATCATCATATCTATCTCGCGAACGTTCACGTATATGATCTCTATAATGTCTATCTCGCGAACGTTCACGTATATGACCCCTGACAGGCACGTGTCTGCTAATATCCTTACCCTTCTTTAAATCATCAAGGTCAATTAAACTTTTTCTCTCGTCATAACTATCTTTAGTATACTTAATATTGGTTTTTTGTGAACGCGATGGTATATAACGTAAATGTCCATTATTTGAAGAACTTATAATAGTTGATGAAATTTTTGAAGTTGCTGTTTTAAGGTATTCATTATCAATTACACCCCATTTGTCCATTATATGAAATATATTACCAATTATATAATGTAGTTTACCAAAGCATTTATATATCAATTGTTTTTGCACATCACTTAATTTAATTTTTGGAGAACTATCCCGTATTACTTCCCATCTATTATTAACAGGTTTAAATAATGTAAAATATAGCTCTCTTGTGTCGTTTTCAGTATTTGTTTCGTAATACCAATCCTCGAAAATTTTTTCGCCGTGTTCTCCCATTATAAGAGCAACATCTTTTAAATTGCTTGCAATTAAATATGTATGGGTTGAAGATACACCAGCACTTGAGAGACCTCTATTGGATGTTCTACCATTTCCTTTGCTATTATCTAAAGTCGTCCCTATATTAAAGTTTCCAATCTGGTCATCACTTGTTATATGAATATGCCCAGTGTTCAACCTTTCTATCTTGTCTTTGTCTCCAACCCTTATTTTTTCAATCATATCATTCATAAAAAGAGAGATGTGTAATGGTAATTTTATCCATTTTTCTGTTGAACCTGAACCACCATCCATTTTAATGTAAAAAAATAGGACAAATTTTTTATAAGGCTTGGCAAACTCAATATAAGGTCTAATAGCATATGTTTTGCTATCAACAACAATACTATATCGTAAATTATTTATCTTTTGAAATACAATAGGCACTCTAGCTAATTCAAATATTCTAAGTATAATATCATCAACATCATTATCGTATTCAACTTGTAATTGATATGGATATGGTGAATTATTACGATATGTGTCGTGACTCGTAGGTTCTAAACTCCTGTCGTAGATTTGACTTAAAATTCTTCTATAGGTAGGCATATCATCATTTTTAAATACATCTCTGTCAAAATCTTTGGTAATCGCACCACCTCTCTTTATTTTTTTAGACGTATAGATGTAAATTTTAGCATTCTTTTTAAATGTTCTCTTAAAAAGGGCTCTTATCTTCTTGTCTTTTATATCGTTAATGTTGTTAATTATTTTTACGTTAGGTTTCTTCTCGTAATTTATGTATTTTTTAGTTTTCTTATTGTAATGCTCTTTGATAAAGATTGATAATTTAATAAACTCACGCTTATATTTAATATACCTCGTTTTACCGAGCGCAGTATTATTTTTATTCATTTTTAAATAGATATTTCTATTCTTCCCGCAAATGTATTCATTTCCTTGAAGTTTAAATGCATTCATTAGTTAATTCTATAATATTGTAATATTATAAATAAAAAAACAATGAAAATTAAAGTAATTGTTAAAGAATATCTAAATATACTACATACATTCCATATACATCGACAGATTATTTACGCATCCTGTCGCGAATTGCTACAAGATTTAGGTCGGAAATGCGATAATATTCTTTCTTTTTATTAGACAGCACTCTTTCAACTATATATGGCAATCGCCCCTCTTCAAGTTCTCTAAGTGCTATATCGCGAAGTTCCATATTACTACTAATCACCAATTTACCTCCTTCAATATTTACAAAGGGGATTGCGCCTGACGCGAGTTGTTGCGTTCGCATACCCATAATCTTATCGAATTCATAGATAGTCATTATAGGTTTTGATATTTTATCCACTTTATTTAGTAATTCATTGATTTTACTAACATCTTCTATATTCGCAGTTTTATATACAAGAGACATTATTGGTTGGTATATTGCTCCTTCAATATCTATTATATTAGTATCATTTTTTATTTTTATATCATATAATATAATGAATATTATATAGTATTCTTTTAATTTGGATTAACCTGCTTCCAAGTTTTTCCGCAATTCTCGCATACATATAGATACTTCATATTTTTAGAATCATACTTGATATATATGATTTGTTTATTAGCATTCTTTTCTATACATTTCTCATCACTACAAGATATATGTGGGTCATTAATGCGACGCAACGTAGGGTCAAATCGCAGATATTTATTGACGTGCTGGTTATACAGCAAGTCGTCTTCGCTATAAATTGTCTTCGAGATTTTAATAGCGGCTTTATTGTTCGTTTCTACCTTCTCAAATTCGCAATGCTTGCAATATTTCACAAGCATATTTTTGTCATTCGACTTGACATATAGCATATTATCGCAAATTTCACAGAACTCCATTTTATTATAGTTATAAGAAAATTATAAAGTTTATATAATCATTTTTTATTATTCTATATTTCTTATATTATAAAACACCTATGTAAATATAGCGTTATCCCTAAGTATTAACGGGACACCAATACTTCTTGCTTTATCTGCCTTCGTGCTATTTTCATTTAAGTCGGCGACAACTAAGTAATCCGTATTTTTGCTTATAGTTGTTTTAATAAAACCACCCATTCGAATAATATATTCCTCCAGTGCCTTGTCTCTGAACCCCGTAAATACAAAGGATTTACCTGATATCTTTGTATTTATAACTACGGCTGCGGCATTAGCAGGTATCTTACTAGCCCCCTTGCATTTTATTCCTAAATCATCGTAGAACTCATAAAACTTTGGCAGATTATTTAAAAACAATTTTGCGGATGTTTCGGCGATACCATCGACTTTCATCAAATCGTCTGCAGTTAGTTTAGATGTCGCCGCTCTACTCTTTTTATCGTGAAGGAGTATATACGGGTATTCGTCGGTAATTAATTTGATTTTCTTATAACTAAATCCGCGTCCCATAATATTCGAAGCATCCATTAAAATAAGGCAATCAATACCTTTTATTCCTGCTACGGCACTAATAATATTCTCCGCAGTTTTATCTTTGAACCCATTAATTTTTAATAAATCTGCTTTAGTTATATTAGCAATCTTTTTGATATCGTCAAAACCCACATCGTATATCTTGGATATATTACCAGGACCCATATTTTCGATACCAGCGGTTTTCATAAAATATACAAGGTTCTTAATATCATAATCTCGGTTCTTGACTCCTGAATTATTAACCATCATAATATCTACGTGCGTATCATTCCATTTATAATCAACCTCAGGCATACTCGGTGTACCATTAGCAGATGGTGTAATAACACTTTGAATATGCGGTATTACGTTTCCAGAGCGTATTATAATAATTCGCGAACCAGGTCCGATAATATTCTTCTCAATATATGCGCCGTTAAACCCAGTAGCCTGCTTAATCTTTACATTGTCTAATTCGATTTCATTAAACATAACTATTGGCTTCATATACATATCCTTTGATACATTCCATTCTACCTTTGACACGATTACCTCAGCTTGCTCCAGTGTATGTATAGATTTGAAAGCAAAAGAATACTCGGGATTTTTATCTTTGACAATTTCGTAATATTTGCTGATGTCGCTTACAACAATACCATCAATCACGTATTCGCCAATCGCGCGTCTTTCTTGGAGTATATTTGATAGCGCGGTTAAATCGAAAGTATCTAACACTTTATTATTAACTACTTTGAAGTTTTTCTCAAGCAACATAGGGAAGCCATTGCTCATTTTAGGATTTATTAGCGAATATGCTACAAAATCTACCTTTGCCAATATGTCCTTGTTTAAAATATCGCTATTTATAGCACCAGACAAAGTATTACGAGGGTTCGCTCCTTGTTTCCCCATAGCACCTAATATATCCCAGTTTCTCTTTGATATAATTAATTCACCGCGAACCGCTATATCTACACCTGTAAGTTTAGGAATGCTATCAATATACTCTAATAAATGCGTTATATCTTGCCCCTCCGTGCCGTTCCCGCGAGTATATATTTTTATTGTATTATTCGCATATATGATAAGGCAACTAACGCCATCTAATTTATCGCTTACTATATAAGAACCTCCATATTTCGCCTTGTATTTCGTTAGTTCTGCTTCGCTATCTTTAATCTTATTCTGAGACCCCATATAATACGGAAGGAGCACCTTGTTTTTAACATCAGCCCCTATGCGTTTGAAATATTTGTCCTTTGGGTATTTTGTTTTAACATAATCTTTGATAACATCATATATATCATCTTTGATTAAGTCATTGTCATTATTAAAGAACGCGTCATCGGCTTTCATTAGCAAGGCAATTACATCTTTTTTTTTATTTTTTTTAATGAAACCCATAGGGTCATTATTAATAGCAGTGATGTTGTATTCCATATTATTATATATATTATATATATTATATTATAATTTATATATATCAATTTATATATATTATTTCATTAAATACCAATGAAATACATATAAAAATAATGTAAAGTATATATATTATAAACCAATCTCCCCAATGCTAAAACAACTTACCTCATTCTATTATTTCTATGAAACGGATGTTATCAATAACACTGATGACTATGACGCAGATACTTATAAAAATATCGCGTCGATTGACTAACAACACAAAGCAACATATTACTACATCTATTATTTTTTAGTATTCTTTACTACGCAACTATTATTCTCATAATCGTTAGGCATAAAAGAATGTAAATTACCTTCATCGTCTTTAAACGCTTCGCGTTGTAATCTCTTGCTATATTTGAAATTTACCTTTGTAATTCTGCTGCTATCGTATAAGGACAAGATAATAGTTTGCAAAGGAGCATCTCCCCATCTGCAATAAAATATATAGCCCTGCTCATCTATTTTATTTACTATATCTTGAATTTCTGGTTTATTCCAAACATCTACATTAATAATATTGAAATTATTATAATACATAAAGGGCATATTAAGTTCTACAGAGGTGCCAGTATAATCCTCGTTATTCAATGCATTATGCAGTTTCTTAAATTTGTTAAAATACTCGTTATTGTTATTTAGCGTATGATCCATAAACAATTCATTAATTTTATCTCTTTTATTCTCGTAGTGTTTCAGGAAAAAGTCCTTCATCCCATAATTGCATAGACTGCAATCGAGATGTATTATATTCGAGATATATATATAATCTTTGTCGCTCATCATTTCGAATAGGTCGTATTTAATGGGCTCTTCAATAATACTATCATCGTCTAACCTCATAACGTAATTATAATCCTTCGTATATTTACTAAAGTTTTTCATCCAAAAATAGCACATTGAACGATATTTCTGATTACGCCAATAGGGAACCACGCGAAGGTCAATTATACTATTCATTTTATCAATGTCAATATGCGACGGGATGCGAAAATCTTCTTCGTCTATTTGCTGGAATTTTAGCAAATTACGGCATTCGCCACGTATCCCTGCAATAATTTCTTTCTTTGCGTCCTCTGTATAATCCCCCTCGTGTAGTATAATCACAGGATATTTATATTTGGCATTAAAGTTTTTAAAAAGAAAATACAAACTCGTCTTCAAATATACCTTTCTTTCTGTCGTGTTCTGTGTTAAAATAAATATAGCCCCTTTAATCATCTTGTATTTTATATGTTATATGTTATTATGAAATATAAATGTAAATTAGTTTTATATGTTCTCGATGTTATTCACATTAACTTTCACATCTTCTATCTTATTATTAACGCCGTATAATTTGTATTTATTATATAACTTGAAGGTTTTCATATCTTTATCGCTTATGGCTTCAGTGAAGTAAGCAAAACTATATAGAACTATCTCGCAACTTTTATTCTTATTAATTACAAAAGGGGTCTTAGCAATTTTTATTTCATTTGCGTTATTCCTTTTGAATTCATATTTCGTATTATTCAAATGTAATATGACATCGTCGTTATCCATTATAAGACCTAAAAATGTTATGTCGCGCTTCAATGTTTCCATATTAATATCATTAATATTATATACGCTATCGTCTATTATTATTTCAATCGTATATAACTTCTCGAAATATGATAACTTGTAGGATTTTTGCTCCTTCGCTTTGTTAGACAATACATCATAATTTTCATAATAATGATAATTGTTAAGTAAATTAATGCTTTTATTGATATTATTCTTATCATATACTACGCCATCTAAGTCATTATTGTCCGTATCGTAATTATTAACGTTGTAATAATTGTTGTTATTATATTCATTGTCCTTGATGTTAATTACAATGTTCCTATTATCGATACCATAAATTATAAATAGGTTGTTATTCATACTTGTGAATTTTTTATGCATAAACATAAATAATATTGAAAACTTATTAATCGTCTTCTCGTTATTATACAAAATATTGTTAGCGGGTCCTTCTATGCTAACGTTCTGTATATTGTATCCATTAACATTGGGGTTAAGATTATTTAGTTCCTTCGTGATATCATTGCTACTTAATTTCAGTTTAATGTTATTATTGTAATCCTTATTATCAGTTATCCAATCCAGATTACTAATATTCTCATTGTTATACGAGGATATCAATACGCGCATCTCCTTTTTTTTAAGTAATTTAACGAAATTAAAGTTATCTATAAGGTCTTTGTTAGATAATATTAGGTCAGTGTCCTCGTCATTTATATTATTACCTGCAATAGCGCCTTTTAACTGAAGAGGAACAACAGGGACTTTTACTATATCCGTTAATTCATATAACTTAACATTATCTTTAATCTCATCGACTTCTTTTGCGACCTTTATTATATCAGTGCTTTCAAATTTGTTAGCATTATCAAAGTATTCCTTTGTATTTTTAAATATTGTCCTTATATCCCCCTTATCAGATATTATCATCAATATTATAAATATGCCAATTAAAATACCCAGAAAATATAATAAATAATTTATCATTATCTAATCTCTTAATATATAATTTATATAAAAAAATATATATAAGAAATAATAATAAATATAATATATAAGATAGTAATAACGTATGAATATGAATAAAGATAATTTTAATAATATTGATATAATGTCATTTTTGAATAGTATGCAGAATATGCAACGAATGGAAAGAGGTAAATCTTCTAAAAAAAGCAAGAAGTCCTCGCGATGCACAATTAAAGAGGAAGACAATGTATATATCAATGAATGCGATGAAAATGAGAAGATTACCAAGAAAGATACAGATGAAGAACAAGATGGCGACAATGAAGTTATTAAGAATATTGAGAAAGTCGAAGAGGTCGAAGATGATGATGACGAAGATGACGACGATGATGATGAAGAGGATGAAGAAGATGATGAAGATGATGAAGATGATGAAGAAGATGATGAAGATGATGAAGACGATGAAGATGATGACGAAGAGGATGATGAAGACGACGAAGATGGAGAAGAGGATGCAGGTGTAGAAGAAGGATTTACATCTGAAGATTTATACAATGTATTTAATAATTTCTTTGCGGATGAATATGGGGTTTCTATTGCAACTTCATTGTCTAATATCGCATTTGAACTTAATAAACTTAATAAAAATCTAAAATCTAAAAAATGATAAAGAATATATATAAATATTTTACTAACATAATATATAGTAATAAGTAATATGGATAGTAGTAATAATATGAAATGGCAATGTAAAAAATGCAATGCGATGATAGACAATTGCATAGATATGGATTATCATAATGATACTATGCATCCTAATTTTTCAGATAAATATGTGGTATCTTGGTATAAAAATGGCAAGAAGGGAATGTCTCCATATGACTAACAGGTGTGCTAACAATACATATTCCATAATGTTTTATCGAGTTTGTGATTATTATTTTTATTATCTTTTAGGTAAATCCCAAATTTACCTAATAATAAGTTATATTTTTTACCTTGATGCTCGACAGGCTTAGGGAGAGAACTAATGAACTCAATATCCTTTGCAGTTAGTTCATCCATTGTTATTTTTTTCCATTTAAGATAAGGCTCGATATTAGTATATTTATCTAAATCTTTATTGTAATAGCAGACCCCATAACGTGTTGTTAGCACACCTGTTTTCTTCTCTTTGCTATTGTTATTATTATTATTGCTGCATCCATTACTTGAGTTTGTTGCTAATGCAGCATCTATTGAAAGTTTTATCTTCTTGTATAGTTCGTTAAGAATAACATCCTTTGTAATAGTAGCATTTATAATTTTATCTAATTCGTCTTCCATCTTCGAAGTAAATTTCAAATCACATAGGTAAGGACACATTTCATATATATATTTAATAACATCTATTCCTAACTCAGTGGGAACAAGAAGATCCTTTTGTGTTCCTCCCAAATTAATTTTCTTAGTAAATATCACAATGTCCTTCTTCTTCTTAAAACATTCGATTTCATATTCTTGTTGCGGGTTTGTTCCGATTTCTACATATTTTTTCTCTAATAGTTTATCGATAATAGAGGAATATGTTGATGGTCTCCCAATACCTTCTTTTTCCAATTCTTTAATTAACTGAACTTCGTTATATAGTGATGGTATATTATCTATCGTTCCTTGCGAAGAATACTCTTTGGATGTCGCAGATAACTTAGCATCTTTAATAATATTTAGAAAATCATCAGTGCTCTCCAGTTTAGCATTATATAATATGTGAAAGCCGAGTTCTTTTAGAAATGACTTAGTGGCGCAAAATATATATTCTGAAATGTCTGGCGGCGACTTAAATTTAATATATATATCAACATACACTGCATCAGACATTAGAGATGCCAATGTTCTATTCCATATTAACTCATATAATTTTTCGTGATTTTTGGTAGCCCCTTCAAATGATATGGTTTTATATTGCGGGTTTGTTATGCGAACTGCTTCGTGGGCTTCTTGTGCATTCGCTATTTTAGTTTTGTAAGTCCTATATTTAGCAAATGTCGGGTCATACGTTTCTTTAATATATGCTAAAATCATTTTCTTGGCATCTTCTGCGATACTTGTCGAATCCGTGCGCATATAAGTAATGAACCCGCGTTCATATAAATCTTGCGCCAATTTCATAGTTGTTTTTGAATTGAACCTGCATTTATTATAAGCATCCTGCTGAAGGGTTGTTGTAGTATATGGAGGCGACGGGCTAACATTCCTTAATTTTGTTTCATAACTTATTTTATATTTTGTATTAATACTTAATTTATTAAGAATATCTTTGACTATACCAACATCTCTTATTTTATATTCTATTAACTTGCTTGTATCATCCTTGATATCCTTGATATCCTTGTCATCAGCATATACATTCAATGCGGCTGAAATGATTAGGTCTTTAGTAATATTAAATTTGCCTTCTATAGTCCAGTATGGAATAATCTCTTTGTTAATAATGCGATTTCTTTGGGTAATACAGATAATAAGCCCCGCTATTTGAACTCTACCAGCGCTAAGATAATTCTTGTTAAACTTATTCCATAGTAAAGGCGATACCTTGTATCCTATTAATCTATCAACAATACGCCGTGTTTCTTGTGCATTCACTTTGTCCATATCAATAGTTCTCGGATTTTCGATAGCATTTATAACTGCATTTTTAGTAATCTCATTAAATGTAATGCGATGACATACCTTGTCTTTAATGATATTACCAAGACACTTTTTAAGACTATTTGCGATTGCTTCGCCTTCTAAATCTGGATCCGCTGCTAAATATATAACATCTGCTTTTATTGCCAACTCTTTAATATTCTTAATAATACTCGGATTTGTTGGAACATATTCTACCTCCCACGTGTCTGTATCAAACCCCAATGTGTCTTTTGGTAAATTATAGATATGCCCACCAGAAAAAGCAACTGCAACGTCCATATCTCCTAAGTATTTTTTAATTGTTTTCGTTTTTGTGAAACTTTCAACTATGATAAGAGATTTCATTTTTGTTATCTCTTTATAATATACTTTGTATATCAGTTTTTATTATATAAATATTCAATAATTTGTATGTATAAGATATATATAGGTATATATAGGTATATATAGGTATATAGGTATATATAGGTATTATTACAACAATGCCATCAAACTATTATAGTGTCCTTTTGACGAATGATATAAAATGTCGGGTTATTGCTGAATATCTTGACAAACAAAAAGATATACATAGTAAAAACGAGGTATTCGAAGATTATAATGCTTATATAGCAAGTTATGAATATGCGAATGCTTTGAACTTTCAAAGTTTATGCGATGATATCGAAGCATATAACTCCGCGTGTGGAAACTATTACGAACTAATACTTTTTAATCTTAACGAGTTCATAACATCATTTGATTATAAAAAATACGTGTATTTGAGGTTTTACAATAATATCAGAAGTGATGTTTATTACTCATCGACAAATAGCGAAGATGATACTAAAGAAATCAATATTAGCAACCTTGTATCTGCAGTTAAAGATAGCGACCGCGAAGAAGTTTTTACGAATATCTATACAAGCAAAGATACCTATCTAATATTATACAAGGTAATTACCAAACGTATTGCTGAGGCTTTTACAATTACTAATTATTACCGCAATAACATAAAGCATCCCTATAGATATAAATCGAACATTTATAATTACATATGCAAAGATATGATATATGATTATACAAATATATTAGATAAGCATATATTATTATCACCTTGCGAATACGATAATATATTTATGAATGATATTAGATGTATCGGATACATTGGCATACACGATATAACGCATTGTATAGCAATGAATATAAATAGCATAGACTTTGAAACATTTGTGGATTTATCTTTTATTATTAAATATTATGCTGAACATTTTTCAAGAGACGGAAGTAAAACTCTACATACATTTTATAGTGGCAAAATGCCCAACCTAGTTATTCCCGAATTATACAAAACATTTTTAGCAAATATAAAAAATTCAAAGAGCATCAGTGATTTGTATGAAAAAAACAAAGATATATATGGCTTAGATATGGAGGTTGAACTCAGGTATCTAAGCAAAGATTTGAGCCCTAATATATCAGGTCTGGAATTTATATGCAGATGCAATTACGTATATAATTTATGGCAACTAATTTTTACAAACAATAAACATTACTATAATCATTACCCAGACAAAAAAATAATAACTAAAATAAAAAGGGATATCATAACTGAATATAATATGGAAAAAATGATATGTATATGATATATGATTTAATGATAGAATAATAATAATGAGGCGCTCTTCTACAAATTCGCTAACGTCGATGAATTCAATGACCTCGATGTCTTCTATAAACTCGAGAACTAAAATATATAATACCAGAGATTTCCACGCATATATCGCAAATATCGAAGAAGATATTATCAAGGTGTATAATTATTATTATTATTTATCTATTAAATATGACAAGAAAATAGACACCATCATTAATAGATATGAACACAGAACAAATAAATTATTTATGGACTTAAGGCGCAGGGAAAGCCATCACAATAAATTGAGTGAGAAGGTAAGTTGTATCATTGAGACATTAAAAGAGTTAGATGGTGATTTTGATATTTGCGATAATACTATAGTTATCCACGATGCTGATAGCATAGATAAAATTTATAGAAATATTGTGCTATGTTTATGGGTATATACATTGTTTGTTATTGGTATGATTATTTCCACGTGTATCGAGTAATACCTGCTACTACTAATACCTGCTACTTCTAATACTCTGTTAGTATTTGATTATTTGGAGGGTCTCGACGGTCTCTATGATATTGATTTGCAATGCAATGTGTATTTATATCGTTCGTAAGGTTTGCAAGTAATGCTTTCCTTTCCTCAATGTAATCGTTAATTTCATAAAGTTCCGTTTTCCTATTTGCAATTCTAACTTCTATTTTTCTCAAGTCGGCTTCTAAATTATCACTTTTTTTGAAGATACAATCAAGTATTTTTTCCTCTGCTATCTTGATATCTACCTTTCTTTTTGTAAAACTCTCATTAAGTATCGCTAACTCTAATTTATTTTTATCTATTATATCGTTTATATCTGCATCTGCGAATACTTCATCAACTTCTTCGATATTATCTTTAATCCAATAATCTCCATCCATCAAGTCAAATAGTGTCTTTACATCTTCAAGAGGAACACTAAAGAACTCTCGATTAGAGGTAATTCTAAATTGCGAGAGAAGTTTAGTGATTGCATTTTTCTTACATTCAATATTATGCACTCGCTTGGCAAACTCGCATTTATATGGCGTAGGTGGTCGCCATAACCCTAATAACCCATTTATATCTGCTAATCTTCTCTCAGGTGTTATACAAGAAACGCCAATATTATAAATATTTGGCATAGATACATTAGATACGCAATATATATATCCGTATTCGCAGTTAGTAGTAGTAGTCATAGTCATTTACTACTTCTCTATATCTAATGCATAAATCATTTTTCTCTAAGTTTTCAGAGAAAACTCTGGAATTATTTTAGTATTATATATATTGTATCCTTCTAATATATTGTTAGTTTCTATCCATTTGAATAACTCAACAAACTTGTGAAACATCACAACATTCTCTTCGCTATATATAATATTACTTAGCGAATTGTATAGTATATTATAGCCTACCATAATATTATAATAAATATCGGCATTACATTGTAAATTGTGCTTAAATATAATGTCAATCCTGTCTTCATTCACTATAATATTAGTAATTAGTTTCTTATCATAATATTTAACTAAGTTAAAGCGTATTGTCAAGTATTTTTTCAAACTTTTTTTAGAGGTTATTAGAGGATATAGATAATAACTTATTATATTGCTTTGCAATTGCGAAGTATCCTCTATCAAATACGCGCGGTCTAAATATATAATATCTTTTATCGACGTTGCAATAGTATTATACCCAAAGTTCTCTAACATTGCAACGCATTTATATTTATATCCTTTGCATATGCTATCGCTGCTATCAGTGCTATCGTGGATATCGCGGTTATCGTGGATATAATGAATGTCATAGAACAATCCCTTCGGTCTAATAGAATAAATGCACGTATTATTTGGATTATTAACGGCTCTATATAATCTATTCAAATATTTTAAGCATCTTTCATTATCTATATCGTAAATACATTTAGCAAATACTTTCTTATAAATAATAATCTGTATGTCTTCAGGTAATTCATATAAATAATTCTTTGCAAACATTATTTACTATATTTATCTAATGTCTTATGTATGTATGTAATATTTTGCAAAGAATTATATAAAAACTGATATTACCATATCCATATCATTTATTAAATATAAATGAACGCATTATTAGTATCGCGCATTATAAGTGCGTGGATGATAATAATCTTAACAATATTACTAAGTTATATCTTTGCAAATACTGAGCAATTTACTGGAGATACCACATTCTATCGTTTTGGACCACATCCTGAATTGGTTATTCTTGGTATTGTTATAGATACTGCTGAGAAATATTGTTTAGTCGTATTATATGCTATCGTCAATACTATAATAAGAACTCTCGACCATAATATTATGGCTCCTTATATAACACTAAATGTGCAAAATATAAATTCACAGAATAATGAAATTAAAAATATCCCAAAGCAATATGAAATATCAATAGTGAATACTATATATTCGTGGTTCGATTGGCTAATATATATTAATATGCTCCTTGCACAGGTTGATATGTTTTTACTTGAACTAACAACAGATGTAATAACAATCTATTTTGTAACAGGTTGGTATATAAAAAAAAGGGCATTGATGCAAACAGAAACTATAACTACAACTACAGATAACCTTGTTCCGAACGTTGTTCCGACAACCTTAGTTTCTGATTAACGGCGTTTTTCAATTCAATGATATCATTCTTGATATTGTTTATATCTAACATATTCTGTATTTGCTTCTTAAGTTCGTCAAGGTCGTCTCTCTTGTTTCGCCTTTCTGTCTCCATTATATTTTTGACATTCGCAGTTAATGCCTTGATTTCTTCGCGACATTTTTGCAGGTCATTTTTAATGATTGCGAGTTCTACGTCGCTACAACGCAAATCATACTTCGCTTCATACTTTGATTTATTTTTTTCAATTGCTTCCCTAATTGTTTTTACATTTAGCCTTGTTAATTCTTCTATATGCTCTATGTCGAACATATTTTCATTATACATCCTTATTGCGATTACTTCGAGCCTCGCTTTGATGGCTCCTTGTGTTCTACTATGTTTCTTGGCAATTTCTTCAATATCTAAATTACTTCTTATATTATCTAATAATGCTTGCTCTTCGGTGGTATCCCATTTACACCCCATATTTGTAGGTATATCTTTGTCTGGATTAGCAATTTTATATTTTTCTATACATCTACTTTTGTAGTTCGCCAAAGACATATTTGTAATTATATAGTTAATTCATAATTCATAATCTTATATGTATATTTATGTTTATCTCGATGTTTATGTTTCTGCATTTGCTGCTGCAGGTAATATTTGATAAATAGCATTATTTATAGCCGAGTATTTACTCATCGGTCTATAGCAATGATAATCTGTATATATCCCAGCCTCTATAAGCATCTTTAAACGGCTTGACATCCCAAAGGTATCTCTGTCCAATCTATTGAATTTTGTATCGCGGTCTTTTAAGCAAATTAAATTGTTTGTTCTTTTATTCCAACTCATCACTCTGCCATATAAAAAGAGTTGGTCAATTGACCACCCAGTCTTTCCGTGCCCTTCTTCAATTACATTATTTCGCGCAATATTTAGAAGCATATCCCTAATATCATCCGTCGAATGTATATCGAATATATCCTTCCATACTTTAGGTGTTGCCGCATTATAGCACATCGCCAGTTGTTTATAAACAAAACAATGGTTGTCGCGGTAATATATGAATTTGCTATTATCATATTCTTTAATATGCTCAGTATAATAAGTTCTATTCATAGGCAGCATATCAATATCAGTAATCATAACGGCGTTTTCATAGTTTAATAAACAGGGATACATTAAGCGAATAAATTGCGAAGTGAAACTGGTTAATACATTTTCGACTGGCTCGAATAAAATTATATTGTTCTTGTATTGCATATATTCTTTTGGGATTGCTTTAGCTACTAAAATAATTTTAACGTCAATACTTGGATAGAGTTTATTCCACGTTTTAACAAAAATAGGTATAAACTCTATATATAAAGGGTTATCATTCACTGCAGTTAATATACAATCCAATTTCATTCTAATTTATGTTATGTTATATAGCAGTATATATTTTTATATATATTTATGTGGTTATATGTGGTTATATATGCTCATATTCCTCATTTATACTTTGAATATCATACAAGGTATTATCTGCATATACATTATTTTTTAGTAAGTTATTATATTTCTTCTCTAATTTTTTGTAATGTTCTCTGCTATAATGGCTATTCAATAATAACTCATTGTATTTCCATTCAATATCATTATAACGCTTAACTAATGTATCGTATTTATTCTTAACATATTTAAGTTCCTTGTCTTTGCTTTCATACAATATCTTCATTTTATTGCATTTATCTTTTAGGTATAGAGTGCTATTACTATAATCGTCATAGTAATCCTTTGTAAATATATAGTATAAATTATTATACATTATAATGATATGTAATATAATAATTTTTTATATAATAAATATATGATATGAAATATTACAATAATCAAAGAATATATTCATCAAAAAATGGCACGATAACTATAAAACCATTCTCAATAATGGTATCAAACCTATATAATGTAAAAAAATCCACATTTATTATTATATTATTTAGCAATAAATATTCATTCAATAGCATATTCGTATAATAGATAAGTTCGAGCCACGTTTTTAACTCGTCATCTAATATATAGTATAATGGTATGTATATGTCTTCTGTGTCAAATCCGAGTAATATAGAAATATTAGATAGTTTCACTTTAATACACGTGGCATTTTGGAAGTCTTCAGGGAGTTCAGTAGTTAGTATATCGTAGTGATGTTCTAAAAAGTTTTCTATATTTATGTCTGATAAATAATATAATTCTTCCAGTTCCTCAGTATTTTTGTCATAGTAATTATCGACATTTTCATTACTGCTAATAATCCCTAATGATACCATATTGAAGATATCAAGAGATGTATAATATATCCTATTTTCATAATTGATAATATCTTTGATAAACAAGTCCTTGTATCGGTTATTCCTTTTAATGATATTATTACTTAGTAGTTCTTTCATACAATCATTATAAACGTATTTATATATTTGGGTATATATATCATAAGGTAATAAATTCAAATAATTCATTTATAATATAATATCTAACCTATTCATATATGATAGGAATATAAAAAATATATAACATACATTATACTATACATTACCTTATTATACTATACATTACCTTATTATACTATACATTACCTTAGATTATGTTATTATACTATACCTTATTACGTTATTATACTATACATTACCTTAGATTATCTTACATTACGTTATTATACTATACATTACCTTAGATTATCTTACATTACGTTATTATACTATACATTACCTTAGATTATGTTATTATACTATACATTACCTTACATTACGTTATTATTAAAGTCCTTCCAGTCCTTATTGATATTTCTCCTATTCTTATAGGCGAGACGGCTATCCTTGCGTTTAAGGGCATTCTTTTTATAATTAACAACATTATTATCTCCTCTCTTTAGTTCGCGAGGAATTTTATTAACATCCTCGAAATCCCCACATTTGTTAGTATAAGAGTTGAAAGCGCGGTAGCTGATCTTGTTGGCGTTAAAGTTCATTGTTTATTACTTATTTTACTTAATTAAAAAATCTATATAAGGATATCAATTTTTATTATTTTAATCATAAATTATTACAAATTTATACCAAAAAAATTGATACCAGTATGTAATGTATATAAATATATATTACCTAAATAATATACAATCTATAATGAACGACCTTAACAATGATATGAAGGATTTGCTTAGAAATATCAATCTGTGTTGTGTAAAAATCAACGAGCAGAAAAATCTGAATTGCACCTTTAAGAAAGTTGATTTTCTTGAGAAAGAAGCATTCTACGAAAAATTCCCAAATACAAAGTTTGATGAAAAGACGCAAGAATAAAAGTATAGGGAATTGTGCATATAAAAAATGATACTTATATTATAAAAAAGAGAAGATAATCAAAAAAATGGCTTCAAATACTTTGAGTAATCTGCTTATTTTTAAGCCTATGCTATTAGACCCAAAATATTGTTGCTTCCCCGAAGATATTGTAATAAAAATAAATAATATCATTTGTGACGAATACATTAAGCAAATATATATTGCATTAGAGCATAACTTTATCAAGAATAGCATAGGTATCTTCTTAAATGACAAGACCCTTTCAAAGTTCCTATATTATTTCGGATATCAAAAATATCGCTATATTTATATTTTGGAAGGTATATATGGAGAAACTATTGATAATTTATATTGGGAAAACTTTGATACCGATATATTACAAGAAAATTTTAATGGCATTAGCATCGATAACAAAGAGCCGCTTGTATTAAATTTGGAGAGAGATGAAATATTTTCAAGAGAAAACAACTATACTAATAACTCGGAGATTGATGAATATAAATTTGATGTTAATATTTATTCGTCGAAATTAACCTTGAATGAAACGATGTGGATTATTAACAATTTTGCGATATATGATGATACAATTTTAGAAGATAACGCTAATATCGACATAGAAATTGCCAACAACGCTTATAATGATATTTATGATTATGATAATGAAGAATATGCGACTATATGGAACCTGTTTAATAGGGGATTTATTCAGTTAAATATATTGAAAATGATTTATATTTTCTGCTATAACAATGATATCGATAGTAAAACTCAAAAATATTATGAATTTATTGGAGGCACAGGCTGTCCCAAAATAAAGGTTGATAATTCCAAACTATTTCATAAAACCTGCTATAATATTATAAAATATTTCAATAAAAAAATAAAGAAGGCTGCTGAAGACAAATATGTATTAAGTTATTTATATGGTATCTATACTGCAGATGAAGGATTTACGCATTTTAACGAGGCACACGCAGAACACGAGAATAAAGCCTATGATTTACTTAATGATAACGGGCTATTGTCCTCTAATAGCACAGATATTTATATATTATTAGATTTCTTATATGAGAGATACTTGCAATAGCAAGTAAATGCTATAACTACTTACATATTACTTATATCGCAAAATACTTGGGCTAAATATTTGAAACTTATATCCTTTGAATATTTTCACCCAATCATCATTCTTATCTTTGTTTTCCTTATCAGTATCCTTAGTTTCTTTAGTATCATCATTTTTATCCACGTATTTACTATATGAATAATTGCTAATCAATCTTCCTTGACTGAAGTAATATGAGCCGTCCATTGTTATATTATCCTAATATTATAATACTATATAAATATATACTATAGGTTATAATCATTTTTTATTATTTACCACCTCGCAATCTTAGCACCAGATGAAGGGTGCTTTCCTTCTGTATATTGTAGTCTGCAAGTGTTCGCCCGTCTTCTAATTGTTTTCCTGCGAAAATTAAGCGCTGCTGGTCTGGAGGGATACCTTCTTTGTCTTGGATTTTCGATTTAATCATATCAATAGTATCCGAACTTTCAACTTCGAGCGTAATCGTTTTTCCAGTCAAAGTCTTTACAAAGATTTGCATATCTTTACTTTTATTATTACTATTACTTAATATATATATTACATATATTTTTTATATATATTTGATGATAGGTGTATATATCATTATCTATTATCTATTTTAAATCCATACCTCCTGCACTGAAAATCCCTTCGTATAATTTTTCATATAAATAAGTTTCCTTCTCTTTGTCGGTAATCTTATTCTCTGGAATTCCGAAAAAATCTAATTGGTAAAAGCAGGTATGCGCTGAAGGAAATCTCCTTGTATCTGCGCCATACATATAGAAGAATTTATACCCATTTACCTCTCTATCTGCTAGCCTATTATAATGACTAAACCCAGACATAAACTGAAGTAATCTTTTAATGAATTCATAATGCTTTTCAATAGTCTGACCTTCTCTTTTCTTAGTAATAATGTTCGTCATATATTCTCGGATTTCTGCAATCTTCTCTTCTTTTTCTGTTTCATCCATTGTAGGATGTATATTGCGGATAGATATGTTGTCATCGACATACTTAATCACGGATATCTTCAGTTTTTCAGCAAATTCTAATAATATTTGTTCATTTAATTGCTCATTTGTAATAAGTTTGTCGAGTATATCAATTGAAACCTCATTTGCTTTTAAAAATATCCTTAATTCATCCTTAAAACCAAAACCTGCAAATAACGCGTCATACCTCTTTTTCATACTCTTCTTAGAACCCTCAGTGCCGTTCGATAAAAAGTTCTTAGTCACTGCGTGATTTGCTAATTGCAAAATATACCTAGTGTAGTTTTCTTTCGTCAAAGCCACCCCATCGGGATTACTTTCAGAAGGTCTCGAAATAATATAATAATCATTAAAAGAAAACCCACATAATTCTATATTGTCCTTTTGCTGTTCGTTCATCATATTCACGTAAGCACTGGAATTATTGAAATCCTTTAAATAATAATATAATATATCATAATATTCAAGATCCTTTTTCTGATTTATAAATCTCGATAATATATATGATGAAAATTGCTTAGGTAGCCCAATCTCTTCATTAACTACGGCAATACCCAGCATTCTCCCAATTATATAGTATATACTTACATAATCTGCTGAGGTATTATAACTAGGTATTGGCTTTATTTTTTCTATAACATATTTTATGACCTTCCTAAAGTTTTCATCAGGTTCAAAGTTAGGATTTATGTAATACCTATTAGAACCACTTTCTTCAGGTAGTATAAATGGTCTCTTCTTATTTGTTTCGTCGCAAAACAATTCTTCAAATAATTTTGTAAAGAACTCTCTGCTTACGCCACCATAATCAACTGCATCTTTTTCTTTGGTCGTCAACGTCCCATCATCCATTTCTACAATTTCATTTATAGATACCTTGAATATATTCGTATAATGATTTATATACTTATTCTGCTGTTTATTTTCGTATATTACATAATATATAATTATCGAAGCCAACGCGGAACCTTCGTAATATATAAAATTTGTAGATACCTTAGTATTGTTCACAACAAACTCTTTATTTATGGCATCTTTGATTTTTGTTAAATCGCAATTATCTTTTTCTCCCAAATATTTATAGCACATATTGAGCATCTTTTTCTTAAAATATAAATATTTTTTGTCCTTATTATTATTAGTATGTATATTATTGATACTATTGCATATTTCACTTTTATTTATAATATCTGTCCTTTCGGCTGCTGATAATCTACTCGCTCTCAAGTCTTTAATTTTTAATATACCTAAATCTTTCTTTTTTAATCCCAATACCTGTTTTTTGAAAAGAAGCCCTCTTGTAGTAATATCTATCGGCTGAATATTGCTATCAAACATTAGCGCACTTTGAAAAATTTCTTTGTATTCACTGCCATCTCTTGCAATAGGTTCCTGTGTCAAAGGATTTTGATTGGGATGCATTACCCATCGCATACAACTAATAATATCATATCTTGTTTTTGCAATAGAATATTTACTAAATTGCAGAACAGGTTCAGGTATTTTAGAAACAATTGGAATATAATAATGTGCCTTGACTTTGATGAAACTATCCTTAGTTAAATTAGTTATTCCAAATTTAGCCCATTCAGCCTTTTCAAAAGACACATAAAATGCTACGGGGTCTTGCGAACTTCGCGATGCTATATTTTCTCTCTTGATTTTAATTTCAAACGCCTTCACAAGTTCCTCGCTATTCGCAGTAATATCAATACCATTTTTCGGTTTTTTTCCTCCATAATCTTTCCATCTTAGTCCGATTATAATAGGGGGCAACTTGGAAACCCCCCAACCTTTTTCTTTTTGCAATTGTTTATCTATAATAAACTTTTCCAATTGTTCCCTTGTTTGCAGAGGTTTTCCTTCAGCATCTAATATTTTCTTAAGTGCCTTCTTTAATTCTTCAATTATAAGTGCCCCTCGCGATGTAATCATACGTGGTATTAAATTACAATCATATTGATAACTCATACATAATAGGCGATTGTATATAGACGAATCTATTAATATCCTTTTAAATGTTCGCGGATTAATAACAGGGATTGCTACCCAATTTTTACATTCTTCATAAGTAAAATCATTCAAATTATTATCATCTGGGACAATTATTTTATCGGCTTCATTCTCAAAATAGGGATTTTTTAAATCCGCTAACTTGTTCATTAATTTCTTACCATTCAGGAACCCCATACCCTCAGGTAATCTATATTGAATATTCTCACTAACTTTACTATTATCATATAATATTACATAATAGTGATTAATATAAATTCTACCATATTTTAATATTCTCTTATCACGTCCATTTCCATTGTTAGGTGTATGAAGGACATATACATCTTTTTTTGGTATTTCATCATTTACTAAATTTTTAAAATAATCAATTATATCCTTATCTAATTTAGGTTCATATTTATCTACATATTCTTGTAATACCTTACTTATTTTTTTTATTATTTCAAAATAAAAAAAATTTTTTGATACGTTAAGATACGAAAAACAGAGATATTCACTTGATAGCCTGTATGTTGGATTGTTTATAATTTGCTCATAAATATTATAAATAAACCCTCTAACAATTTCAGTAATATCTTCTTCTCCAAGTCTTTGATTTTTCATAGCAAAAACCCCTTCTATATATTCCATAAATTCATCATTATCTGCTTCACTAATGTCTTGGAATATAGCATCAATTACTGGGCTTTCTATATTTTTATATCTTCTACCAAGTCCTTTATCAAGTGTAAGAAGAAATGTTTTAAATTTTAAAAAAACATCCTTTCTTTTATCTACATCAAATGCTAATGCGATTTGGCGAAGTTTTCTCTGGAGAGTATGCTCATATTCTTTTTTTTCACCTTGTTCCTTCAATAAAATCTTGTCTCTTAATTGTATTTTTTGTTCTAATTTTTGTTCTAAGGTTAATTTTTTAGAAGACGAAGACGAAGAAGAATAAGATGAAACGCTAAATGTATTCTTTAATTTTGGTTTTTTTGGTTTTAAAACGGCTTCATCATTAACATCTAATAATTCATCAAAAGACTTCACATTATGAGTTAAGAAATCATTATCGTTATCATTCATAAATTTTAATCGCTCGTCTATACCATCAATAATCACCTTTGTGATTTCATTTTTGGTTTTACTTGAAGATCTAGAAGACCTACTATTTAAATTATTTTTGAGTATTGTAATATCTATTCCATACTGCATAGTAGTATATAATAATTCAATATAAATACGACTATTCTGCTTGATTTTCTCTTTTGTTCGCGGATTTACTAAAGGGTTGTCTACCCAACTTTTGCATTGTTTCTCTGTATAATATGGCATCTCATAATCGGTGTTCGCAAATTCTGAGTTTGTCATCCCTTCTTTATCATACTTCCATTTGTCATTCAGTGTGTATAATCGAGGTATTTTGTCCCTCTTATATTCATTGATATTATCTACTAATTGTTTTCTTAGAAAGGTATCATAAAAACAAATGTCTTTCACCTTGTTTGAGAAAAGCTTAGGATTTTTATCTTTTATAAAATCTATCTTATATTTTTTATCATATGATATGCTTGTATCCATATAATTTGTAAGAAGATATGGAGATATACTTGGATCCTTTATCCATATTAAACATTGGTCTTTATTTATTTTTATAGACATATTCTAATATATTAGAATATATATTATATATATATGATTACAGGTGCATAACTCATTATCTATCTTAAATCCATACCTCCTGCACTGAAAATCCCTTCGTATAATTTTTCATATAAATAAGTTTCCTTCTCTTCTGCAGTAATCTTATTCTCTGGAAATCCGAAAAAATCTAATTGGTAAAAGCAGGTATGCGCCGATGGAAATCTACCTGTATCTGCTCCATACATATAGAAGAATTTATACCCATTCTCCTCTCTATCTGCCTGTCTATTATAATGACTAAACCCAGACATAAACTGAAGTAATCTTTTAATGAATTCATAATGCTTTTCGATAGTCTGACCTTCTCTTTTCTTAGTAATAATATTTGTTAAATAAACTCTTAATTCTATCTTTTTTGCCTCCTTTTCTGCTTCAGTTAATACAATGTGGTCATTAATAATAGATATGTCGTCATCGACATACTTAATAACGGATATCTTCAGTTTCACTGCAAATTCTAATAATATCTGTTCATTTAATTGCTCATTTGTAATAAGTTTATCAAGTATATCAATTGAAACCTCATTTTCTTTTAAAAATTTCCTTAATTCATCATTAAAACCTGAAAATAACGCGTCATACCTCTTTTTCATACTCTTCTTAGAACCCTCGTTGCCGTTCAATAAAAAGTTCTTAGTTACTGCGTGATTTGCTAATTGCAAAATATACTTAGTGTAGTTTTCTTTTGTCAAATCCATCCCGCCTGGATTACTTTTAGAAGGTCTCGAAATAATATAATAATCATTAAAAGAAAACCCACATAATTCTATATTGTCCTTTTGCTGTTCGTTCATCATATTCACGTAAGCACTGGAATTATTGAAATCCTTCATATAATAATATAATATATCATAATATTTAAGATCCTTTTTCGGATTTATAAATCTCGACAATATATATGATGAAAGTTGCTTTGGTAGCCCAATATCTTTGTTCACTATAGTTATAGACAGCATTCTCCCAATTATATAGTATATATCTACATAATCTGCTGAGGTATTATAACTGGGTATAGTCTTTCTATTATCTATAACATATTTTATGACCTTCCTAAAGTTTTCATCAGGTTCAAAGTTAGGATTTATGTAATACCTATTAGAACCACTTTCTTCAGGTAGTATAAATGGTCTCTTATTATTCTCTTCGTCACAAAACAATTCTTCAAATAAATTTGTGAAGAACTCCCTGCTTACACCGCCGTAATCTGAGGGCTCTTTTTCTATATTATGCAATTCCCCATCTATTTCTACAATTTGATTTATATAAACATTGAATATATTCTTATAATGATTTATATAATTATTCTGCAACTTATCGTCATACATTTTTTTATCTGTGTGTTGAATATGATAATCTACAATTATAGAGGCTAATGCAGAACCTTCGTAGTATATAAATTTCTTCCTTTCATTATTATTGAACTTAATAAACTTATTAAATATTGCTTCTTTAATCCTTTTTAAATCGCAATTATCTTTTTCTCCCAAATATTTATAGCACATTTCGAGCATTTTCTCCTTAAAATATAAATATTTTTCGTCTGCGCCATTATCTGTGTATATGTTATTAATACTATTGCATATTTCATTTTTATTTATGATATCAACCTTTTCGGCTGCTGAGACACCAGTTGCTTTTTTGGGTTTTGATGTAGTAATACCAGCCGCTTTTGCGGCTTTTGCACTTGCTATACCCAAATGCTTCTTTTTTAATCTCAATATTTTTTGTTTGAAAATCAACCCCCTTTCAGAAATATCTATCGGTTGAATATTACTATCAAATAGTAATGCGCTTTCAAAAATTTGATTGTATTCAAAACTATCTGGTGCTATTTGTTGCAGTGTTACAGGATTTTTATTGGGCTGCATTACCCATCGCAAACAATTAACAATACTATAGGGCTTCTTCACAAAATTATCGCGTTCTCTTATAATCGATGATTTAACAAAATGCTTGTTAATAGGGTCTTCATTTTTAGCAACAACTGGAATATAATAATGTGCCTTAACTTTAATGAAACTATCCTTCAATAAATTAGTTATTCCAAATTTAAGCAATTCAGCCTTTGTAAAAAACACATAAAACGCGACGGGGTCTTGCGAACTTCGCGATGCAATCTTTTCTCTCTTAATTTTCTTCTCAAACGCTTTCACAAATTCCTCGCTATTCGCAGTAATATCAATGCCATTTTTAGGTTTTCTTCCGCCATAATCCTTCCATTTTAGTCCTACAAAATTTGAAGCAAACTTGGAAATCTCCTTGCCCATTTTTTTAAGCAATTGCCTATCAATCAAATAACTTTCCAATTGTTCCCTCGTTTGCGGAGGTTTTCCTTTGGCTTCTAATATTATGTTAAGCGCCTTTTTTAATGCATCTATAATACGAGACCCGCGCGAGGTTATCATACGTGGTATTAAATTACAATCATATTGATATGTCATACATAATAGCCTGTTGTATATAGGCGAATCTATTAATATAGGTTCAAATGTTCGTGGATTAATTATAGGGATAGTTATCCAATTTCTGCATTCTTCATAAGTAAAATCATTCAAATCATTATCAACAGGGACAATTACTTTTTCTGCTTCGCTATCTAAATAGAGAAGTTTTAAATCGGCTATCTTCCTCATTAAATTCTTACCATTCAGGAACCCCATACCCTCAGGTAATCTATATTGAATATTCTTATCTTTGTTAATACTATTCTCATATAATATTTTATAATAAGAGTTAAAATAACCTTCTCTACCAGATATTCTTAATATTTTAACTCTCTTATCGCGTCCATTTCCATTTTTATATGTATTTAGAACAAATACATTATATAGCGGTATTTCATCATCTACTAAATTTTTGAAATATTCAATTATATTATCTTGTAATTTAGGTGTATAATTATCTACATATTCATACAATGCATCTCTGATTTTATTTATTATTAGATATTCATTATAATCTTTTATTGACATATTATTATATGAAAAACACTCAAACTTGCTTGATAGCCTGTATGTTGGGCTGTTAATAATTTGCTCATAAATATTATAAATAAACCCTCTGACAAAATCAGTGAGATTAATATATTCTTCTATTTTAAGATTAGCCATAGAATATAATCCTTTTACATATTTCAAAAATTCAGCATTATTATTTTTTTCTTCACTATTACTTTGTAATATACCATTGATTAATGGGTTTTCACTAAAATATTTATATCTACCTAGACCATTGTCGAGTGTAAGAAGAAACTTTTTAAATTTAGTAAAAACCCCCTTATCGACATCCTCTGATAACATTATTTTATAAAGTTTTTTCTGGAGTTTTTTCTGACGACTATATTCATACTCTTTTTTTTCACCTTGTTCCTTTAATAAAATCTTATCTCTTAATTGTATCTTTTCATTTGGACTTACACTTTTAACTGAAGACGACGAAAATGATGAAACGTCAAAAGTATTCTTTGATTTAGGTTTTTTCGATGAAGGGACGGGAACCGCATCAACATCCAATAATTTGTCAAAAGCCTTAATATCGTGAGATAGGAATTCTGCGTCGTTTTTTCTCATAAACTTTAATCTCTCAGTTATGCCATTAATAATATGCAGTGTATTTTCATTATCTTTTCTACCCGATTGCTTGCGAGATGTTTTGCGTATATCATCTTCAATTATTTTAATATCTATTCCATACTGCATAGTCGTATATAATAATTCAATATAAATACGACTATTCTGCTTGATACTCTCGTTCGTTCGTGGATTTATTAGATGATGATTGCTTACCCATAGCTTGCATTCTTCTTCGGTAAAATATGGCATAGTATAATCAATATTCGCAAATTCTGGGTTTTTCATCTCTTCATTATCATACTTCCATTTATCATTCAATGTGTATAATCGAGGTATTTTGTCCCTCTTATATTCCTTAATTTTATCTACTATTTTTTTCCTTAGCAAACTATTAATAAAACAAACATCTTTAACCTTGTTAATGAATAAAGTTGGGGTTTTATCATTTTCATCAAATAAAATTTGCTTCTTATGAATTCTATCATAAAATGCTTCGGTTCCTTCAATTGAATAAATATAAAGGTTGGTATATGGAGATATACTGGGGTCTTTTATCCATATTAGACATTGCTCGTCATTTAATATAACTGACATTTTCAATTGATTATATTCTAATATATTGCATATATATATTATGTATTTATAAAAATAAGTAAATCCAATAAAATCATTATAATTTACCATTTCCAGAATACCCTAAGCTCTTAACATTTGTAGATACTTCGCTTGGGTTCCAAGAGATATATAGCATATTATTGTTGGGGTCTGGTAATGTTTGAACATATAGCCCATTCTTTCTTAAGGAATTTACTATATATTCAATGCAGTCTGTTATCTTATACAATGGTTTTCCAAACATATAATATGGTATCTCATAGAATATATTCATACCGCCAATAGTCGCCGTATGTTTAATCTTTTTATGGCATATCTCTATAATTTTGTCGAATGTCTTGTATTTTGCGTGTTCCTTTTTCTCTTTTAAAGTATATAACTCACTTAATAATATTCTAGGAGGCATTAGTATTCTATATATACATAATTATTATTAGGATTATACTACATATATAACCATTATAATTCCTTTATTATATTCTTTTCCATATCTTCGACAGAAACCATATTATATTTTGCTAATTTGTTATCATTTGTCATAGTTACAGCGATATCTTTGTTAAACCCCCTGTTATACAATGAGGTTATTATGTCATCGTTAATAGCGTAATTATAATATTTTATGTCTGCCATCTTTAATTGATTTTCTTTTAAAGGCTTTCCATAAGGTGTTTTAGCAGCGTCGATAAATGAAGAACCAATCGTCGGGTTAATATAAAATGGCGAGCTATTATTTTTAAATGTAGCCGAATATATATTATTCATATATTTGGTCTCAACCTTTTTATCTAATAATTTAACACCATTAATATACATTTTACACGAAGCCTTATTTATAGATAAAACATTATTACTATCGGCGACCTCTTTCATAACTATAGTAACCATAAACCATTTATTATTAAACTCTATATCATAAATACCAAGCATCTTTTTATTTCGCTCATTCCAATTCTTTGAATTTATTTCGTTGCAACTTTTATACGAGGCGCTTTGCTGGAACGAATCAGACGTATATATATTATTATATTCGACTGCTATCTTTGTTCCATCACCTGATAACCTTACGAGAGGATTTTTAGTTATTATTACAGGATTGTAAGTTTTATTAACATTTGCGCAGTTATAATTGTATTTATCGCTTGCATAAAGGTTCTTCTCTCCTTTTAGGAACAATATGATATCCTTGTCATTTTCTGGTTTTTTAGAGGCAACGCCCAACGTTTCCTGATCAACGAATAACCAAAAATTATAAGAGTATTCTGCGCCACCTTCTTGATTTATAGAGGGCTTGATATTCTTATAATTTAATTGCGATTTATTTTGAGTGCTATATCTTACTTCGCTATTACTAAAATCATAAGTGCCGCTTAATATAGAGACCTCTTTGCGTATATCATTCTCTCCCTGAAACATATTTTGAAGTTCGATTAAATATATATTGTATCCTATATATCCCATTAATAGCAATATAATCAAGGATATGATAACTTGGATTAAAGGGTTTATTTCCATTATTATAATTATTATACCTTATCTATTTTAAATATGGAAATTAAAAAAATTAATTATTCATTAATTAGCGGAGGGACGGGTATCTTATATAAATTCCTTGTATTCTAACTTATAGTATTTAGTTTATAAATTGGGTTTCTTAATCCATAACTGCCAATTCCCATACTTGTCAATAATCCATTGAGCGGACCTTTGTTATATTCTTTGTATATATCATTCTTATTTAAATCATAGTTATATAGCGTGAATTTAGACATTAATCCAGAAAATCCCATCGTATCTACAACTGAATTTAATGCGCTACCACCGACATATAGATTTCCAGTATTCTCAAAATTAAGTTCGTGAAGGTGTAATTTGTTTTTCTTATTATCTTCGAAATCCGATAATTCACCATCAATATAGGTATATACAACACCGCTATTAGCGTCGGATACAACAACAACTACGTGAACCCATCTTTGTATGGGAACATATTTAATAGTTATTCCGCAATTTTTGTCGTTATTTTCATACTTGAGTAATTTATTGACATCTGATATATTATTTAATTTGTCGCCAGTCGGTAATGTATCCTCTTTAGGGGCAAATCGAACGTGTATTTGGTTAGTGGTTTTGTCTAAAAATATATAAGGGGATGCATTTTGGATTTTCTCGTGCTTATCACCGACGTGTGCGATATGCCTGAAATTTCCAGAATATTTATTAATATCATTAATATAAATCCAGAAACCATATGAGCGCTTAATACCATTTGAATTCGTTAAGTTCCTGTTAATTTTAAACTCGGATAATTCATTACATATTATAGGAACTTCAGTGCCCGACACTTCGACCTTTTGTTGATATAGTATATTGTCGGTTATAATGTAGTATAAAGTGTAGCCTACAATTATCGTAATAATAACTAAGAATATTATTAAATAAAATATATTTTCATTAAAGCTTAGCATATTTGTAATAGCAGCCTTCGCATTATCGACGGATACTGCAGCAGCGGCTGCTTTAGCATTATCAGAGAAGGCGGCAGCAGCGGCAGATGCAGAAGCGGATGCTGCAGAGGCTGCTGAAGATACATTTGCAGATGCATTTGTAGCAGCAGAAACGGCAGCATTAGCGGCATTCGCAGCATTCGCAGCAGTATTGCCTGTGGCTGCAGCTATATTATTAGCAGTTGGCGAATTACCTATAGCATTTGACATTGAAGCCATTATACCTCCGTCATTAATGTTTTGGGGCTCTACGTTTTTAGCTGCTTCCATTTATTTTATTTAATTATCTAATTAAAGGAAATAAATTTTCTATTACATAAACTAATATGATAATTTGATAATTGATATAATGGCATATTCTTGATATTGTAGTTATTCTTTATGTTTTTCTTCTGTAGCGATAAATAACTCAACATCTTCGTAAAATTACCAATGTTTGATGTGGCATTATTCTTGTATTTTAATATAGATAGGTAATACACCTTTGATGCGAATAATTCGACGCAAATCTCTATATTCTCCTTGAACATATAATAATCATATATACACATTATATACATAAAACTTTTGTAATATTCATTGTATTTATTTAGCGATATATTGCGATTATTTAAATTTATTATTAAGTTCTCGTGAAACTTCAGAGGTATCATCCAAGGATCTTTAATAAGTATTTTCTTCGTCTGCGACCTATTGAAATTAGTGCTATATAATATATTTATATCGCTCGTGTAATCAATGCTATCGCTATATAATATATCATTGTTATCATTGGTAATATCTCTGAAAAGTTTATTTAAATTACCATTCGAATTAGAGCAAAGTTTATCAATATTATTTGTATCAACATCTTTACTTTGCAATATCTCGGTAATCTCGTCATTGTTTGGCGTTGTTAAAGTATATATGTTGCATACCTTTTTAATGTCCCCTATCTTTTTAATAATATCATTATTTGATACGCATATTATAGGGATATTCTTCAGTTTGTTATCCAGTAATATTCTTAATAATGTTAAGTTAATCGTCTTATCAGAAATGAAAAGCGAATCAAAGTTATCTATGATGATTACTTTCTTCTTAAAATTATTAGTAAGTATTTGGATAAACGAAGATGATGTGGATTTGCATATGATATCTTTCAAATATTGAGAATTATGGCAATTATTATTATCTATTAATGTAATCTCATAATCTAAGTAATTGCATATACTATTTATAGAATAGGATTTGCCGATACTTGTCGGTCCCGCGACAATTATACAACTTTCAGCAGATATCTTAATATCATAATTAAATGTTTGCAGCCATATCAATATGCTACTATATATATTATGGTTGCCACATAAGGTTCTTATAAAACGTTTGTCGATATCGCAAGAAGGTATATTATCTATATCTTCTTTAGTATTATCTAATAGTATCTCAGTATTGTCCGAAGTATCCGTTATATTGTTCAAAATTGTTTTAGATTTCTTCGGTTCTCTCGGTGTTTTAGGCGCTTTAGGCGCTTTAGGGGGTTTAGGTTCTTTGGGAACTCTTGGTGTTTTAGGTGTTCTCGGGGTTTTAGGTTCTTTAGGTGCTTCCTCGCATTGCATATTTAATTATAACAATATAACATTATAACAATAATTTATGTATATATCATTTCAATAATTAGTATTATTAAGTATGATAATATTGCAATGAAAGGGACAAACAATATTAGCGGTAAAATAGTATTTGCTTCGCTATTACTTGTATTAAATCCGAAACATTTCATATTCCCATCGTTATCAAAAAATAGTTTCGGTTGAATAGCAAATAATATTGCAAGTAATATTATGTATATTAAAAGAGTTATGATTTTTCTGGAAAGCATTCTTTATCTATTATTTTAATAAGGAAAGAAAAAAATGAAATCAGTATATATATCTTTGATACTTATATTAATTATAGTAGTCGTTATAATTATTAAATCTATATACATTGTATCTCCAAATAATAAGGAGCATTTTATAAGCAACCCAATAATAATAACAGACAATCTATTAAATGTTAAGGATGCCACTGAGAAAATTGCTACAACACCACCTGACGAAGAATATATATTTGTAGATAGCAGAAATCTCGCGACCATTATAGATAACGTGAAGAGAACCAATGTATTGGATAAGGAAACAATAAATAGCGTAGGTATTCCAGATATAGATGCTATACCGAGCGATGCAAATATACAATTATTAATAGACCCCTATATAAATTATTATATACTAAATAACAAGGCGGTGAGCGGCACTTACAAAGAAGGCATATTTGTTTGCGTTAGCAATAGTGTATTGCGCAAAGAAGATTGTGTATGGGACATCGAAGGCAAGGTAATCGCATATATGTCTATGAGCGATTATTTATTCATTCAAGCATTCATCAAAGGATACAATTTAAATAGTAATAATATATATCTTAAAAAGATTACTGAGCGGGATTTCGAGAATACTGAGAAAATATTTGATTATCTATTCACATATGTAGTATTAAATAGCGAGTATATGAAGTTTATTTTCTTCCAGCGATATTATATTAATGGCTTTAAGGACGTGGATATTCATAGAATTAAAGCATACTACCCATTCATCAAAGAAAACTACAATACAATTAAATATTATTACACAAAGGACGGGGACACTAAAAACAATGACTTGTATTTAAGTTCCGAAACGAGCCTGTTGCCTATTATGAGATATGATATAGTGAGCGCCGTAGAGAACTTTGTATCGCGCTTAGATATGCCTGTGGATTACTTGGAAGCCGTAAAAGAAGATTACGATAAAAGCGATAAAGGTGGTTTCTATGGGTGTTATGGGAATGGCGAGATTACGAATAAGTTTGAATGCGACTCGTATTATAATATCGACGGGACACCAAAGAATTATTATAGTTTTTGGGATAAAAAATGCGAGACCGACGAAGAATGTCCTTATTTTAAATCGAATACCAATTATCCGAATAATAGGGGCGGTTGTATAAAAGGCAATTATTGCGAATTTCCTGTTGGTGTAAAAAGATTGGGTTTTACAAAATATACGGATGTTAATTTAAATACCCCCTTGTGTTATAATTGCGAATATGATGAAAATGGTAAGAAACCCGAGAAGCCTGACTATGTTTTTGAGAATGATTTTGAAGATAGAGAAAAAAATAATTTAAATACAATAATTTCCTTATTAGATTATAGAGACTTATAAGAATAATGAAAAATAATATGAAAAATATGAATAATATGATTGATATTATGATTACTATTATTAAGGTTATATCAGTAATATTAATAATAGTAATCTTCAATATTATCATATATCAATATGTATCTTTAACAATGTCCATAGAGAAACCTGTTAATATCGAAAAGTTCAATCAAAATACTGGAGAGATTAATTATGAAAACCAATTTAAATACAAGCCATATAATATTCGGCTAATGTATGAGAATACTGGCGAATATCCTTGGAATAGGCACACAATAAATTCAAGTATTCCCTATGATGTTAATATAAAAAAGGAGGCGGTCAATGTATATTACTATGAGTTTGATAATAAAACCTATAATGATAAGTTAAAAGAGGTGTTTAAAAGCAAATGCGAAGAACTTATTATAGCAGTTGAAGGGAGTGAATGGGATGACTGGGTTAATCCCAAAATATTGAGCGATAATAGCGAAAAGAACAAGTTGGTATCATATTATGATAAAATATTTGATTTTGTTATTAAAAGATTAAACAGCGATATAATGGATTTGCCAAGTGAAGATAAAAAGCAGAAAATACAAATTGTCCACGATATTATGTTAAGATACCGAAAGCACAAAGTATATCCGTCATATTATATGTTTGACATCGATATGATACTATACCGCGCTGGAAAGTTTCAGGGGAAGCACGTTAAACTGGTGGCAATAACAAATGGAACTATTATTAATGTTATACTTGTGAAAATTGTTGGGGTTGTGTCAGAAGATAATATTGTGATTTACCCATATACCTCCTTTGACAAACTTAATATAACAGAATATCAGCAATTTATTCCTTCGAAATACGGGGTAATTGAAAGCGATACTAAAAATAGTAGCGAGAATACCTTCAATGTTAGCGATGCTTATATGAATAGCGAAATAGAAACTATAATGTATAAAAGGCTTTTAGAAGAGAATATTCCAGAAGATGTAGATATTAGCAATAACAATTTTACTCCTAAATCGGATGAGTTAGTTAAGAAAAATAGATGCATATTATAATTGAAAGAATTGAAAACTTATATAAATATATGATGATATATATTATTATAAAATGAATAAATACGAAACGAACCCTACCATTGTTGCTGAAGAACCGCACGCTGCCTATTACCAGCAACCTCAGTATATCCCTCAACAACCTCAGTATGTTCCCCAGCAGCCTTCATATATTCCTCAGCAACCTCAGTATGTTCCTCAACAACCTTCATATGTTCCCCAGCAACCTCAGTATGTTCCTCAACAACCTCAGTATATCCCTCAACAACCTCAGTATATCCCTCAGCAACCTCAGTATTACCCATATTATTATCCATATTACCAATATCCGCAATATCAATATTATCCAGATGGTTCTTATTGTGAAATCCATTATGTATCTCCGCTAATTGTATCATCATCAAATAGTTCAAATTCATCTTCTAAATCATCACCTCTAACATCTTCGCAACCGCCTCAAACTCAACTATCTTGCTAATAATTACGCAGTCGCGCAAGTAAGATAAGTATCCCCTAATTTATTTTTATAGTAATTATTTGTTATCGCATAACAAATATTTACACCTTTTTTACATTTCAAACGCCGATTTATTGGTAATAATTAACACAAAGAAATATATACTATGTATATAACTAAAAATGATTTTTTATAGTTGCAAAAAAATTAGTCAAAAGGGACATATCAATAAAAACTGCCTTGTAGTAATGAAATTAATAATATAAAAGAAAAAATTGATTTATTTATATCTAAATATTTAGGAGATACTATAAACACCTAAATACAACCTATGACAACAAAACATAAATTAGGGCAATATTTTACAACCCATAATGAACTCAAAGAAAAGGTATTTGAGTTCATCTTAAATAGTCCATCTAATATTTTAGAACCTTCTATAGGACAAGGTGATTTAATTACATTTATTACAGATAAAATACCAAGTATTACATTTGATATGTATGAAATTGATACAAAAATTAAATTATTGGATAAAATACAAAAAGATAAAGTTATTTATGGAGATTTTATGACACAAACAATTACAAAAACATATAAAACCATAGTGGGAAACCCTCCTTATGTTAAAACTAAAAAAGGAAACTTGTATATTTATTTTACTGAAAAATGTTATAATTTACTTGATGATAATGGTGAGTTAATATTTATTGTTCCATCTGATTTTCTTAAATTAACAAGTGCATCTAAATTATTGAATATAATGATGATAAATGGAACATTTACACATATATTTCACCCCCATAATGAAAAAATGTTTGAAAATGCATCTATTGATGTTATTGTGTTTAGATATTGTAAAAATAATTTAATTGAAAAAAAAGTATTATATAATGATAAACCACTTTATATTACAAACAGCAAAGGGCTAATTACTTTTGGAAAAGAAGAAAATAATAATAGTATTATATTTCAAGACCATTTTGATATATGTGTTGGTCTTGTTTCTGGAAAAGAAGAAGTTTATAAAAATGAAAAACTTGGTAATATTGAAGTATTAAATGGTGAAGATAAAATAGATAAATATATATATATTGAAAATTACCCTTGTGAAAATGAAGAAATTAATAAACATTTATCTTATTATAAAAAAGAGCTTATTGAAAGGAGAATAAGAAAATTTAATGAAAATAATTGGTTTGAATGGGGAGCACCAAGAAATATCACTACGATACATACAAATCGTGGTAAAGATTGCATTTATATTAGTAATATAACAAGAAAACCTAATGTAGCATTTTTAGGTAATGTAAATTATTTCGGAGGCGGTTTAATAATGCTTATGCCAAAAAAAATATGTAATTTAAATAATATAGTATCTTATATGAATAGTGATAAATTTAAGGATAATTTTATGTTTTCTGGAAGGTTTAAAATAGGACATCGTTCTTTGTCAAATTCTTATATTCCAAGTGAATATTTATAAATCTAATGTTCGCATATTTGACATAAATGTTTCTTTCCAACTTGGTTTTGATTTTTGTAAGCAATCAATAAATAGTTTAATCTTTTTATAAATGTTTTCATATTTGAATGCCCTATTTTTATCCCAGCAAACTTGAAATGGTAAATTATTTATATTAGGTTTCAATAGTGTTAAGCCTTTTACACTATTGACAATTACATCACTCGCATTTGTTTTATTTAATACTATAAAATAGTAGTCTTTTTTATTATTTGTGTTATATTGTTTAGTTTTTAATTTATTGAAAAGTATATCGCACATCTTACCATTCTCATAAGAAGTAGTGCTATGAATATCTAATAATTCATTAGTATAAGCATATACACACATCGCTAAATTACCAGTGTTATCGCTTGTTATTGTAGTAGTTGTTTTTATATTGATTGGAACCCATCCATAGATATAATCAAATGCTAAAATATCATACCACATTCTAATTTTTGGTTTTTTTATTTTTTTACCAAACTTTTCAATAAGTAGTTTAATTACTACATCTTCATCGATACAACTATTTATTCTACCATCTTCATTTTGTGTTGAAAACTGAAACATTTGTATTTTCAAATATTTTTGAATTTTATACATAATTAAAGGTAATTGTTTTAATCTCAAAACACATCCCCGAAACCATTTTTGAATTTTAATTATAATAATTTTAGTTTTATTACTTGCAAATGATGTGGTTATTGCTTCAATTTGTAAATCCATTTTGAATTATAATACTTATATATTTGTGTATATCATTTTTTATATAGCCGCGCTTATAACTTCTTGAGAACATTGTTATAGAAATATGCTACGAGCGTTTCCCAACGATAATGTTTTAAGATATTCTCGCGTCCTTTTGTGCCGTGTTTATGTGCCAATTCGGGATTACTAAAGTATTTCCAGAATGCCTCTGCAAAATCGTGAGGGTCTGTTATTTCTGCCTTGCCTCCTATTCCAGTCCCTTTATTATCTAAGTATTGGTAAATAGACGACCTGATAGGCGTAGAATTGCTATCTGTTAAATATTCGCGAATACCTCCTACAAAAGAAGATACTTGCGGCTTACCTAAAGCCAAACATTCAAAGATAGTTAATTCAAACCCTCCGCCATTGCAGTTATTGCACCCGACATCGCAGCAATTGTATAATATATTAATCTCTTTATCAGACAATTGCTGAGGGTTCGCTACTTCTATTATAGTATTCTTAACATAATCCAGAGGGACGTTTCTAAACTTAACTTCATTCTCCAATACATCCATTAAATCCCAATAAGCATCAATGCTGGTTCCTACAATTAATTTCACAGGGCGACGCGTATGTTTATTTGTTGTGCTATTACCTTTCTTATTTAATACATTTGCTAAATAGTGCTTCTCTACAAACTCGACCCACGCTATAATTGTATGATCCCAGCATTTGCGAGGCTGGTTTCTATTGAGATTTAAAACAATGAAGGCATCTTCGTCGTAATTAAAGAATGTTCTCGCGATATTTGTTGGTATCGGATAATATATGTTTGTATCAAAGCCGTGAGGGAAACTATACATTGGCATATTCTCGCGTATCCCTAATTTCTTAGCAATATCCATCCAATACGGAGTGAAAGCAACAATCCCGTCAATGTATTTATTTAATAAATTGATATAGTCCTTCTTTTGGTAGGGATACACCTGATCCATATAAGATATTAATTTAAACTTGCTTTTTTGCTTCCCACAATCATTCATTATATTATTGACTAACGCGGACGTAACGACGTTATCATTAAAGATGATGATGACATCTTGAGGATTTTCTTTAATATACTTGCTTATTTCTAATTCACCAAAGCCATTGCGACGAGGATTTTCAGTTGCCATCGCATCGTGTATCTTAACGTTCGGAGGGATATCATTGCGTATCGCATAACTATCTGCGCACTTTATATTTTGGAAACCATAAATTGTTAATTCGATATCATCGTATATCCCTAAATATTTTGAAATATAATAGACAACCTTTGAATATCCGTTGCTGGCACCAATGGGATATGTCCCACATAACATTATTCTCCTCTTACCATTTTTCGAAGGATACCACCAATCATCCGCTAACTGCTCTTTCCCCTTTTGTATTACCTTGCATTCGCTGTTATCCTTGCTTTCTCTGCTTTCCACTATAGTATCATCTCCAACATCGATTGATTTGGAAAATAAATTAGATAATTTTATAGACATTCAATATATATATTATTAATCTTATATAAATCTTATATAAATCTCATCTTATAATAAAAAATGATAAAGAATATATCTTGTATTATTGTATTAATAATATTATAATAATGGATGATACGAATGATACTAATGTTATTAGAGAATACGAAAGAGACGAATACTATTTAAGAGTTTTCTTGAAAAAGATTAAGAATAAGAATGGCACTTATAAAAGGATATGCGCATCACCTCTTCGATATGCGGGAGGCAAAAGCAAAGCGATCGGATTAATCTTAGAAAACCTGCCAAAATTAAAAGAAAAGAAGATTGTTTCGCCATTCTTTGGAGGCGGCTCAGTAGAATTATGTCTTTCGAGTATGTTGGGTATCGACGTTATAGGTTATGATGTCTTTAATATGCTGGCTAATTTTTGGAATGTTTTAATACATCACAAAGATGATTTTATAAATGAGCTTAAGAAATTCGAAATAACGCAAGATGAATTCACGTATAATAGGCACGTTTTATTGAATTACTGGGATAAAATAAAGCCTTCTGATTTACATTATAAAACTAAAAAGAAAGTAGAATTAAGAGATGAAGATTTGACAAAATTAGATAATGATTGTATTAATCAAGCAGTCTATTATTATTATAATATGACATTGTCTTACGGACCAATGTTTCTAGGATGGCCCAGTTCAAATGAAATTAATAAGGAGAAATTCAAGAGAAGAATAGAAAAGATTAAGGATTTAAATTTAATTAACTTGCAGGTAGCCTGTAATTCATTTGAGGATATTTTAGAGAACCACGCAAACGACTTCCTATTTTTAGACCCCCCTTATTATTTAGATGGAGATAGTAAGATGTTCAAAGGGATGTATCCTAATTGCAACTTCGCTATCCATCACAATAACTTTGACCACCTAAAATTAGCCGATATGCTAAAAAAACACGAAGGAGGGTTTATAATGACATATAATAATTGCTCGACTATCCGAGAATTATACGAGGATTGTATTTTCGTGTTCCCTGAATGGCAATATACATACGGGCAAGGTGAAACGCGAATAGGTAAAAATAGACAAGAAAATACAAATAATAATATTAAAGAAAGCCACGAAATAATCATAATAAAATGGGCAAAGTAATGTAATGAAGTAATGTATGGCTTTAATGAGTTTCTACGTGTTCTTTGTAAGCAGTTTTGATATGTTCGGGCCATTTCTCTCCTTTTTCTTGAAAGTTCCATTTAGGATATATACCATATGCTCCTTTATAATCTTCGCGACACAAATCCTCCATAACTTTTATTTGCGGGTATGTTATCTTTTCAACCGAAGATAATAGCCCGTATATTACTATTTTTATTGGCTCTATAAATAGAGCATACACTTGAACACATTTGCCAATATTGATTTGCTCTAATATTAGCATATTTATTCCAAAAGTCCTTATTGACGGCGACCCTGACAAACCTCCTTCATAAAACGCAAATGTATTCTTAATCCCTCCTTTGCATTCTGAAGAGCCTATCTTCCATATCTCATCATCTACAATAATAAAATATATCCGCCCATTCTCTTTTTTCTGTGTTTCTTTGTCGCATACATATTCTAATGCCCATCCTTTCTTAACATTAGAAGAACTGCACGCTTTTATATTTCCGATATGCACTATGTTTTTAACGTCAGCGATTGATATGTTCATTCTTTCTATTTTGTTGCTTGCTAACCGAGTAGTTAGCCTCCTATCATTTTTTTATAATTAGCAATATTTATTGAACATATATATTTACAAAATATCTGTTGCGCTAAATGATAATGGTAAGTGATATTTTTATAAACTATATCGCGATGTGTTAATATATTTATAAATTATATTTATTAAAAGTAGTATTAAAGAATAACTGAAAAACATTAATGAATAATATATTAAATGTTGGATATGGAACTACTAACCCTAAAAAATTAATACATTTAGTTCAAAATAATGTTGCTTTAAGATTGCAGGATATTCGAACATCTGGCGATAGAACAACAAATATAGAGTTTATTAATGGTAATACTGACGTTTTCTCTTCAAATAATTTTGAGACCGATTGGAGAATAGTAAATTCGAATTCGCTTTTTTGTATTCAAAGTGGCACAAGTAATATTATTAGTAATGTTATGAATTTTACGAATTTAGGGTATATAGGTATAGGCACTACAATACCGCGAACTACATTAGATATCATAGGTAATTTAACGATTGATGGAAATATATTGCCTGGCAGTAATACCTATAATCTGGGCTCATATGAAAATAAATGGAAGGACTTGTATTTATCAGGTAGTAGCATATATTTAGACAATCTAATTATATCAAGAGATGCGACATCCAACATAGATATTAAGGATACAACAGGGGCTTACAAAAATATCAATCTAAATTCTGTGCAACTGAACAATCAAAGCAAACAAATAACATTAGGTATCGATGAGAACGGCAATATAACATATACGGATAGTTCAAATGTAGTATCTTTTGCTATTACAACCACCAGCGTTACTTCGGCAAATTTAGATACGTCAATCTTAAATGTGGATAAGGGAGGTACTGGCGTAGGTTCATTAGCGGTCGGGCAGTTATTGGTAGGTAATGGGACAAATGATGTATTACAGAATAGTAATTTGAAATGGGATAATAGTAATGGTAGATTGGGAGTTGGAACAAGTAATCCTTCTTCGAAATTAGAAGTATATGACGGAGATATTAAATTAAATACAAATTGGGTGAATGGCGCTACTATGAATTTATATGGCAATAGTAGTAATAAAAGGCTGGAGTTCTCTTATAATGATGGGACTGCCATATATGATAATAATAAAATTAGATATTTTACTGGGTCGCCGCATATTGAAAGGATGGTAATTGCAACTAATGGTAATATTGGTATCGGGACTGATGCGCCTTTACAGAAGTTGCACGTAGTTAGTTCTAATAATAATTTAGTGAGAATTGAAACGGATACAAATGCATCGTCGCAAGTTTCTGGTATTGAGTTTGGAATACCTTCATATTCTTCGGAGACAAGAAGCAAAATAACGTCAACTACTTATGCTGGAGATGCAAGCGATATTCAATTTCATACGTCTTCTGGTATTTCTTCATCTGCCGCAAGATTGACAATAGATATCAATGGTAATGTTGGAATAGGCACTTCCGTAAATTTAGCAGATAAATTAAATGTAAATGGGACAATAAGCGCTACATTATTTTCGGGTAAAGGAGATAATTTAGTAGATATCCCTATATCGGGTATTACTGCATTACAAACAACGCTGGATACTAATGATTTGAATGCAAGCAACTACATTCTACATACAAGCAATGTTATCTCGAAAAGGATTACTGATTTAACTACGGATATGATTTATGAAGACCTAAGTGCTGCAAACAAATTTATAGTAAATAATAGATATAATAATAATCTCTTAGTGAATGGGGATTTAACTATTAACTCTAACTTAATAGTTCTCGGTGAAAGCACGACATTAGAAACCATTGTATATACAACTGAAAGAATGGAAGTAGTAAATGCGGATGTTAATTCTATCGCTTTAATGGTTCAACAGAAGGATAGCAACACCGCTATATTAGTAGCCTCTAATCTAACTACAAACGTCTTTACTATTGCTAATAATGGAGATGTACATATTGTTGGTAATTATAAAAAAAATAACAGGGATGTTATTGATGATACGAGCAATTACGTGTTGGCTACAAGCAACATCTTAGTGACTAAAGCGGACTTCAATGATTACAATAGTAGTAATTACATCCTTGCTACAAGCAACATCTTAGTAGCTAAAGCGAACTTTAATGATAGCAATAGTAGTAATTACATCCTTGCTACAAGCAACATCTTAGTAGCCAAAGCGGACTTCAATGATTACAATAGTAGTAATTACGTATTAGAGACGAGTAATATCTTAGTTGCTAAAGCAGACTTCAATGATTACAATAGCAGCAACTATGTATTGGCAACAAGTAATATCTTAATAACCAAAGCAGACTTCAATGATTACAATAGTAGTAATTATATTGTAGCAACAAGCAACATCTTAGTAGCCAAAGCGGACTTCAATGATTTGAATGCAAGTAATTACATTGTAGCAACAAGCAACATCTTAGTGACTAAAGCGAACTTTAATGATTTGAATGCAAGTAATTACATTGTAGCAACAAGCAACATCTTA